GTAAGGGAACCGCTTTCTTCACTCAAAGACAAGAACATTCCGTTTAATTTTGAAGACCCGGAAGAGCTTAAGAAGATTCGATATTGGGCACGCATGTTTTATGCTACCCACGATCTTGTGCCTTTACTTGTGGATATTTATTCAACTTTCCCTACCGCTGGCCTAGAGTTTGTGTGTAAAGATGATGATATTGCGGAGTTTTACCGTGATATGTTCATGGATCCGGAAAAACTCAATTACGAAAACTTCCTCAAAGAAATTGGAAAAGAGTTCTTTATTTCCGGTGAATGCACCATTCTAGGGCACTTTGATGAAGTCAATGGTGTTTGGGAAAGCGAAGAGATTCTAAACCCGGATAATGTTATTGTCTCCCGATCCCATTTTTCTTCAGACGAGCAGGTTCTGCTTGACGTTTCACCTATAGTTGAAGACCTGAAGTCGAACAGCCTTGAAACTTCAACTAAGGTTCGCAAAGACAAGCAAGAGCAAATGAAGATGTTGGAGCATTTCTACCCGGAAATTATTGATGCTGCAACATCTGGTGATGGTCTGGAATTATCCCCTGATTTGGTTTCCCGTATGGCTAATAAGATTAGCCCGTGGGACTTGCGGGGTACTCCACATATGCTTAGGTCTTTCCAAACACTCATGTTGGAAGAGTCGCTTAATGCCGCACAGGACGCTGTTGCAGACCGTCTGTACTCACCGTTTATCCTTGGCAATTTGGGTATTAAGGATATTGATGGCACTGGTGTACCGTGGGTTCCTACTCAGGAAGAGCTGAATAACGTTCGAGACTTGATGCAACAGGCGCTCGCAGCCGATTTTAGGATGCTCATTCACCACTTTGGTTTTGATATTAAATCTGTTTTTGGCCGTGAGTCTGTTCCGCGTTTTGATCAAGACTTTGACCGAATCACTAAGAAGCTTTTGCAGGCATGGGGTATTGGTGAGTCGCTTATTTCCGGTTCTTCCGGCGGCCCCTATGCTTCTAGCGCTTTGAACCGTGAGTTTGTCACGCAGATGATGACTAATTTCCAGCAACATATTAAAACTCACATGAAGAAGCGAATGAAGATTGTTGCGGAAGTTCAAGGCCACTATGACTATGAGGAAATTGATGGGCAGAAGCAATACATCACTGAAAGTGTTCTGAGGAAGAATCCTGAGACTGGTGAGATTGAAGAGGTTCAGGAATATGTTCTTCTTATCCCTGAAGTTCGTTTTGCTACCTTGAACTTGCGTGATGAGGCACAAGAGCGTCAATTCCTGTTGCAACTCAAAGCAGCCGGGGTTCCTATTTCCGACAAAGCGCTTGCTGTTAATCTTCCTGTTGACATGGATGAAGAACAGGATTCCATTTTTGATGAAACGGTCAAAAAGTATCTGAGTGAGGCTACAGCAAAGAAGAGGGCTTTGGAGGTTCTTAAAGAAAAAGGGCTGCCTGTTCCCCCTGAACTTGCCGCGTACTTTATGCAGTCTGAACAGTCCATGATGCAAATCAAACAAATGGAGTATCAGCGCGAGATGATGAATAGCCAAGAGGCACAAGGCATCAACCCAGCTGAGACAATGGATTTTGTTAACCGTGGTGGTCGTCCATCTACCACTACGCCACAAGACGGACCACAAAAAGTCCGCCCTGATATCTCTAATGGTGGTTCAGACTACGGTCCCGGCGATGCTATGCGAGCAATGGAGTCAGACGAAATGCGATTTGAGATGCCGAAAACTTCAAGCATTGACCAGTCTTTGATCAATTTCATTATGATGAAGACTAACCGTCCGTTCAGTGATATTGAATACGATGAATATCTTGATGCTAAATACGACGGCAATGAAAATTGGAAATCCTACTATGGAATCACCTTTGAGGAATTAGAGGAAATTCTTTCGGAAATTCAGTAGACAGAAACACTTAAACTCCTTATATTTAAGCCATTAATAGGTAGAAAATATAAGGAGTTTTCATGCAAAAAGTACTCACTCAATATGGTGAAGGATTCGTTTTAGAAAAAGATGATTCTGGTCGCCATGTTAGTTACCTAGTGTCTGGACCCGGTTTTAAAACATGGGTTGCGGCTAGTGATATGCCCATTGGGTTTAATGATGAAGAAATTTCCGAGCCAAAACCTAATCCAGAGCACGAGCTTCCCTACACAGTTGATCCTGAAACTGATGATTTTTGGGGCTTCTCAACCATCGTTCCTGATGAAGAAGACGTAGAGGTTAATGAGGAGCGTTTAGAGCCGTCACGCCCGCTTGATATTGAGATTGAAACTGAAGAGAAGATAGACCCTGACAGTGATAAGGGTAAGATGCTGCGTGACCCGGAAGGTTTTGTAGAGGAATTTCATTTTAGCCATGCAGGAAACGTTAACCCGAAGGTTGCGGCCTTTATTGAGCTTTGTGAACAAAATGAAGAGTTCCGCGAGGCAGCTTGGAAAGATGTTCAGGCTAAAGCTGCGAGGTTGCGCCGTGAATCTAAAGTCTCTCCTATCGAGGTCACCCCTAGAGCTATTTTTGCCAATGTTACCGGTGACAACGGTACATATTCTACTGTTGTGGTTCGTGGTGGTGCAGTCATTGGAGCTGGGAATGTTACAGAGTGGTCTTGCACTTGCGAGTGGGGTAAACATGCTTTTGTTCGTAAACACACTTATGTTGGCCGTCTTTGCTCTCATGCTTACGCCGCTTATTTAGAGCTGCAAAAGCTTCAGAAACTGGATACCAATAAGGATATTCAGAAAAACCGTAAGCGTAAGCGTGACGTTCGCCCGTACTACCAGAAGCCCGCTTCACTTGATGTTAACTACATTGAGGAACAGGATGATCATTGGGTGGAAGACCTTGATGAGTTTGGTGAGGGTGAAGAGACTTCTACTATTCTGATTAATGGCCATGAGGCTAACTACCCTGATGAAATTGAATTGGATGATGCATTGCAGCATCAGCCGTTCTCCGGCTCTGGACCAGCCCCAATTGGTGTATCTAACCAGTCAGCTGGATTTGGCTTCATGCGTAAAATGGAGGATATTCTAGAGGATTTGGGTAGTGATGTAGTTCCAGTGGATGAACATAGTCATAGCAAAGAAGCTGGCCGTAAATTCACCCGTGCAGAGCAAATTCAGCTAATTAATGAAGCTAACTCTGATGAAGAGATTCTTTCACGTCTCTGGCTGGACGGTACCCATTATGTCCGATAAGAATATTGTTTCCAAACACAAAGTATCTAACGTTGGCTCCATTGACCTAGATGGATTTGATCTTCTACCTGGTTGGCAACCTACCCCAGGTAAGATTTACACGACAACACGGGCTATTTCTTCCCGAGTGAACCAGAACTTTGATGCGTGGCCGTCTAGTGAACTTAAAAAGGCTTACAAAACCTTTTTAGGCAAGCCTGTTTTCGTTAACCATGTTAATGATGACCCCACGAAAGCCCGTGGCGTTGTTGTTGCTTGTCGTTTTGTTGAAGACGGTAAAGATAAGTACATCGAAGTCATTCAGGAAGTCGATGCAGAGAAATTCCCTTTGCTTGCAAAAGAACTCATTGAAGGTGGATTAGACTCTGTTTCTATGGGGTGTGAAGCCCGCCGTTCTGTTTGTTCCATTTGCGGCAATGAGTCGAGCAACGTTTTTGACATGTGCGATCATGTTTTGAATTACAAGGGAACTAAGATTAACGGCAAGCTTGTCTATGAGACTTGCTATGATTTGGGTTTCTTTGAGTTGTCTTATGTTTTTGACCCCGCTGATGAGACCGCTTTGATATCAAAAGTTGTTACGGCATCTGATGAATTCTCTGAGGAGATTTCTGAGGAAGAGAAACAAGAAATGGATAACATTGATGATTTTTACACAATTTACCGGTACATAGAGAATTACTATCCACTTAACCCGGAAATTGTTAGCGAATCATTCTGTTTTTCTCCGCGTGGTGACGGCATTACTTTCCAGGTTGCTTTGGTCAACAGGGATATTGTTATTTCCGACCATGAGGGTAATCAGTTCCTTGTGCCTGAAAAACTTCCTTTTGAGAAAAAGCTTGAATACATCACTTTTAAATTCCCTAAACTTCATAAAGAAAGGTACGGCTGGTGACAACTAAGGTAGCTAAACTTGATTTGGGTGAAGAACTTAAGTTCGTTTACTTTTGGTTTGATGTAGAACCTGGTATGATTAAGCACCCGTCAGCCAATATCATGTACGATACTGTTAACCACCAGGCAATTGATTCAGTTACCGGTGAGTTTATTCAGATTGTCGGAGGAACTACAGAGGAGCAAGCACTTTTTCTCACGAATGAAGCGCCTACTATCCAAATGAATCAGGCAATAGAGCACATCAGTATTAAAATTGAATCCGGTAAGATTACTTTGGCAACAAAACGAGGTGAAAAGGAATTCACTATTCCTGAAAATCTTGTTGCCCGCGATGTTTCCAAGTCAATCTTTTCCGCATTTGAAGCACTTCATGATGTTAATCATAAAGATGTAATTAGTGAAGAAACAAAAAGCGAGGTTGAAAATATGAGTGATGTTTACAATCAGGGTGACCAGGAAGATGCTTTCATCGCTGATACCCCTGTAGCTGAACCATTCGAGGACGGTGTTCTCGAAGATGTTCAATCCCAGGAAGATGCTTTGATCGAATATCACGCTTCCGATGACTCCACTGATAGTGATTCCCACAAGGAAGACACTGAGGATGAAGCCAAGGATGCCCTTGATGAGGCATATGAAGTTTATGATCACAGTGACGATTCTGACGATGACTCCCACACTGCTTCCACTGAGGATGAGGGTCTTTCCGCTGGTGAGTTCACTGGTGAAGTACCGGATGCCGTTGTAGATGAACTTGTTGAGGATGTTCAGGACGCTTCCGCAGAGGTTGCAGAGCTTCAGGAAGAAATTGCCATTCTTGAAGATGAACTTAAGGAAGTTAAGGCTGCTTTACGTAAAGAACGTATTGCTAATAAGCGCCTGAAGGCCGCTTTTAAGAAGCAAGCTAGCCCCCTGGATGATGTTCCAGAGACCCCTAGCGTTGATGTTACCGCCCCTGTTCAGCATGACGATGTGACCGCACACCCCACGGGAACAGAGTTTGATCACAACAATGGTGAAGACATCAAGGAATTCCAAGAGGAAACCAATGTGACTATGGCCCCGGGTGATGAGCCACTAAAGACCGCATCTGAACTTGATGCCCTGAAACTGGCCGAACTTCAGATTGATCATGGTCTGGCTTCCGGTTCCAAGTGGGAACTTGCCGTTTCCCTTTCAAAAGAATCTGCATTGTTTGTTGAAACCCAAATCCGCGCGCTTGAAGCCATGCCGAAGAAGCAGGCTGAAGTCCGTGTAGTGAAGAAGGCTAGTGCACAGTCTAAGCCGAATATGCGGTTTAGTGGTAATTCCAGCAATTTCACTATCCCCGATCACATGGTTTTCATCTAAATAGTAATTAATATTTGAATGAGAGGATACAATTAATATGTTTATGCCCCCGGTTACTAATCCGAATCAGCAGCGCACGCTGGCCCCGCTTTACGCTACCACGCAGGCTACCCCTTACGCTGGTTTCCTTGATCCAGAGTTCCTGAAGAACCCCACTGTTGATATTCTTCCGGGTACTGTTATGTACCGCAAGAAGGGTGAAGTTTTTGCTCCCCTTACTGGTGCTGTTAAGGGCACTGCTAAGGCTTTCGGTCTTTCTGCTTTGTTTGTTGCACCTAAGATGCGTATTGACGAAGTGAGCGGCACTGGTTCTAACATGTTCTCTGTTTGGGTTGGCGGAAATGATTCTCTATTTGAGATTCTTGCCCCGGCTTTCGACACCACTGCTTCCTACACTCTGAAAGAGGATGGTTCCAAGCAGTATCTGACTGCTAATGATGAGGGCCGTCTTACCACAACGGGTGCTACCAAAGAAAACGCTGTGGCAGAGCTGATTGACGTTATCAGCACGAACCGCATTGTCGTTCGTCTGGGTGTTTCCTAATCAAAAGTAAGCCATAAGTAAACAGTTAACTATTTTAGAAAAAGGATTTTAGTTTCATGACTGAAGGTTTGATGCGTTTTGCAAAGTCCAGCCAGGACTACGCTAACGAAATTGCCGCTGCTTACAAGCGCATGGGCGGCCGTAAACTCACCGCTTCCGAGAAATCCAATGCTCTGAAGAAGATGTACGCGAATGGGTCCGGTGTTCTGAAGATCGGAAAATCCATGATTGGGCCTATCCAACTGAAGTTGCGTTATCAGGGTATTGTTCGCAACGTTCTTCTTGAAGATGCTTTGGAGCCAGGTGTTCCGGTTCAGTACGACGTTCTTGACCAGTGGGGCCAGGCTTATATCCTGCATTCCACTGATGGTGAAGTAAAGGTCAAGATGTTTGAGGCAAAGCGTGTGCAGGTTGACCTGTTCCGCATTGCTGCTTTCCCGAAGGTTCGTAAAGAAGATGTGTGGATGGCCCGCGCAAATGTTGTTGAGTACGCTCAGGAAGAGTCTAAAGAAGCTATTATGAAGCTTGAAGACTCGCGCCTTGTTACTCTGTTGGAAGGTGCTATTTCGCAGTTCCAGGCTAACAACCCGGATGCTCGTACTGGTGGTGCTTTGCCGAACGAAATTACCATCGCTTCCGACTACATTACCGCTAACGATCTGTACTCCGCTGTTTCTATCCCGGATACCCGTCAGCTGGATTCTTCCCGCATTCTGTGTAATACCCGTGATTACCGTGACTTCTACCGCTGGGAAATCAACCAAACTGGTTGGGCATTCAAAGATAACGTTGTTGCTGGTGAAACTATCACCACTTTCGGTGAATTCCAGATTGGTAAATCCCCAATCATTCCTGCTGGCACAATGTATCTTACCCCGGCACCTGAATTCCTGGGAGTTATGCCGGTGATGTACTCACTGGATGTGGAGGAAAACAACAAGGTTGAAGACTTCCATTACGGATGGGTTATGGATGAACTTATTGGCATGGCTATTCTCAACGCCGCTGGTATTGTGGCTCTGCGTAAGAGCTAGTTAGTTACAACCAACTAAGATTTGCCCCGTCACACGGCGGGGTTTTTCTTACGCCTATGATCTTGACTTTTGATCATGCATGTGGTAAGATGAAAACATGACTAAAAAGAGGCCACTGTTTTCAGATGAAAATAAAGTAAAAGAATTAATTAAAATGTACACTGGTGGGGCATCACTGCGTGATTGTGCCGCACACTTTGGGTGCTCTACCCCAACGATCTCAACTGCGCTCAAAGATAATAATATTCCAAAACACAAGACTGGAACTAACCTTAAGCCAAAGAAGAAGGCAATCTCCATCGATACTGAAGAGCTTACTTCGCTTTGGGAGACAATGAGCCAACAGGAAATTGCAAAACACTTTGGTGTTTCCGTTGATACTATTGTTGATCGGGCAAAAACGCTTGGGTTATCCCGTGACCATTCGTTGCGCAACAAAATTCGACATCAAACAAATGTTGAAAAGAATGGCGCTGACTATCAGAAAAAGAAGTATGAAAAGTACAAGAAGACTATGGAGGAAATCTATGGCCGTGAAAACTTCTTCTCTGGTGAAGAAGGCTCCAACGCTGTTAAAGATGCACTAGTAGAAAAATATGGCGTAGAAAACTCAGCGCATATTGACGGTGTTCTTGAAAAGAGAAGTGAGACTTTCCATGACAACATCTCTTCCTTAACAAATAAAGAGCGAGAAGAACTGTCTAAGGCCCGCGCAGAACGAGCAAAAAAGGCATATGAAAAACAAGTTGAAAAACTTGGACGGCACCCTGCTCAATACTATTGGTCTGAGTTCGCACTTGATATTTTATCGTCAAAAGAAAAACTTGAAAATTACATTACCAAAAATGGTTATGTAAAAATTCAGGCGATTGCTGATTCTCTTGGCGTTGGATATTCTACTGTTCAGTGGAGGCTTCATAATTTTGGTATTTTCCACCTTGTTAAATGCAAAACAACTTCCCGCTTTGAAGTAGAACTAAAACAGATACTAGAGGAAATTTCCGGCAAGGAATTCAACAAAACCCGTAAAGCTATCTACCCCAAAGAAATCGATCTGTATAATGATGAATTAAAGTTCGGGGTTGAATTTAACGGCACTTTCTGGCATTCAGTGCAGTATGAGAAGTGTGAGGATGGGGTTTACCGGCCTAAGAAGGAATGCCGCCTGCATACTTACCATCGTGACAAGTCTTTTGATGCTGAAAAGAACGGCATTTTTATTTTTCACGTGTTTGAACATCAGTGGACCGACCCGGATGTTAAGCCTAAGATTATTTCGCAGTTGCGGAATCTTTTGGGTAAGAATGAAAATAAGGTGTATGCCCGCAAGTGTGTTGTTGATTTGAATGTTCCGGCATCTGAATCCATGCGGTTTCTTCAGGAAAACCATGTGCAGGGTGCTTTGAGTGCGTCTGTTAAAATTGGTTTACGTCACTGTGATGAATTAGTTGCACTCATGACGTTCCGCAAAAATAATGTTGGTGACTGGGAGTTATCCCGTTTTTGCAACAAAACGAATATGAATGTTGTTGGTGGGGCCTCCCGATTGTTTAAGGCTTTTGTTATGGAATATAACCCGAAAGAAGTATTTTCGTATAGTGATATTGCCCGCACCCGTGGCACCATGTATGAGAATCTTGGATTTAAGTTTGTTAAGTTTACTCAACCTAACTATTGGTGGATTAATATTTTTAGTGAGTTCTACATTCCGCGTTACCGTACACAAATGCCTAATGAGACTCAGATTATGTCTGATGGTGGTCATGTGAAGATGTTTGACTGTGGTTCCCGGAAGTGGGTGTGGAACAGGTGATTTGACAACTTTCAAAACTTGTGCTAACATGTTGTTATAACATTCAAAAAAAGATTGGAGTAACAACAGTGAGCCGCAAAAAAGAAGATTACCAGCTTCCAAAGCACAATGTTTTGGAGGAAACAATTAATCACCTTATTGATGAATATAATTCCGGTGTTAGCAAAAGAGAACTACAAAAACGATACGGTGTTTCACGGGCAAACTTGGAGGGAATTTTCTCTCGCAATAAGGATAAGATTAAAACATCACGCCCTACTGAAACACACCAACAGATTATTGATCTTGCAGAACAAGGCTTTATGTCCTACGAAATCTGCAAAAAACTTAACATCTCTAACCAGCTCCTAGAGTACTACAAGAAGCGATACAATATTGAGCTGGTTGCCCCTAAGTTCGGCAAGAAACTCCCGCAAGATAAGATTGATAAGGCCCGCGAGCTTTATCATGAAGGGGAAAGCATGAAAGCAATTTCCCGGATTGTTGGCCGATCATACAAAACTATTATCAACTGGCGTACACGTTTCAATTGGGAAAGAAAAGAAGAAAATGATAATCGAGCTGAAGAAAATAACAACAACGAACAGTGAAGAATACACTCTAGCAATTGGGAACTTGCGGGGTCAATACTATTGGAAGTTGCGCGAACTAAACCCATTCACCAAACAGCTAGAGGTTGTGAAGGCTTCCAATGGATTCACCACATTCGGTAGTGCAGAGCATGATTACAAAAATTGGGTTAAACTGCATCTTTCTGAATTTTGGGATGAGCAACCAATAGTAGAAAACACGTAGTGGAACTTTACTTTTCCACCGTGTTATGTTATCGTTAATAGTTGCCGTGAACCAGCGGTACCCAGCCTCAATCCCAACAAGAATCTTGATGGTGATTGGCGCTACCGACTATTATTTGGAGGATTATATGAGCGTTTTTTCCGAGGCACTTTCCGGCTACGTCGCACAGCTTCAGAAGGCTCGCACGGAAATCACCGGCAAGGTTGCCGAGCTGACCGCCCGTGTTACCGAGCTTGAGGCCCGTGACACCATCACTGGCGATGACCTGGCAGCCCTGGCTACCATTAAGGAAATCGCACAGTCTCTTGATGACATTGTGCCTGATGCACCTGCTGCTGTTGTTGAGGAAACTCACGACAATGGTGATGCTGCTATCGCTGAAGAGCTTCCTGAGGCTCCGGTTGATGCCTTGACCCCTGCTGTTGAGGATGTTCCTGCTGCTGAAGTTCCTGCTGAGGAAACCCCGGCTGCTCCTGCTGAGGAAACCCCGGCTGCTCCTGCTGCCCCGACTGAGGAAGCTCCTGTAGCTCCTGTTGAAAATGGCGATGAGGCTATTGTTTCTCCCGTTAATGCTGAAGATGCAGTGGTTGCACCCACCGAGTAATAACTATTAATAGGTGCAGTAACAACTGCGTTCCTATTGTTAGTGGGTGGATGAGGCCCCCTGGTTTATTCCGGGGGGTTTCTTTTTATTTTCTTTTGTGTTACAATTTTGTTTATGTTCTTAATGGAAGGTTTTTCTGATGTTGTTTATTGATAAAAACAAGTTTGTGGAAGTATGCGAGTCTGTTTCGGGGTCGGTTCATTATTTCGGTGATGAACTTAATATCGTTTATGATATTGATAAGGTTTCTGCCTTTGATATTGTGAAGCAGGTTTATGACGCGGTTCTGAATGAATATGATGAAGACTTCACTGATTTTCTGAATTCCGTTAATTTTGTGAAGTTCAATTCCACGGTTGTTCGCATTGTTGGTGTGAATGTTGATGGCTATGATGATCTTTACGTAGTTTCTGATGATGAGGAAGCGTCTGAAGATTTTGAGTATGATCTTAGTGAAGAAGCTTTCTATGATGAGGATATCGAAACCGAGGAAGAACTTGACTTCTCACATATCGTAAATAGCGTTGATTTTGTTGAGCCTACCCGGATTACCGAAAGCCAGTACCGTATCGGCGGGTATTTCGATATTATCCTAGATGTTTTTGATTCCCGCCCTGGAATCACTAACCAGGAAGTTGCCAACATGTTTGGTATCTCCAAGGGTATTGTCAGCAAAATCCATAACGGCAACAAGAAGACTGTAGTCACTGCTAACACACTTGAAAGCATCAAAAACTCTATCTAAGGAAAACCATGAGCCTTATTAAACTAAATGCCGCGCTTAATCACGAGGGCCACATCATGGCCAAAAACAACACTCGCCGTCAAGTAAACATCGAGCATAGTGGTGAGCGTGTAGAGCTTGCCCCGGCTGAACGCGATGGTTCCATTCAAGTTATCACCAAACCAATGGCCATGCTCAAAGGTGTCCGTAAGATGGTGAGCACCGGCGAACTTGAAGTAGACATCATGGAGAACATGACCAAACTGATGGAAGACTTCTCACAAGATGGTCAAGCCATTAAAGAGTTTGCTAGCAACAATAATGTTCCGAAAGTTGAAGTGAGCACAGATGAGGGTTCGCTTTATGAACGTACTTGTTTGGTGACTGGCCGTAAGGTTTTCCAGACAAAAGAACAGGTGCGTAATGGTGAACCTCCGCTTGATAATTCTGTTGCCCATATGAGTGATCAATTTATTGCCCAAAAGGTTTCGGAAGATGAAAAAGGGTTCCCGACCTATCAGTTCTTCCGCAAAGTTTAATAAATAGACGACAGTAAGGAATTTTTATGACTACAGAGGCTCCAAAACAAGCCCGTGGACGTGGGCGCAAGCCTAAAAATGCACCCGCTGATGTTGCGCAACCAATCAATGATGAAGAGTCCCTGAAGGCTACTTCCGAACTTGCTTCCGAGTTTGAGGCAGCCGCAACGGCAACCGCTGGTTCAGAATCCCCGCTTTTTCTGACTTCTAGCATCCGGGTTGACCAGCCGCAAGTTGAAATCTACTCCCATATGGCTTCTTACCCCACAAAGATTAAGAAGTCTCATGATAAATCCCAACAGATTGTTTCTGGTAACAAAAAAGCGGATTAAGTTCTTCATTTAAAGGAATATCCCACAGTCTGACTTTTAATAGTTGGACGTGGGATTTTTCTATTTTTGGAGAACAATTGAGTAAAGACTATAGCGATATTAATACTCAACAGTTGGGAACAGCCCCGGTTTATGGTGGTTATCCTAGCCGTTTTGAGGTGAAACCTGATTTGCCTAAAGGGGCCGGGGTTAAGGTTGAGGAGGTTGTGAAAGCGATTCTCCCGCGTATTCCAGCCCCTAAGCCCATCACGCAGGAACAAATCAACCAAATCACCAGTGACGCTGTTTCACGGGCAACTAGCGCCGCTAATAGCCAGCTGACTAACGAACTTAATTACGTTAACCGGAACGTTGATTCAAAGGTTCGTCAAGTTCGTGAAGAGGCAGAGGCGCTTATCACTGATGTTAAAGCATCTGTTAATAAGGAAATCAAAACTCAGATTGATGCCATTCCTAAAGTTGATGGTGTTTCCCCAGAAAAACTTAACCAAACAGTCACCAAAACTGTTACAGACTATTTCAAAGCTAACCCAATTAAGAGTGGGGTAACTCAGGCTGAAGTTCAAAATGTTGTTGCCGCAACCGTTGGCAATGAGATTGGCAAGCAGGTATCCGCTGAAGTCACGCGGCAAATCAACAATGGTATCGCCGCTACTGGTGACGCTATGGTTAAGCGTGTTGTTCCTCAAACGGGTGTTGATATCACCGCAGAACTTCAGAAAGCTATTGATGATAAAACTATCCGGGTTATTGAACTTCCCGCTGGCGAATGGGAGTTGTCTAACTCAGTTAACCTTAATAACATGGGCGGGAAGGTTATTAAAGGTCAAGGTGAGGCCACCATTTTGAAGATGAAACAGGGCACTAATAAACCTGGATTTTTATCTTATTCCTATGCGAATTTGTCTAACGCTACATTCTCTGATTTTCAAGTAGATATGAACTGGTCTCAGGGGGACTCTAACGTTAGTGGCTTCCAAATGACTAACGCGAGTTTCATCACCTGGAACAACGTTGGCGTGCGTAATTCCGGTGGCAATGGTTTTGTTTTGCAGGGCTATGTTACTAAAGACAAGGCCACTGGTAACGGTACTTCCGATTGTCGTTTGATTCAATGCACAGTTCATCGCGCCGGTCTTGTTCAAAACCCTGTTGAAAAAGGTGCATCTGGTTTTGGTATCCTAATTAAGGATGAGTCTTTGCGGAACCAGGTTATCAACTGTGTTGTTCGTGAAGTTTCTTGTGGCATGGGTATTGGTGGCACTGACTCTATCAATGACAAGTTCACTGGTACGGCACGTCAAGGTGCTCCGAAAGATACTTTGGTTTCCGGTAACCTTGTTGTTATGGCCGATAATCACGATATCGCGTATGAGCCTTGTGGTTTCACTGAGCCTTGTGCCCGCACCAACGTGATTGGCAATATTCTTCCTGTTTCCAAGGACAATGGTATCTCAATTGGCCGTCAATCTGTTGTTGCCAACAATGTGATCGGGGAAACTTGGAACCACGGCGTTGCTTGCTCTGGCCCCGGAACCAAAATCTCCAACAATGAGATTTGGAATGTGGGCATTGAGAACTCTACCCGATTGAAGGATTCCCCGGTTGCATGGGCCGCCGTTGCCCTTGAAGACCCTGTAGGATGTATTGTTATTGGAAACACCTACTCGCAGGATAAGCCAGAGGCTTCTTGTGACCACATGATCAAGGTCGTTATCAAGAAGGGCACACCTATTTCTTCAATTGGCGGTAACCAGTTCACCGGCAACACTGCACAGGCAGGGACCATCAAGAAACAGTTCATGTTCAACGTGAATATCAATCCGCTCATGCCGGATGTTGTTGTTTCTGAAAGCGAAACAGAGAATCTGAAGAAGCTTGTTTCTGAGCAGAAAATTCTTGACCCGTTGCGCTGGGTTGACCCAACAAAGCGTTTTGTTTCTCCGATTACTTCTTGGCGTACTTTAACTTCCGCACCTAGCGCGGATTGGGCTAGTTTCTTTGGCAAGGCTAGTGACACTATCCCGTTTGGTTTGATTAACCCGAATAATGGTCCTGGAACGTCACGTGACACTAATCAGGTTAATATTGTTAAGAAGATTCGTTCTTTCAACAAGCCTGTGTTTGGTTTTGTTCAAACAATGACTACCATCACACCTGAAAAGCAAATGCGCCCCAAAGCGGATATCATTGCTGACTGCAAAAAGTATGTAGAATACTATGGTGTTGACGGTGTTTATTTTGACAACTTTATTACTGGTTGGCCGCAAAATGAACGTCCTATGGTGGAAATTTTCCAGTCTATCTACAATGAGTTGAAGACTGCTTTTGGCAAAGGATTCACTATTGTTGGCAACTCAGCATCGCAAACGATTGAGTCTGTGCTGAAGGCTTGTGATATTGTTGTTTCTTTCAATGGTACCGCTACAGCTTATTTGGCTGCGAACGTTGCCCCCGATCACTACAAGAGTCAACCCCCGAACCGGTTCATTCACATTGTTCACAGTGTTGAGAATGAGGAACAGGGGAGAAAGGTTCTAGCCAAAGCGGAATCCTCCAACGTTGCTACCGTGTTGTTGTCTAATCAACCTTACAGTGGTGGTGCTGGGTTGAACAACAATCTTTCCTCACCATTGCCAGTGTCTTGGATGATCGACATGCAGGCAGACTGGTCTAGGCGGGCACTGTATCCTGCTAAGATTTTCAGCTACTCTGCGTAGGTCTTGACAAACCGGCTGGTTGTGTGGTAATTTTTCCTATGTCCACTCTGTACATAGCATAGGAGAAAGAATCGTATGGACCAGCCGGTTTTTCATGCAACCAACTGGAACGCCATTGAAGACCCGAAAGACAAAGAGGTGTGGGACCGTCTCACGGGTAATTTTTGGCTTCCCGAAAAAGTGCCACTATCCAATGACCTCCCATCATGGAACACTCTAAAAGATAGCGAAAAGTTGGCTACGATGAAGGTGTTCACGGGGCTTACCATGCTGGATACCTTGCAGGGGAACGTTGGGGCTAAGTCATTGATGGATGACGCTGAAACCCCTCATGAAGAGGCAGTACTAGGAAATATTCTGTTTATGGAGGCATTGGCGGAAGGAACGCAACTTCTAACTACTCATGGTTGGAAGAGCATTGAGGATGTTTCGTATTCTGACAAAATCGCTCAATACAACCCTGATGACAATAAAATCTCTTTCGCTAGCCCGATTGCTATTTCTAGTAACTTTTTTGAAGAAGCATACGAGATAGCCGGTAACAATGGTAATGCACGCCAAATTGTTTCTGGCGGCCACCGTGTTTATGTTGAAGAGAAAAAGGCACTGAACAATTCGTGTAAGGATTGGACTTACAAGGTTTATGAAGCCAGAGATGTTTTTTCATCAGTAAACATAAAAAGCGCTCTTCGACGGTTCCGAACTTCAGGAGAAGGCTTCAATGGCAATGGCATGTCAGTTGAAGACAGAATCAAAGTAGCGATTCAAGCAGACGGAAGTTTTTCTGACCGTTACACTGGAGAGAAGTGCGGTCATGTTCCCGTACGTTTTTCTTTCAAAAAGGAAAGAAAAATTGATCGACTTACTTCTTTGTGCCATGAAGCGAACTGGAACTTGAGGGCTATGGGCAAAGACTCAAAAGGCCAACTTCAGCTAAAACTAGAAGTTCCGATTGAACACGCCGGTGACATGAAGAAAAACTTCCATTCGTGGTGGAACCTTGAAGATATTAGCTTTGAGTGGGCGCAAGAATTCATCAGGGAAATAGGGTTGTGGGATGGTCACACGCAGAAAGGAGGTACCGGAATGACTTACTACACTACAGTAAAAGAAAACAGCGATTTTGTGGTTGCAGTGTCTTGTTTGGCAGGAATGCGTAGCAGGACAACTGTTCGTGTTGATGATAGGAAAGAAACTTTCAGTGACAGTTATGTAACCAATGTATGCTTTGGCAAAGATACGGTTAATGGCCAATCTATTTCTGTTAAGAAAGTTGAACCACAAAAGTTTTACTGTATTCAAGTCCCCACTACTTTCCTTTTGACTAGGAATGGTGAAGGAACGGTTATCACTGGCAACTGTGTCCATGCTAAAAGCTATTCGTCAATCTTCATGACACTTTGTTCCAGTCAAGAAATCAATGATATTTTTCGTTGGTCTGAAGAGAATGAGCAAATTCAAGAGAAAGCTCGTATTATTGACAAGTACTATAAGGGTGATAGCCCGCACAAGAAGAAGATCGCCTCAACCCTGCTGGAGTCTTTCTTGTTCTACTCTGGATTTTATTTGCCATTCAAATGGTCTTCCAAGGGTAAGCTCACCAATACAGCTGATATTATCCGGCTAATCGTCCGAGATGAAGCGCTTTCGGCTGATCATGAACTTCTAACCCCTAATGGTTGGATTCCCATTGCTGAAGTTGATGAAAACACTACTATCGCTCAATACAATGAGGAAGATGGTTCTATTGAGTTTGTGAAGCCCGTCAAGGTTTCGCATCACCACCAGGAAAACACTTATTTGTTTGAGTCTTCTAATGGGACAACCCGGCAAAGTGTATCTCCGAACCATCGGATGTTCGTCAAGAAAATTGAAGAGAATGGTGAAAGGTCTACTATTGTTGACTACGCCAAGAATGCGACTAATGACACTCTTGATTCAACCATAGAGTTTGTTCACGCTGGAGTAAAAGCAGGCACTAAAAAAGAGCTTGATAATAATGATCGTTTTCTTTCCCGCGTTTTCTTGTCTTACTTCTGGTACTCTCATGAAAATGACGGCTTGTTCGTTCGATGCTCCGTCAATTATCTTAATAACACTCTGAAGCCACTTGCAGAATCCGCTGGTTGGTCTCTGTTCGAGTCAGATGTTTATGACGATGGTGTTTCACAATCAAAGTTTGTTCCTCCAAAAAACTACCAGATAAAACGCGGTGGTATTGGCGCATCTTTAAACCTTAATGAAGTTGACCAGGAATGGTGTGCTGACTTTATTGATCATGTTTCTATGGTAAAAGATGATGATTTTGCCACCGTTTTCACAGAAGTTGAAGATTCTTCAAAGTTTGTTCAGGCTGTAGCTGCACTATGTGGGTACAGGACTAACTTGCTTGTTGACGAGAATGAAAATTACACTATTTTTGTTTACAAACAAAGTAATTCATCAAAGGCTACAAAAGTAACTAGGAGGGACAATGGACCAGCTGAAGTGTATTGTGTTCAAGTTCCGAGCACATTCCTTTTGACCAGAAATCAAGGTTCTGTAACGGTTACCGGTAACTGTGTACACGGGTATTACATTGGGTATAAATACCAGAAAGCTATATCAAAACTCCCACAAGAAGAACAAGAAGAACTCAAAGAGTTCACATACGATCTTCTAATGGAACTGTACGATAACGAAATTAAATACACGCAAGAAATCTATGATGATCTTGGATGGACTGAAGACGTTCGTCGGTTCCTGAAATACAATGCGAATAAGGCACTAAACAACCTTGGATATGAAGGATTATTCCCGGCGGATGAAACAAGGGTTTCCCCGGAAATTCTTTCTTCACTATCCCCTGATGCCAATGAAAACCATGACTTCTTCTCTGGTTCCGGCTCTTCCTATGTTATAGGTAAGGCTGAATCAACTGAAGATGATGACTGGGATTTTTAAATAAAACCCGGAAATAACCCACCTGTTTAACACGGGTGGGTTTCTTTTTGTCTTCAATAGATAGGATAACAAAAATACGATTGAATGGAGTTAAAGTCTAATGGCTGACTTTTTCGACGATTCGGTAACACAAGACCGCGTTGAACGTGATTACTTCACATCAACCGAGAAGTACAAGAAGTTTGTAAACCCCGCTCCTAAAATTGAGGGTGTGGACACTGAGTCGATTACTAAGGCTGTCCTGAAGCAGGTTGAAGGGAAGCTTGCACAGGGCGGTGTTGCTGGCACTCCAGGCCCTAAAGGTGATCGTGGTCCGGCAGGCCCGGCTGGCCCCGCTGGTCCGGCTGGTCCAGCTGGTGAACGTGGTCCGGCTGGCCCCGCAGGCCCCGCTGGTCCGGCAGGTGGTGCTGGTGAGGCTACTATCCCCGCTGAACTAACGGCTGCAACCAGTGTTACCACTGCTTTGGTTAAGACTGATGCTATTAATTCGCACACTGCTGGTGCTACTGTTTCTTTGAAGGCTCCTACTCGTGTTGAGGGTCTTTTTATGGCGGGTGCTTTGGGTGCTTCCGGTGGGCAGGCTAACTTCTCTACTAATGCCCCGGCTAACCGTCCCGCTGTGTCTATTAAGTCTCCTAATGGCCAGAAGGCTGCTCCGTTGCAGATTCTTTTGGATACCAATGTTGTGGCTGCTTTTACCCCGGATGGCAAGCTCATGATCACTGCTCCTACCGATGATAATCAGGCTGCAACCAAGAAGTATGTTGATGATGCTATTGCTAAAGCTCTTGCCGCGCGAGGTTAATTAACTGATGCCCACTAACTACCCCGATTCTAGGGATGAATTCAATGAGCCATCTTCCCCGTCTGAAACCCCTTTGAGTTCGGCGGGCACTGGAACTCGTAACCATGTTGAACATCACCGGGATTTAGGTGATGCAGTTGTTGCTTTGGAGACTTATTCGGCCACTGTTGCGCATGATCATTCAGGCAAGCCTGATATTCACGGCAATGTGACTAATAAACTAAAGCAAATTAATACTCATGAAGATGTGGATACTGACAAGTCGGCCACGTCTATTCACCATACTCTAGGGTTTGGTAAGACTCAGGCTGCTCCGGGAAACCACACTCATAACTATGGTGATTTGTTGAACGCGCCCATTGTGGTAACAACTAGCGATAAATTGCCGCAAGCGCCCCGCAAGGGTCTTATTGCTTATGAAACTGATACGGGTATTTTCCGAATCAGGGTTGTTAATGCTACTGAACCTTATTGGTCTTTGTTGCCGTGGGGAGAAACACCCATCTGCAAATTGTATCAGGATTCAGGGCAAGTTGTTCGGCACGCTGGTTCCTTTATGGAGTGGGATAGGATAGGAATCAATAAGTTCCGCATGTTCCGAAATGACAACCGTACTGAAGTAGTTATACCTGAAAAAGGATACTACGATATTCAGGCGATGGTTGTTTTCTCACTTCCCCTTGGCTGGTCGTACAACATCATGTCCGAGATTTACATCAATGGTCAAAGGCAGGATGGAACCTATTCACGGCGTGCGGATAATACCCCGCGTATTTGGCAGGCCCCTCAATCTGTTGAAACCAGTGGGGTATTCTTCCTTAATAAAGGGGACCGGGTTTCTATTCGTGCCCGCCATGATGATGACCTTGTGAAGAATCAGCATTCGTTTGGCCGTCATGAGAATTTTGGTTCCCAACTTACTGTAGCTTATCGACACCCTTAAGGAATACCTGTGACTACCCCGAATATCCCAATTGGTGAAGGTGTTAACTACCCGGAGCCTGATAGCCGTAGCCCTAAAATTTACCGCTACACTCCAATGGCTCAACAGGTCTCAGTTGGGCATTCCGGGGTAGTTGGCCTTGTCATTACCGACAAAATGGGTAACCCGGTTGATTCTAACCAAATTATCGCCACCATCATATACGGTAAAAAGCAAACCAGCATTGACACTTTCAACCATGGTAATACCGGCGAATACTCATTTATACTCCCGCAAGAAGTTATTTCCATTAAACAGGAAGTAAAAGTAGTTTGGGAGTATGAAGTAGACGATGTTGATGTTGCCGTTGAACACAAGGTCGTTGTTCGTGACCCTATGCCTACATATGACTCCATGTCTGAATCAGAACGCGGAATGATTGAAGCTGTTTCTATGCTTTTTGCGGATATGTTTGATTCCGCTGAAGGTGGCGCATTCTTAACAGAAGTTTTTCAATCTAATTTTTCTTTGGAAAGAATCGCACAATTAAGCCGGTTCGCACTTAACCGTATAAACACAGCCTACATGCCTATGACTAATTACTTCATTGGGTCTACTGGTGTTGGTTCTGGTCGTTTCCCTGAAAAATACATGGGTGTCTTGCAGCTAGCCACCTACCTAGAAGTAATTCGGCACCTTATACGCTCATATGTTGAGATTCCAGAGTTTAAGAACATGGAAACAACATACACAGACCGTCGTGATTATTACGGGCGTTGGAGGCAAATCCTTAAAGAAGAAGAGGACAACCTTAAGAGCGCTATCATGTTTATGAAGCGTGACCTTATGAATCTTTCTTGCGGTTCCCTCATTGTTTCTGGCGGTATTTTTGGCGGCGGAAGTTCCATGCAGTACATTCCCGGTATGCATACTGCCATGCAGCGTTCAATGCGTTTCTACCCGGCATTCCCGTCTGTTTCATCTACTTACTACAGGGGTGTTTAAGTGTCTCGTTTTGAGTACCCGGAACCATATGCAGTAAAGCTTGCCCGTCAATCTGTTAGGGATTCTCTCACTAGTAATGGTGAGCAAATCCTTGTTTTTGCCGCGTACCACCCCGGCGATGACGGTGAAGGTGAAGAACGTTGTGACTGCTATGATGATATTTACAAAGAAAAACCATCTTATGAAGGGTGCATTAACTGTTACGCCACTACTTACCGTGATTTCCGGGAAATAAAACGGTGTTGGGGAATATTCACTGACACTGAATATGACGATGACTACCAGTCGAAAAATAATGGTTTCTACACAAAAGACCGTCGCAAGGTCCAATTGGAAGGGAAACCATTCATCAACTCAAATGATTACATTGTTCGTGTGTCTTACTGGGATGACAAAACCCCACTTAATGTTGAGGGTGTTTATATCACTGATAAAGTCAAGCGCGAAAGCTTAAGGACCGGCCAGCGTTACTCGCAGGCGTATTATGATGTTGTTGGGCAAGCAACAACTGTTACACGTCTTGATGAAAAACACCCTATGTATAAGTACCCATTTTTAACTACTCAGTTCAAGGATGTTAGTTACAATTGAGTGACAAGATTAAAATTACCCTGCCAAAAGAATTCACAAAAAGAATAGCCAATAGGGCTGTTAAGCACGCTCAAAATGATATGGCTAGGCGTGGCTGGTCCCCCAATACTGTTCGCAATGGTATACGCCCTTATTTTGATGACGGTAAATACGGCATAGCAACCAATGAAGGCTACGAATACATCAAATTCCAAGACCGTGGCTTTAAACCATTCTTGATGACCAGTCTTGAAGGTAAAAAAGTCCCTATTGGTGACCGTGTTGTTACAGCAAAAGATGTTGGTAAACCCGGTTTTGTTCGTATCCCGCGCGAGAATGGCCGTGGTTACAAGAATGTGTGGCGTAATCAAAAGTGGCGGCACCCTGGTTTGGAGCCTAAAAATTTCTTGAATCCTGCTTTGTCTAGGGCTAGGTTAGAGGAAGGCGGGTATATCCGTAGAGAAATTATGAAGAGGATGAAGGGCTTGTGACACATCATATTAATCAACCACTTGAAAATTCTGAGGGTGGTTTTATTGAATCAGTTAAACGCACCATTGTTTCTTCTTTGCGAAAAGCATTGACTAATTCTGCTACATCTTTGTCTGATGACACTCTAACCATAGATATTGATTACCCATATGAGAAGGCCAACTACCCTTGTATTTGGGTTCAATTCTCGTTCAGTAACTTGCAGGACCAAGGTGTAGGCCATCAAGAAAGAATAGAGCATGAAGGCAGGAACGCTGTCCTTAAACAGTGGATGTATGAGGGCACTGTCACTGTGACGGTTATTGCGTTATCTTCTCTAGAGCGGGACCGGATTGCCGATAAGTTCATCAGCATCTTTGCGTTTGCAAACATTCCCGGTTCTGAATCTATTTATGATGACCCGGAATACAACTTCTTACAAGAACTTTCCGAGTCCGAGTATGTTTCCATGACTCTTTCTTCAGGGAAACTACACCCAGGCGGACAAACAGCGATACCCGGAACGCCTTTTGACCCTAATCAAATGACGTATGAAGACACTTATTCGTTTGATTTGCAGGGTGAATTCCAGACTGTTTACACACCGGGTGAAGGCTACCGCTTGCGCCGAATTGACATTAAGGCTATTCATAATATTTTCACTAAAAATAGTGTTCTCCCGGGGACATGGGTTTAATAACTAGAGAATATCGTTAGGAGAAAACAAAAATGGCTTTGGATTTTAACCGGTATCAATCACCTGGTGTGTATACCGAGTCAATCCCTGGACCGCAAATTTCAGTTCAAACACCCACCCCCACGGCGGTTGGTATTTTTGGTCTTAGTTTGGGGTCTCAAAATGACGTTGAAAGCGTAAAAATCCCCACTGACCAGATTATTCCCCCGGGAACTGAACCGGAACCAGTGGTTACTGTTGATTTCCGTCAAAAAGGAATTAAAAAGGAATCCATCAAGGTTGCTAATGCAATCACTGGCGAGCTTTTTGTCCCTGAGTCTGATTATGTTATTGTCAACACTAAACATGGTGATGATAATGCGCCCGGAACTCGTGATGATTCCTACGCTATTAAGCGCGTAAAGGAAGGCGCTATCAAGGAAGGGGACACGGTTTCTGTTTCCTACACTTATGTGAGTGACGAGATTTTCCATCCCCGCGCGTTCTACACCTACAGTGACGTTCAGGACTACTACGGAACGCCCTTTAACGACAAAGGCGAGATTCAGTCCGAGCTTACACTAGCTGCTCGTTTTGCGTTCTCCAATGGTGCTTCCCGTGTTGTTTGTGTAGCTATTGATGCAGCTGACCCGAAAGCCCCTAAGCTCGCTGACTACGAAAACGCGCTGGCTAAATTGGAAGGCGACCCGGATATTAGCGTGGTTGTGCCAGCTACTGGTATGCAGCAAATCCAACAAAGTGTACTTGCTCACGTGAAGGTTCAGAGCCAGAATAACTATGAGCGCCGCGCAATTGTTGGCCGTGATGGTTCCACAACCCCTGTTTCTACCCAACAGCTTATTGCGGATGCACAGTCTTTCTCGTCTTCTCGCGTGATTCTTGTTGCCCCGGCGGCCATTAAGTTCTTTGTCTCCGAGTTGAACAAGGAAATTGTTATTGGCGGGCAGTTCTTGGCGGCTGCTTTGGCTGGTGTTTCTGTTTCTCGTTCTCCAGCTGACCCGTTGACACGCAAACAAATCGTTGGTTTCAGTGATCTTGTTCAGGGTGTTCATGATGGGGAGAAGACTACTCTATCACAGAATGGTGTTTGTGTTCTTGAAAAAACCCGTCGTAATGAGTTGCGTGTTCGTCATGGTGTGACCACTAAGGTTGGTTCGGTTCTTCAGCGTGAATGGTCTGTTGTTGGCCAAGAAGACTCCATGATTTTCCGTGTTCGCGCGTACCTTGATTCTGATGGTCTTGTGGGAACCATGATCAATGATCTTACACTGGTCAATATCAAGGCTTCCGCTAACGCCGCACTTGAATCGTTGGTTCGTGATGGTGTTATTCGTGACTTCCAGGGTCTTCAGGTCCGACAGCTTCAGGCAACCCCAGATGTTGTTGAAGTCAAGTTTGAATGGCAGGCAAGTATGCCTTTGAACTACATCGTCGTTAAATATTCGATCAATACTTCTAGTGGCGATATTTCCGCTAGTTCTCTAAGCAACTAAGGGTGATAGGTTAAAATGACTGTCTCAAACGTTCGTATCGGCGGTTCCGGTTATACGGTATTTGCCTTTAAAGGCCAAACAATGGCTTACGTCCGTAATATTTCGGATAATCCCCCGCGTCCAGTTGGTAATGTTGAGCCTATTCAGCCTATTGATCATGCAACCCCGATTGAGATTGTTTACCCACAGGCTGTTGGTGCTGGAACTTTGACGGTTGAGTTCTATGATATTTGGAACACGTCTGTTTGGTCGCGTCTTCCGGGTTTGGAAAACACCAATAACCTGCTTGATGTGTTTAAACGTCAACTATCTTTGGGTGAAATTACTTGCCAGAAAATTATCAAGACCCCAAACGGTTCTTTGCGCTCCCGTGTTTACCATAACTGCGTGATCACTGATATCAATGAGGGTGAAACTATTTCGATTGACACCATGTCAATTCCGAAACGTGTAACCATCATGTACACTCATACATCGGTAGTTTAATTTTCTTTTAAGGAGAATACAAGATGCCCATTGGCATTACCCGCGCTGGTGACCAGTATGAAAACTCACGTGACCGCCATGATGATTACCTTGATTTCATTGACGACATTTATGATGATGTTTATGATGATATTGATGGTTTTGATTCAGGAAGGATGCATGAGTTAACTAAGCGCACTTCTAGTTTCTACCGCCCCACTTTCTAACACACAACACTCACTAACAATAGGATTTTTATTAAAATGGAAGAACTTGAGTTCTTTGACGAAACTGACAACTTTGACCTACCAAAGCCACCCACTAAGGTAGAAGAAAAACCGATCAAAGAACCTGAAAAGGAAGAACGCACTGAACTCACAGATGAAGAGCGCGACCTTTTCCGAGACTTGTTGACTATTGGTAAAATCTCCAAGACGTTTGATGTTCTTGGACATCAGGTTACTTTGCAAACCATTACTGTTCGTGACGAACTCAATGTTGGTATCGCAACAAAAGAGCACTTTAACACTAGTTCTTTTGCACGGTCTTATCAGTCAGCTATTGTTGCGGCATCAGTGGTCACTATCAATGGTAATCCACTTTATGTTCCATTGTCAACTGATGAATCCCCGTCCTATATTTTCAACAGAAAACTAGAGAAGGTACAGGGAATGTACCCCATTGTTGTTTCGGCCATTTACGATAAGTACGCTGAAGTTGAAAAAGAGTTTGCTGACTTGGCTAAAAAGCTGGGAAAACTAGACGGCTAGATGCTTTATCGGAAGTTTTCATCAAGATAGCTTATGACCGGGGGTGTTTTAACACTCCCGATTTAACAGTTATCCAGCATCTAGCCCATCTTATTTATCTGCATGTTCATGATGTTGAACGTTATGAGTTTGAAGAAGCAAAGTTAAAGAATGCTTTGGCTTTGAATAACCCGGAACGTTTCAAGCAGATTTTTATTGAAACAGAAACAATAGATGAAGAACTAGAATTCTCCAGGGAAGACGAAGGTAAACTAGTCACCCCGGACGATTTTGCGGAATTTGATAAATTTATTGCAAGCTTAAGCGAGCAAAAGAGTAGTGAAGGCTTAATGTAATGGCACAGGATGAGAATGACATCATTGCAGATGTTAACGTTAACATCGACAAGGATGACGTTCAAAACCTTGCCGATATGGCGGCCTACGCTGAGAAGGCCCGTGTTAACTTTGAGGCGATGACACGGGCATCAAGTGATGTTAGTAGCCGTCTTAATGACATGGCTAATGCTAACAAAAACGCCGATAACTTTACTAGTACCCCTTACCAGAAAATGGGTTCTTTTGAGGGGTCTTCTAATTATGTTCATTTTGCGGATGCTGGTGAAACAGCCCGCAAATTTGAAGGCAAAACCGCAATGCCCGGCAATGCTCACTACAATGAGTGGAATTATACAGTTGCTCGTGGCAAACGCGGTGAGGATGGATACGCCCAAGAAGAAAAACATGACCCGTGGGATATCCACAATAACAGACTAGCCAATATCGCTGATTCAGCTGACATGGTTACACAGCTTGCTAGCGCTTTCGGCAAGGGTGACATGTCCAGTGGGTTAGGTGCCGTTGGTTCTTTGCTTGCCCGTGGCGGAGGAATGGCCGGTGCTGGTTCCCTTTTGGCTGGTTTGGGTATGGCTGGTGGTATTGCTACAGCGGCGGCGGGCGCTGTTAAGGCTGTCAATGTTGTTGGTGGCCAGGTTCAGGACATGCGCAACATGGGTTCTATTCAGGGTGGCGGTGCCGCTGATGGTTTCTACTACGAAAGCCAAATCCGTATGATGGCACTTAACCCGTTCATCAATACTGAACAGTCCCGTCAAATCATTAACTCTGCACTTCAGAATGGATACACTGGCAAGGAATTCGATACTGTTACTGATTTTATGGCAGAGAACCTGAAGAAGATGAACCTTTCTGTTGCTGACTCTACGGAACTTTTGGAGAAGAATGTTCGTGAGGGCGGGCAGAGTATTCAGAGTCTTTCACGTGACTTGGAAACCATTAAGGGTCTTGCTGGCAATGGTGGTGTTTTAAGCACTGAACAGCGTGCCGAACAGTACAAGAAGCTTACTGGTAACATGATTGATAATGATGTTTCTGGAGAAATGGCTAGTAAACAGGCTTTGAACGCTAATGCTATTTTTGATGACAATCCTGTTCTTGATGGTTTTTTCTCTGAGGGCCTACAAAACGTTAACAATGCAGGTATTATGCGCATGGCTCAAATGGAAGGCATCAAAGCTCGCACACCTAATCAGGCACGCAAGCTTTTGGGTGAATCCGGTAAAATGAATGAGTCTTTTTGGGCACTTATCCGTAGCAATGCTGAACGGTTCCGCAAGCGTTACGAAACGGCCCCGGAACAGGCTGTAGAGCAGTTCCAACAGATGATGGCCGCTCAAGGTATTGAATTGACTGCCAATCAGGCATCAGAGCTTCTTAAGCAGGCTCTTGACCCTAATAATGCTAATATTACTGAAAAAGCTGATCAAGAAATTGAGCAGGAACAGTTTGGTGTTGAATCCAATGATCGTTCCGGTGATATTGGTGACATGATCGGCAAGTCAATTGAAACCCCGATACAGGCCATTAAAGATACGCTTGGCATGTTTTGGATTTCCGGTGATGAAAACTGGAAGACTAACTTCAGTGAGGCTTACAAACGCACCGGTGACCGTTACAATGAAGCGAAGAATGCTGAATTTAAAGGACGGTCCAAAAACCGTGTTGCCGCGCTTGATGCACTTATTGACCAGCACGGCGTTAATAACCTTGACTTCTTTGATGAAGAAGGCAATTCAGTTTGGAACTCCATTATCAACGGCAATATGGATATGGAAGAGTTCAATAAAAAGATTAGTGAAGGAAAGTATAAGGTTTCTGTGAATGGTGGTGAGAAGATGACTTTGAAGGATGCTGATAAGAAGGCCCGTGAAGAGGGTGTTAAAGCGGATGGTGGGAACAAGTCTGTTGATGTTAAAATCAGTCCCACCCCTGAACTAAAGCGTCTTCTTAAGTTTGAAAGCCGCACACAGAACCAGGAGCAGTCCGACAGTGGTTATGGCCGCGCTACCCGAAACAACCCACCAGCGGGTGATCGCTAATGGCTGAAGCAGTTCTTATCCACGGGTCAATTCAACACAAACTTAATTTTGACCCCAACGCTATCAACTGGACTTACAACTTGAACACTCACGTTGATGAAACATACGGTGGTCGTGTCGTTCAGGTTCTTTCCGCATACATTGGTGACATTACTATACAGGCAGACGGTGGTTCCGGCGGGTGGAAATACTTGCAAAGCCTAGCCTTGTTTTGCCGTGATTTTATGTACCAGCAGAAAGAAACAGGCCACCCTGGAATATTCCGGTTCCCTCAACGTGGTTGGGAGTTTAAGGTTTATCTTAGTGCTATTCCTTTTTCTGATAGCCGTGATAACGTTAAGAAGTCTTTCATGATCAAAATGAAAGTTCAGGAAGATATTTCTGGTGTTTTGTCTGGTGAAACTGTTCGCGCGGAACTGAATAAACTGCGTAACGGTATTGGTTACGAGCAGAACAAGTATAATTTCCCGAACCTTGAAGACGAAACGGACGACGCTGGTTCCCCGATTAATAATTCCACTGTTCCTGATGCTTTGCTAGCGTCTGGCACTAAGAAGGTCAATAATGGTGCACCATCTTCACCTAATCAGCAAGAGCAACAGTTGCAGGGGAATAAGGGTGGTGGCCGTACTGACTGGACTGGTAAACAACAGCCTTGGAAGAACACACTGCAACAGACCAATGAAAAGCTTATTGGTTTAACTAAAACTATTCTTACCGTTAACAGTATCATCAATAGATTCGGACCACTGTGATGTTTGCTTCTAATGTTCCTATTTCCCGACCTATTAACACCATTACTTATGTAGATGGTGATTTTGGTGGTATTTGCTGGTCAAAACAACAAGGTCTTGTGTTTAAAGGCTCTGTTAACTATGACTATTTTGACTTGCCGTCTAATAAGCATAGGAGTGAGTAGGTGTCTTTTCTTCAGCTTATTTGTGGTGGCCGTGCTTACGAAGCAAAAGTAATGGCTTATGATTCCACCATTGATGGTGAGTTTGTTTCGGCACAAACTAAAATGGGTAAGCAACACTTCCCTTTTAAGACTGAACACACTGATATTAACTTCAGCCTTATTATGCGGAATCATGCTGAGCTACAGTGGTTCGCTGAGTTTGTTCGACGGCACCACATGATTGCTTTGGGTAATGATGCCCAAACCATGCGATTGAATTGGCCTGAACGTGGAATAGATAACTGGTCTGGGTTTGTTAAAAGCATTCAGACTGGTGAACAAATGGGCATTACTGCTCCCCGTGTTGTGATATCTTTTATCCTTATTGACTCGCTTACTTCACGCCGAACTTGGACCGCATCAAGCGGCGGCGACTTTAGCGAGATTTATGAAGGGTATGACGGGTCTTTGCCATTCTTATCCCCCGGTAGCCAACAAACATATGACGGGAACAAGATTTACACGAACAGGGTTCATGAGGGTTTTGTTTTGCCAGCCGCTGCAACTAATCTTCCCGGCACAAGTAATCTACCAAATGGAACTAGAAGAAACTAATTTTTTAATATAAAATATATTTTACTATGACTAACTCAACGCTTGTTTATTCACCTGAAGTCAGGGTTATTATCCAGTCGGACGGTATTGATCATGATATTTCCGGCGATATTGTTTCCGGGAATATTACCCGCCGCTTAGATACCACATCTAGTGTTAATATCCTTGTGGCGAACAAGGAACTTAAATACAACAACATGTTTAAGCGCATGGATAAAATCACTGTTTTCTGCAAAAGAACTCAGTGGGTTCAGGTGTTTAGCGGTTATTTGGACACGGTTCCTATTTTCCAGCTTTACCCCGGCGTAGTTAGCTTCACTGCTTCTTGCACGTTAAAACGAATTGTGCATACATGGTGGGACCCAGGCCTGCCTGCATCAATGGAAATTATGAACCAGCAGAAGCATGACCAGGATACAGCACAAGCATTAGAGGATGCTGGCACACCTACGGCTGATGCTACTTCCGGGGGTATGTCTTTGGCAGAATCCCCGGATGCTGGTTTAGGCTTGATGCTTAAGCGCATTCTCATGGAAGTTGGTGGCTGGGATGAAAACCAAATTTTCATTCAGGACATACCAACTAGTTTCATTGATTTCCTTGCCGAAAATATAGCCAATTACGATAACAACGAGGCTGTAGAGAAGTTCAAGGATTTGTTTGGATGGAATGAAACAATTTCTGCTTCTTCCGGTGGTGGAGGTGGCGGTGACTTAAGTAGCATTGAGTTCACTGATATTGGCCCACCTGCTAATGGTCAAGCATATTCTCCTGATGAGATTGTGCAAATTGTTGAGGCTGCTGGTTGGACTGGTGAAGATATCGCCATTGGCGCTTCTATTGTCATGGCTGAATCACAGGGCAACCCGGCGGCTGTTAACGCTGCTAACTCTAATGGTACTGTTGACCGTGGTTTGTGGCAGATTAACTCTATCCATGATGCTAAGCGTAATGGTGGGGACTGGTTTGATCCAGCTGTTTCTACTCGCATGGCTAGGCAGATTTATCAGGATGCTGGTAACTCTTGGACCCCTTGGAGTACTTATTCTTACCACGGAACCTACCAGAAATATCTTCCTCAAATGCGTGAGGCTGCTGCACGTCTTCAAAAAGGCGGTGGTGGTAATATTGTCAACAAAGGTAAAACTGGTAAGTCAAACACTGGTAAGCCTAATGAACAGAGCGATAAACACCCGTCTGGTTTGAAACAGGCCACAAAGCTACTCAATAATGTTAACAAGGCTGTTAATGGCATTAATGATAGCTTTAATGGTATTGCTTCTAATCTTGATGGTGCGGACCCGTCCAAGAAAGACCATAATATTTCCGAAACTCCCTCACCCCCTCCATCAGAGGGAACTACTGGAAATGCCTACATTGGTACGTTGGGTGGCAAGGCCCCTAATACTCAGGGCATGAGTGTTGCCGATTCTATCGCGGCTGTCGCTTTGTACAAGTTCCCCATGATGACTTATACATCCGGATTGCGGTTTACCGACTCTGGCTATCACTCCAAAGGCATGGCGGCTGATATCTCCAATGGCGGTGACGCTGGTACCCCGGAAATGAAGGCGTTAGCTCAATGGTGGGTGGACAATTTCCTTGGCAAGGGCTTGTTGCAGCTTATTCATAATCCTTTTGACCACAATATCTATGAGGATAGGGATGTGGGAGATGGTGTAGCGCTCTACACGGCTGGCACTATGGCTGAACACCGTAATCACGTTCATATTGCTATGTCTGGTGTTGTGTCTGTTGATGGAACGTCTGATGGTACGGCTGGTTCCGGTGGCGGTGCTGGTGGTGTTCAGGTTAAGTTTGAGAACAAGCTTGGCAAGTCACTGTTCAACTACATTTTTGACCCGTATGCGAATGATGTTTCTGGTGTCTCCCAGTTGCTTGAAGGTGAACGTGCCCCGGCTAATGATGAGCCTTTGGTGAAAACTGTTGCTTCTATTTGTTCTGCTTCTTTGTTGCGTTATCAGTCTTCCCCGTCTGGTGATTTTGTTGCGTTCTACCCGGATTATTTCGGTATTGACCATGCTAACAAGGCTGTTCTAGCATTGGAAGACATTGAGCTAAAGGATTTTCAGATTAATGCGTCGGATAATTCATTCACTACTCACGTCTATGTTCGTGGTAACGATTCTGTTTTGCGTGATGGTTTTGCTGGTGAGCTTGGTCTTATTGGTACTCACGGTGTCGCTACTATTGAGAATGAATGGCTTTTTAACCGGCTTGTCACGGCAACGTTGGTTAAACCGGAATTTGCGACAAAAGAAGAAACACTCGCCCGGTATGGTTTAAGGCCACTAACTACCACGCTAAGTAATGTTACTACTAGCGAGATGGAGTTTCTTGCGGCGTGTAAGTTGTTTATGCAGAAGTGGGCTGAACAGTACTCTACTGTTGTTGAAATGACTTTCATGCCAGAACTTTTCCCGGGTATGCGCGTTACTCTAGTTGGGCATGGTGTAACTGTTTTTGTTGAGGAAGTTTCCCACAACTTCAGCTATGAAGGTGGCGGGTTTAACACTTCCGTTACTATTTCTTCACCCGCACCGGCGGAAGGTTCATCTGCGATCATTGAGGGTATTAGGTAATGGAAGATATTCAGCAAATCATTATCCAAACAGTTGATACTAACACGCTTCAAGCAACTGGTGTTAATCGTTTTGGGAATACTATTTACGTTGACCTACGAATTATGGTTGCTGGCATACTGTGTATCCCCAAAGCTGGTGAAAACTGGATTGTTCAAAAAGTATTGGGACAGAATGCGCTTTTTGCAAAGCTTCCATTCCAAGACCAACGCCTTTTACTTGAATTAAAAGAGGGAGATACTGTTATTGGCCGTGGTGAAAACCCCACGGTAATCAAATCCTGATAGTATTAATCTATGAGAAAAGGAGTTAAGCAGTGAGTTTTTCTATCGCAATTGAAAATGGTGACATCGCAATTCAGGGTGATCATTTCAAACTTGTTGACGGCACTGAAAAGCTCACGCAAGACTTAACTGTTTGGCTGAAGGAACGTTTTCAGTCTGATAGGTTCCACCCTCAGTACGGTTCAACGCTTGATAACTACATTGGTGGCGTTATTTCCAATGTGACTGTTTATGAGATTGAGTCGGAAGTTAACCGGGTTCTCCGTAATTATCAGTCTATTCAGGTGAAAAAGTTCCGGGAAGACCCGTCTAAGTTTTCCCCGGCTGAAATCCTTGCGGAAATAACAAATATCAGCTCTAATGTTTACTACGATTACTTGGAAGTTTATATTTACTTCAAAACTTACCAGGGTACCAACGGCAAAATAAAACTAGATGTGAGTGTAGGATAAATAGGAATGGTTGCTCAAACACCGGATACAGTCTCTAAGAACATTAGGGACAAGCTTTCTGTTACCGCACCTGGTTTGTCAATGGAAATTGGCACGGTGGAACGGAAGATTGTTGATGCTTGTGCAGAGGCCATTTCCGAGGCCACAGTCTCACAATACTACAATGGTTCCCTATTGGATATTGAAACCAAAGGTGGGGCTGAACTAGAACAGATTCTAGGCATCTTTGGTTTTGGACGTTTGCAGGGCCGTAGGGCAACCGGCGTGGTTCGTGTGTCTACATCGACCCCGGCTGCACAGGATATAAGCATTCAGAAAAACACTCCATTCAGTGTTCCGAGAAAAGGCCCCAATAACACTGATTTGACGTTTGTTACCACCCAGCCAGGGACTATCCTTAAGGGTGGATATCAGATTGATATCCCAGTCGAATGTACCATTGTAGGTACTATTGGTAACGTTTCCCCTGGTTCTATTTCTACGCTCACATCTGTTTTAGGTGCTGTTGGTGTTCAAAACGTCACTGCCATGACCGGTGGGGTTGACCCCGAAACCGACGATGAGCTAAGGGCACGATTCCGAGCTACTTTCTTACGTAACATCGCAGGAACTGAAGACTTCTACCGTGCAATGTGTTTGCAGAACAAAAACGTTTCACAGGTAGCTATTTATGGTCCAACTAAGAAGTTCCATACTCAGGTTGTCGTGAATGAGAATACTACAAACATTCTTGTTCCTAGTGATGTGAAATATGTTTGGCCGGATAGCGAATTTATTTACAAAGACTTTGGCCTAAGCACTGAAAAGTTTTTCACAAAAAACACTGACTACCAGTTCACTTATTCAACCCGCCCTACTTTCGCTCCTATTAACCGAGCAGACCTTAAGAACGGTGAAATTGTTGATGTGGAATTTGAATACACTTCAGCTGCTTCACGTAATGACCCTGAAAAAGGATTAACAAACAAGGTTGATATTTATGTTAACGGTGTTGACCCTGTTCTTGTTAAAGAGAAAACATACTTAGCTTCTACTACATTTTCATCTAATCAGAATCATGATCTTTACTACCAGAAATTCTTGCGGGAAGGGACAAACACGCCGCCGTCTCCAACTAACCGTTTTACTCAATTGGGTTCAGCCCCGGTTGTTTCTTTCCCTGATAAAATCCAAATTAAGAATGTTGTTTACGAAAAGGGAACACATTACTTTGTTGTCCGTGCTAAAAATGACCCGCTAGCTGGTAGCGAGCGCGAACGTTTTGGCATTGAGTGGTTGCCTACTGGACCGGCTTCATTTGTTGACTTGGAATTCCAATTCACTTACAACCGTGTCCCTGAATTACTTAATGCTCAATTAAAGCAGTCTAAGCAAATCACTACCGATGTTTTGGTTAAGCAAGCTGACTACCGGTATCTCGATGTTCACTTGTCTCTTGAATACAACCGTGGATACGCGATTCAGCAAGTAAACAACGCTGTTGTTAATGCTATCCGGTCTTATATTTCCGGCGTTGGCTTTGGTGGATGGATTGAAATTTCGGATATTATCATGGTTGCCCATCAGGTTCCGGGTGTTGATAACGTTTGGCTTACAAAACAGTCTGAAAACTCCGCAAAATACGGTATTGCTGACTGGAGGAACACCAGCCGGTCACAGAGCTTTGGCTTGTGGGAAGAAGATTTCAAGATTGGTGACTCCCAGATTCCCGTGCTTCTCAACGTTGTTTTCTCCAGGAAGGCTAACCGTTAATGATTGACAACAAATCAGCTTTCCCATTTTTCGTCAATAAATCAACAGAATCACGGCTAGCCCATTTTGACGAAACAGTTTTTGCCGCTGACTCCAGCACGGTTATCTACAAGATAGTTGATGCTCTGTGCGGTGATGTTGGTGCGGGCATGTTGTCTAAAGAAGCATTGATGACGCGATTCAGTGCCGCTTTGGACACCATGTACTTTTCCGACCTTGATTACCTTTTTGGTGGCATTGATGTTCTAGCCCGTGTTGAGTCTGAGTCATACAGCTATGACCCCAAGCGGCAAATGCTCACAAGTGACCAGTGGGATGAAGTCAAGATTAAGGATGCATGGTACCGTGCGCGCATTAGGGACTTCTTTGAGGCGGCTACCTTTGGTGGTACACCCCGTGGTGTTCGCGCCGCTGTACAAGCGTGTACTTCTTCCTCCGCTGATATTTTTGAAGTGTGGCGCTACAAGGATAACTTTGGTATCAAAGAGGCTTTAGGCCGCGCTCCTGTTTCTACTCGCAGTGAATTCGTGGTTAAGCCACACAAGAGCGTGGTTTCCCCTAAGCATCGTAGGCTTTTGAAGCAAATTCTTGACCGCATTTCACCGAGGGACACTGTTGTTACCGTTGATAATAAAGGAATTGCAGCCAGCATACCTGTTTCTATTTCATCTAGCTCTGCTGACTCTGCTTACTTTGAGGTTCAAAAAGAAGTAACACCTAGCCCTATTTTGCAGAATATCCCGGCACCGGAACTTCTTGCCATTGACTTGGATGAAACTGAGAAGTGGCTTTTCAGCAAATCCCCTGAATTAGCCCCTTACGCAGCATTTAACATTACTCAGGAATACGGATATTACTATCTGGTTTCTGGTGGTGACCGTTCGCCTATCGACACGGTTGAATACATGACCACAACTGATAGCAAAAAGTTTTACCGCGAAAAGAACTATGAATCTGTTACAGACACTTCTAGTTTCACTGAGTGGATTTACTACGACAAAGCAGACTCACCGGATAATTACCCGGGTGGTAAATATGGCCTAACACCTTTGAATGAACCAGCCATTACCCCGCAAGGGCGGCCGTACCCATTTGCTTATGCAAGCCAACAGGAATATATTAATGAGGTTAAGAAATTAGTTATTGAACAGGGTGGTCATGCCGATAATCAACGGTACCGGCTTCCTATTGGTGGTATTAATGCGGATAGGTTTGAGTTTAAGCCTGAATTGGCTGTCGCTTACTCGCAACCATCTAAAGACTCTACCGTTACTACTGGTTGGAATAACTCTGATCGGAAGAAACTCGTTAAGGCTATTTTCAACCCGACAAATGGAGGCGTAAAAGTAAATGCCGGGCTTGTATATTGATTTTAATATCCCGCTAGAGGTTCGCAAACTCGTTGAGAAAATGGTGAACCAAAGGCGGGATAAAAGCGCGCCTAATCAGAATATTATCCTTGACGAATTGAAGCGTCGCTGGGTTTCTCAGCCCCGTAGTGTTCAGGACAAGCACAAGGAAGTTATTCGGATTAAGTTCAAGCTTCCCTTGTCTGTGTCCACTATTTCCACTGAGATTTTTCGCCGTCCTTGTCGTGTAGAAGTTTTCTATATTGACCGGTCTAACAACCGTAGGCCGGTTCTCAACCAGAACCGCACCCCGCTTAGTGTTATTGTCGATGGTGGCATTGAGGCCAATAGTTGGTATAAGTGGTTCTCCCGCTGTTACCCCATTGTTGCTAAAGAAATCCAGTTCGTTGTTAGCCGTGTTTACCAGGGGCAAGACGATACCAAATACTCTGTTGGCCTGAAAAATATTCTTATTAAGCGGAATGTTTTCAACCGTAATGATGCTTTGCGCCCGCTAGAAGATGAAGCAGATGTTTACGGAAATGTGATCACAAAGTATGTGAAAGACTGGGATGCATCAAAAGCCATTGATGATAATGCGATGACTTTCTGGAAGTCTTCACCACAGCCGTCACCTGATGCTGTCGTTAACTTTTATCTTGATTTGCGGGATGAGAATGGTAATGCCCAAACCATTGACAAGGTTTACCTAGACCCTGTTTACAAGGGTAATTTGCTTAACCTTTACCATTCATCGGATGAAACTACAGTTTTGACTAAGATTTCTCAGTCCGCTATTACCCCATCGGCTGAAGAAAATTTCTACTGGGATACATCTAAGGCACTTAACGCGACATTGGGTGAGTCGAAGTATGTTCTTCCTGTTTCGTGGGGTAACTTCACTTCCGATCCAATGTGGTTCGGTTTTCAGTGGACCCCGCTTTTCTCGTCGAAGAATCCCCCATCTAGGGACATTTCTCTAATTGAAACAAACAGTAACGATAAAGACGCGGTTAACTTCTCTATCAAATATCTTATCGCTACTAAAGAGTTTGAAGTTAAGTGGCAAGGTTTCGCTATTAGCTACACAAAAAAGTATTTGATTGAAGAGGATTTTGATAAGAACTCCCCACTCAATATTGTTTTTGGTGTTAATTACACTAAGAATGGTGGTGCCGATTTAACATTTAAAGCTATTAGCTATGATAGCCGTTCCCCGAAACGTATTGTCAGTTTTACCGAGCGCGGCCTTAAGGGTGTTGCTGAAAAGTTTAATTTCACCAATGAGATTATTATCAAGAATCTTTCTGGCTCACTTAGTGCTATGGTGATTAAGAAGGAAGTCTTTGGTCAGCAAACTTCCGATTTGTTTATGAAGAATCCGACATTTTATGTCTCTCCCGACCCGGTTCTTCCTGAAGACAATGGGACTGTTGAGCATACTTCACTTGATAACGCACTGTTTGCGGCTAACTGGTCTGAACAGTCGTATGCTATTGGTGGACGTAGTTCTAGTGAATATGAGGCCAAGAAGTGGGTTCCTATTTGGAAAGACTATTTTGCCGAGAAGGGCTTTATTTACCTGCCTGAACCGATCACCATTAAGTACATGAAGTTTGAGCTTACTGGTCTAACCCCGGAACCATACCCTGTTTATGAACCAGGTATTGAAGTCAAATACCAGGTGTTCCCTGTTTCTGTTGAACAGGAATCCCTGCAAGGTTTCCGGCTGAATATCGGCAAAGGTGTTGGTGGTCTACTTAATTTCGTCAACATTAACGGCATTAACCACTTTAATATTTTCAGTAGAAAATCATGGTCTGATGCCGCGCAGAAACTTTTCGGCAAAACCTATTCACCAGTCAAGCTAGATGTACAAAAAGGAAATACTGTTGGCACTTACCCCGCTTCTCAGCAAGACCCTATTTCCAACAGCACCCGTCTTGAATTAGCGTCTAATATCCTTAACCGACGCGAGGAACTAGCCCCTTATGTTTTGGCCAGGAATGAATCATACGTTACGGTCAAGTCTGATGGTCTACTGAAGATTGAACCGTACACAAAAATCCCTTGGCAGGAAATTGCGGATGCTAATCCAGGTGCTCTTGACTTTAATCAGAAACCAGGTATGCTTCCGGTTCGTGGTGCTGACTATTGGGTTTTTCCCGGTCAAATTCTTAAAGTACCGGCACATATTATGCGGGGTATTACCAATTCATCTACAGTAACTGAATTGCGTGCCGCGTCTACTAACCGTGTTCGTTTCCAGTCAAATAGTGTTCATAAGTATGAGACGCGTACAGTTAAGCGTGATGCTGCTATCGCGTACTTTGCTGGGTTCCGGGAAGTAACCCCTTACATGTCTTCCTACACTGCGAATGAGGATAGGGATGTTATTGACTTCCCTGTGTATAATTCTCCCCCGTGGGTTCTAACCAATATGGAAACACTGGGTAATGGTGTAACCAGGGCTACTCAACCCGGAGGCATGGCTGTCTTTAAGATGAAGACAAACTCCACATTCAGGCGTGTTAAGTTCGATATCAGGGACTCTGGCTATCAACGGTCTGATTCAATGTGGAATGATGACTATGATGATCGTCTTAGCTATAACGTCACTGTTACACAACCAGACGGTGCCGCATGGACAGACTTCTTAACAAAATGGACTGATGAAAAGTCAGATTGGGGTTCCCCTGAAGGTCTTGTGTCCATCAACCTTGATGGTGATCGTGTTTTTGATGGTAAGCGCGTCCTGCGTATCACTCGTGCCGCTGGTACAGGTGAAGCAAAAATAGCCATTCGTCAAGCGAATCATTTTCTTGCAGATGGTTGTACTGTTCGCTTGCGTGCAAAAGTAATGAAGCTAACCCCGAGTAAGAACAAGATGATCATGAAGTTCTTTGAAAAGGGTGGCACTAAGCCTATTTATGAAACTACTTTACCCGATCAACCCGGTCAATGGATTGATTTCGCTTCCGAAACTTTCACAACCCCGAATGCTGGCCCCGGTGAATACCGAGTCGAATTCATCACAAAAGGAGACGATAAAGAAACTATTTTGGTGAGTGATATTTATTCTGAAGTCTCCCACCTGCATTACTATGTTGTACCCGGAAAAACTGAAGGATATGAAGCAACAGACTTCCGGGACATAACAGCTTTGCGGGAAAATCCAGATAATGGGTACTTTGTGGCACAAGAACCAATTAATGAAATGACGGTAATTGCGCTCGCAAAGTCCAACAAACAATACCTATACGGTATGACTATTAACCCGTTGTATTTACAGTGATGCACCATAATGGCTGATTAATTCCTCAAATGGAATACCAGCCAGGAAGGCATCTTCTAAATCTACGTCATTGTCTACTTTTAGGTATTCTTTAACGCCTTGTGTTTTCTCCGCAAGGCGTTTTCTACGCTTATTTTCTTTCCATATTCTTTCCTCAATAGAATCTTCCGTAATGTACAAATACGATGTTTGTCCATCTAAATAGGAGTCTGCGCGGTTAATACGGTCATTACGTTGAACAAGTAAATCGTAGCTATACGGAACATCGTAATGAATAACATAGCGTGCTTCCTGGAAGTTAAGACCATGAGCACCCGCATCTGAAGTCAAGAACAAAACAACATCGTCATTATTCTTAAATTCGTCTTGTGCTTTCTGTGACTCTAATTGAGATTGACCGGCACCATAGTGAATAACATGTTTAATTCCACGCTTCTTCAGGTACTTATGCAACGTAAATAAGGTCAATTTAGTGAACTTTGTAAAAGCAATTACTTTTTCTTTTGACCGGCCAATAGCCTCAACTTGATCTAAGAATACTTCCATTTTAGAAGAGTACTTAGATGTAATTGATTTCGGGTATTCCCTGCACAATTCAACAGACAAATCGTCATTAGAGAACTGAAGAACTTCCGGAGTATTACAAATATACCGTAGATTTTTCAAACAAACCGAAATAGAACCGCTAGCATTCTTAATTCGTTCTGCTTCCGCTTCAACCTTACGGTAAATGAAACGGTCTTCAGGACTCATTTGAATAGGAGTGACAATAACATCAATATCTTTAAACATTGAAGCTACCGGCTTGTCCCTTTTACGAACAGACATAGTGTAGTCCGAAACACGTTCAGGAATAGTCTCTAGTTTATCATTATCCCATGAATAAGTTGTTGTGCTGAAACGGAATCCTTTTCTGGTGATAAAGGACTTCTCAAATTTGCTTTCAAGAAATTCATCTTCAAAATCCTTTTTAGTCCCCAAAATATTCTTCCGTGGCCTACCATTCAAAGAAAAAGTATCCCTAAAATTCAAAGGAGAATCATTCACAACAGTGGCGCTCATTGGCCAGCAAATAGAATCAGCCTTTTTAATCAGCTTATCCATTGCCTTACGGGCATTAGTTGCCTTTTGGTCTGAATGAATAACCTTTTGGCATTCGTCCATAATCCACAAAACACGCTTACCAGAAACAAGCTCTGACAATTCATCAAAGTCAAAATGACACCGCTCATAATTAGTTACAAGAACATCGAACTCGCCCTCGTACTTCTTTTGGCGCTGCTTCTTTTGCCCCTCAACATTAACCGCGTTAAGGCTAGTGTGCTGATTGAACGTGCGCATCAAGTTAATCTTTAGCTTAGACAAAGTAAATGCTACACATAAATCAATCTTACCCTGATTGAACAACTCTTGCGCACCTGCTGCTGAAATAATTGACTTACCAGTTCCGGTACCAAAGTTGAAGAAGAACAGTGGCGCTTCCATATTGGTTGAGTCAGCCATTTTAATGGCTTTCCGTAAGCCATAAGATTGGTACGGAAAAAGCTCAAACCCATCTGGCAACAACAACCCATCAACAACAAGCTTCTTCTTGAACTCTAGGTGCTCCAAAATAGCCGGAATACATTCAGAGAAAAACACTGGTGTAAACCCGGAAGAAACAAGGTCTTCCAACAAGCTATCCAACAGGAACATTTCATTCACCAAACCAGTGGAAGAAAGATACGACCGCCACTGTGGGAAGAATTGATCATTCAGGTGCAGGCTATCCAGGCTGGAACAAATCAGAGTACTGTTGTTAATCCGGCTAGGCTCAAAAACAACCAGACGGTTAGGGGTAACCGCGTCATTGTTTTTGTAAACATCAGTCCACGAACATTTCCATGATGAGATTCCCGACGAACTGTTCTGGTTCCCTAACTGGTTCTTCCTGATGACTGAATGGGTCTTCACACTTTGCCCACTTGTCAATGATCGGGTTGAAGTGCTCCCAGCTCCATTCACCGCCAATGTTTTTACGCCTGAAAGTCCCTCCGAACGTGTCGATAGACTCCCAACCTGATTCGTCACGGAACTGTTCAAGTTTTTCAAGTGCATCTTCAACAATTGCCGCGTAGTCAGCTTTGTTACGTTCAGTTGACCGTTCGTTAGTGCTGAAAAGTTCAGCGTACTTTCTTTGCTTTCCTGAATAAAAGTCTGAGGAAACAGAGGGGACTTCCGAGAATGGTTCGGCATAGACTTCACCACTGATTCGCCACATACGTTCAACGAACGCATTGAGCTTGTTAAGTTGATTTTGAACTCCGTAGCAAAGGAACTCAAGGCGTTTAACAACGTTGGTGAACACACTAGTGTTGGGAATGATGGTGCCTTTTTCGGCTGGCTTTGACCACCATTCAGAGACGTGTCCTGCATCGTCAAAACGAACAGTGAACTGTTCTCCCACGCTGTGTTCTTGGATTCCATGCTTGAATCCGCTAATTGTTGCGGAAGACATACGGGTAGTTCCACGTCGCCCCGTTTTGGACTCAATAGTAAGTCCAGTGCGTTCATTAAGTCGTTTGCAATAAGTATCCCATGCATCTTCTTTGTTTTCCCAGTAAAAACGCCCGTTGTTGGTTGGCCGGTCAAGAGGCATAAAAGCTTCCAAGTTTGCAGAAAAAAGCGGCTGTAGGCCATGCTGGCTGTAGATTTCCTCCCCAATGAGGGAATCATGCACCTTGCTGTCCATAACGGATTTGAAGGTGGTTTTGCCACCGTGAGACAGGGAACCAACAAGGTCACCAAAACTCAGGGTGAGCTTGCCGATAGCCTCAATAGCGTCAAGGTTATCTACAGAACCATCATTAACTTTTGCCCACTTAGCTGTTTTGTCGGACAAAGCGTGGCGGGCACGAGCTTCATCTTTCTTTGTCCGAACACCTTTTTTTGCTAAGTAAGCTTCAACAAGTTCACGTTGGCGGGCAACTTCTACTTCACCATCACCAGTAGAAAGAAACTCTACAAGGCAATTGTCGATGCAGAACCTATCCCATTTCTTCAGGGAAATTTCCTTGAAGTGCACAATGCCGGTCAAGCGGTACATGGTGCGGGCCATCTTGTATTGATGGAAGACAGCATCACGCATCTTCATCACTTCAGCAACATCATTCGTTGACTGGCAAACCTGCTCCGCGCCACAAAAGAAATCACCACCAATGACGCGGATTTTCTCAACTCGCTTAGGATCACTTGCCCATTCAGCGGGGACAAAATCAATCTGAAGAGACTCGCGCACTTCATCGTAGTCAATGCCGTTTGTTTGGATGGACAAAACAAAGTCCCGGAAGCAGTAAGCCAGCTTGATTACGTCTTTCCAAGCCAGGATAGCATCACGGCAAACCTCCCAGTAGGGAACTTTCTTGCTGAACTTTGGCCGACCATCATTCCGGTAAAGACGAATCTTACGATCAAGGTCACCAATCTCCCATGAGCAGAGTTCAATGAATTCTTCCATAACTTCATCGTTGGTGTTGAAGTCGATGAGGGGGATGGTTTTTCCGTTAAGACCAGCACAAACATACCGGTGGCCATTATCATGGTCGAATACGAAAAGCTTTTGGTGCTTCAGACCGGCCTTTTCGTGCTTAGTCATGTTGTTCTTCTTGAAGAACTCTGACTTGTTGATAGCAATGGAGTCTTCCGGGCACAGGAAGATGCTGGAATTGTTGACCACGCTTACATCGTAGGGGTCGAAGTTTTTCCAGTTGAATAGCCATTCTCCGTATTTTGAGTTGCCGTCGATCATTTTGTGGAGAAGGAAAATATCGCGTGCCTGAAGTAGGCTAAGCTCAATGCCTAGTGACCGGATGGGTGTATTGTCCGGCAGATGCCGATTTTGCAGCTGCAATTTTTCTTTCTTTCTCTCATAAAAGCTTTTCTACTGTGTAGAACTATACCATGATTGGTTGGTTTTTGTCAACTTTCGTTTGTGTGGTGTACGTCTCACATTGTTTTGTGGTGACCTGCAACACTTTTTGGATGCCTCAACCTACCCCATCATTGCCATAACCCCAGGTAAACACCCACATTCACCTTTGAAATAAAACCCAATTCACTGACTTGCGTGGTTGTTTATCCCATGTTAGGATACGACATGGTTACTTCTTAATCCACCCCTATCTATATATCTTTTTATATATACTATATAACCTAATAAATATTTATATAGATGTAAATTAAAGATTAACCATGTTGTACGATACACCATGCCGAACGGTGTTGTCAACTTGATTTACTAGATTCTTTATGTGACTTGAATCTCAAAGAAAATCCCCGAAATGACTTGACAAGTCCCTTTGTTGTATTCTATGATACGACATGGTTAACTTCTCAATTTAAGTATATTCTTTAAGAAATTTATCTATATATGTATATAACTAATCAAAGATATACTGGTAGATAAAGAGGAACCATGTCGCAGCCTACATGATTAGATGGATGGTTGTCAAGTCAAATCCGGCAAAGAAGCTAGTGACATGAAGCACTATAGGGTTTGACCAGCAGAAATTGACAAAATAACCCGGAAATGCTAATCTAGTCTCAGTCCAACAAGAAAAGAAAGCTTGGAAGAATGAGACATAAAATCTTAGGTACACCAGGGGATGACCGGCTAATCATAGTCAGAACATACCCGGAAACCAAACTGGAAAAACGATGGTTTTCTGAGTATAGTCCGGGAGAATCACTATATACTACATGGTATCAGAGGCATGACGGTTCTTACGGGATTGCCGCTGTTGATCAGACACCTGCAGAAAAGAAAATAAAAATTGATGTAGTTCCGGCTGTCTGCTTTGGTGATGAAGCAGATCTAGCATTGTACCCGCACGTGGCCAATGTTATTGAGGAATTAGTCTTCTACAACATGGAACAGAGCGATGACGCTAGTGGTTTCCGTTTACGGTTGGCAACAGCCGCTGAAGACATTATTGACGATATTCTATTTGACCGTGGCTATACTATCAATCTGGAAAAACATCTAGAGCTAGGCAGTGAAGAATACTACATTGTAAGCTCAAATGCTCGACTGAAACTGTTCTTTGAGTGCAACAGTGAAGAAGGAGCCAGTGTGAGCCTACAGGGCGTAACAGGCTACATTCTAGAACGATTCAATGGCTTGGATAGACCAGAGTCAAACATCAGCGCAGGAATGAAAGAGCAAATCTTTCACCTACTGAAGCTTGACGATGCAGATAAGACCGAACAACCCTGATTAAGACTTTAAAGAGAAAATGACTAGTTTTATTGAAAACCCAAAAGTATGGGAAGAAACCAAACAAGAACTCGCGGAAACTTTCGGCAAGGAAATACCGGAACTTTTTGAAAAAGTATGGAAAGCTTGCGAGAAGAAACTTGAAGCTAACCAAAAGTATTACAAGGCCGGGGAATCAAACTATGCCGTGGAAATTCTTGAAGAAGAGTTTTGCATACAGTGGCGCGAGTTTGTTGAGAAAAACCCAGAACAAGAGCACTTGGATGTGATCTACACGTTCACGTTGGCTTCTTGTTTTAACTCTAATTTTGGGGATGATATCGTGGATTCCCTTGGGGTTTTCGGTAAAACGTTATTGGCTGTTAATTCGCAGCTTACGGAGGAACTTGCGCGTTTCCGGGGTGAACTGTCATAAGCGGCGAACTTAAAAAGTCATGGGTTAAGAAAGCTAAGTGCTTTGAGGGAGACTATCGGGAATACATGCCGATTGGTGAGGAAACCCCAACGGAATTTCTGAACAGGGTTACACCATCTGAAGTTTGCGCGGGTTGTCCTGTATTCGCTGATTGCGCATTATCGGCTGTCCGTTTTAATGACGTTGAAGTAGTCAAGGGTGGAATCCTACTCACACAGGAGCCATATAACTCAAATGGATTGGATAACTACAGTAAGTTCTTGAATGCGGTTATTTTCCACCCACTTGCTACAGATGAAGAAATAAAGCACTGCAAGGTTGAGCTGAAGTCTTCACGAACTAGGGAGCGCATAAAACTTAAGAAGCTGGAAGAAGCAAGGAAGGAAAGAGAGAGGCGGAAACGTGAGCGAGAAAGAAAGCGCAAGCAAGAAGCAAAAAGCGCACGTAGAGGGCTTTGAGATTGAATTGCGGCTTGATTGCACGGTCAAGATTGGTGATTGGGATTTTGTGAAACCTGGCGTTTCTTCCCGTATTCGTTTTGATTCTGTGCCGGATAAGAAGCAGATTGATAATTCACTGAAGTTTATTAATGCGAGTATTCTTGAACCGACGATGAATGATGTTATTGATTCGGTTTACGAGACGGTTAATCGACAGTTCGGAGGGAGGCAACAATGAGTAACCTTGTTAAGAAGTTAGGACAATTGCAGGGGTTGCAGACGGTAAAAGATTTGTCTGTTCCTAAGCAGAGTACACCTAAGAACAAGAAGTTTTGGGCTGAGAAAATTGAGCAGTTTGATGTTGAAACCTTGATTGAGATTCAAGGGGAGATGGAGAAGTTCGTAGACTTGATGCGAACTGAAATTGATCGTCTACCAGATGGAACGCTTGATGTTTCGTCACTTGATGAAAACCAGCTCATGGAAGAATACATTTCTTACGAGAAAATTAACGCTTTTATCGGGGCACGCCGTGACCTTGTGAAAGAATTAGTTTTTGAAAAGATTAACCAGAACATTGTTGATTCTGGTGTAGAGACAGAGAATGGCCCTGAGAATGAAAATGGGTTCATTGCTGTTGAGGAGTTAGGCAAGAAGTTCTGTCGTGAAGGTGCCGGTGTAGGTAATCCTACAATTGATGAGGATAAACTTGCGGAGCTTCTTCCTGAAGAGGTTCGGGGTAAGGTTTTCAAGAAGAAAGTTATTCCAGAGCATGTAGAGTTTGAGCTTGATGAGGATGCTTTGATGGAGTTTGTTTCTTCCGAGCCTGAGTCTATTGGTCTTATTAAGAAGGCGTTGAAGCCAGGTAAGTTGCGTTCACCGCGTTTTGTGGTGCGTGATTTGAAGCGATGATTGATATAGTTGGTCTTGCTGAGATTTTGGGTTACTCTAAAATTTGGGTTAAGACCAATAAGAATGATTTTGCGTATGAAGATGGTACGCATATTTCCGGCACTTTCGTGAAGGCTAAGCAACTTTGGTCTTTTGACGAAGTGCAGGAGATTCTTCTTCATCTGTACAGGTCCGGCAAGTTTGATGACCAGAGGTTTTTTAAGTGTATGGAGCGGTTTGTTTTGATTAGGGACTACGGTGATTAATAAAACTGAATTCGTTGCTATTGCGGGGGCACACTCTGTAGGCAAAACCACTATCCTTAAGCAAGTTAAGTATGACTTGGAGAAGGTTTTTGGTTACCGGGTTGGTGTGCTGGATAGTAGTATGCGGCTTATTTCTTCTTTGGAGCGCGTGAAGAAGAATAGTAGTTTTACACGGCAAAGTTTGGGTGCACTTCACTATATCAGTGATTTGTATTTTGAGCTTGCGAATGGCCACAATGAGATTGTTTTGTGTGACCGGTCTATTTATGACTTTATGGCTTACTCTAAGTTGTATTTGAAACCGGGTGAGTTGTCTGACTTCTACAAGCTTGTGGGGTTTAAAGAGGAAGATTGGATGTACAGTTACCTGTATTTCAAGCGTCCTGATTACAGCATTCCTGTTGAGGAAGATGGTGTACGCCCCGGTGTTGAAGAGCAGAAGCTTATTGATGGTCTTATCGCATCTATTATTCCTGATAACGCTAAAGAGCTTCCTTTGAGTCTTTCGGAGTCTGTGGATGTTATTGTGGATGATGTGATTCATAAAAACTTTTAGTGTTCTGCATCACTTTTCAGCGTTTTAAGTTGCAGACAATGAAAGAACAAGTTATAATATAAACCAAGAGCTTAGCGGTTGTTCTTTCTTTCTCTTTCTTTCTTTCTACCGCTAAGTTCTTTTTTTTATTTCCGAAGGAAAAGAAGATTGAGTAAAGAAAAACTATTGGCAATTGTTGATGGAAACAACATCGCAATGCGGGCACATTTTGCATTCAAAAAGCATAACTTCACGTCAAACGATGGTGTTCCAACAGGTGCCTTATTTGGGACGATTATTCAGCACATTAACATTGTGAAGCACATTGACCCAACTCACCTTGTTTGGTTCTTTGACGCGGGTAAATCACGCGAAAGAACAGCTGAATTGGAATCATATAAGGGCAATCGGGAAAACCAGCCGTCGGAGGTTTATCACCAGTTTGATCTGATAGATAAATTCTTGTCTATCGCCGGGGTTCGGCACTACCGTGAACATGGTGTAGAGGCTGATGACCTTATCGCAAAGGCAGTGAAGTCATGGGGAGATATTGCCAAGGTAATTATTACTGGTGATCATGACATGCGGCAACTTGTTTCTGATTCGCCAAAGGTTTCTGTTCTTCAGCCAATTTCGGCTAAGGTAGACCCGGTAATTTGGAACACAGAGAAAGTAGTTTCGGAGTATGGGGTTCCCCCTGAGAAGCTTCCTGAAGTGTGGTCTATTTGTGGGGATTCTTCCGATAATATCAAGGGTGTTCCGCGTATCGGCCCTAAAGGTGCTTCAAAGATTATCCAGAAATACGGGGATATAAGTAACGCCCTGGTGCAGGAAGAAAAACTTAGGGGTCATGCTGATTTGATTGAAAAGAATTTTCGTCTTATTTACTTGGATGGTTCTTTTGCGTCTCTACCAATTAGTTTGAATGATTGCGTATTTAACAAGGATATGTACGACAAGAAGTTCATGTATGATTTTCTTGATAAATATTCTATCAATAGCATCAAAACCAAAGTACACACGGTAGGGATTTATTAAAATGATTGAATACATTGAAAATGCATTTTGTCATAGTGGTTTGTTTGAGACAGAGTGTCCAAGTCGCGGTGAAGAAAACAGTGCGGATAAACTAGCACGGAATGTTTACCTGAATAAACCACCAGTTGAAGACTTGATTTATGCCCATGAAGATTATTTTGAGCACGCTGATTTTGTAATTGAAATAGACTCAAAGAATGCGGAAAAGTACTGGGATTCTTTTGACATGAGCAGTCTTAACGTTTCTTTCGTTTATAACGTTGAGCTGGATAACCTTGTAGATTTTGTTCAAAACAATAGAGACAAAATTTATGCTAGCGACTGCATCAAGGCAAATGCTGATGGGTTCGGGCATTATGGTAGGATTGTTTATTACTTGCGGGAGAATTTTCCAAAAATAGCCGAGATTGTAGAGGATCTAGGATTCTACATTGAGTTCATTGTGAACGATTCATACGGGTTTATGGATGATGTAGATGATTATGCGGAGGAGATTCACAAGATTGTTAACCCGCTCACTTCACAGGTGGGTTTCAAGTGAGAGATTTTACTTCTTTGCTAAAGTATGCTAAGGTAGATGATGGTTTTTGACGAAAGTAAAGATAGGAGTCAAAAATGCATTTTGATGACAGTTCAACAGATTATCTGATTGAATTGCGGAATAAATTCCGTAAAACATTGCAGTTAGCCAAAGAAGAACTTGCCCTTGATGATGAAGTACGATTTGTCAAGGATGGGAAAATTATTTGGTTTGTTCATAGGCCGTATCCTAGTCGTCGCGTGAAGCGGCCCTTGGGGCGTGTTATGGTTCATGAACTCATTCCCATGGGTTATCTGAAAAACACCCGGGATTTGATGTTGATTGATGATATTTATTCCCTACTTGAAGGTGATATAGAGTGGGCTACAAAAGAAATGGGAGAGGATTTTAATCTTGATAAACAGGGTCGTATCGTCATTGTACCTCGTGCAAGCGAGTCAGCCGAATAGTGGTGTACTAAACCAACTAGCGAAAGAACACTTTAAGGATTCCGGTAAGAAAACTAAATCTGAACGGTTCTTTGAAGCTGCTTCCGAGAATAAAGTTTCGGCTGGTGAATTCGCTGGCCGGTTGTGTTATAACTCTTTTGATCTTCCGAATGATTCAACTTCTGGATCAGCGGATTACTTGAAGAATATTATTGCACAAAACCACATGAGTGTTTTGGAGCACATAAGCGTTTCTATTTTCTTCAAGGATGTTCCGCGCTCTTTGACACATGAGCTTGTGCGGCACCGTCACTTCTCATTCTCGCAAGAGTCACAGCGTTACGTGAAGCAAGCCCCACGTATTGTAGTACCTGCCATTATCAGCACTGATAGTGCCGAATCTGATTTGTTGGCTGAAATGTGCGATAAGGCGTATGAGAACTATGAAGATATTCTAGAGTCTCTGGAATTGCAGGGGTTCCCACGAAAGAAGGCACATGAGGCCGCACGTGCGGTACTCCCCAACTGTTTTGCAACGAACATTGTTGTGTCCGGTAATTTGCGTTCATGGTTTGAGTTCGTGCAAAAACGTGATTCCAAACACGCGGACGCAGATATGCAGATTGTAGCACATAAAGCATATAAGATTCTGGCTGAAGTTTACCCGGCCATTTTCAACGATGAGAATATTTTTGGCGTAAAGAACACTTCAGAGCAAAAGGGGCCTAAGCATGGTGGGTAGCTTGATTTATCAGAGTATTGTTGAGGGTGCGCGTGTTCCTCATGAAGTGGACCGCTTGAAGAAGGCGCACAATACGGACGCTGGATATGACTTGCAGGTGTTCCTACCTGATCACTTGACAGTTAAAATTGGACCTGGTGAAAAGAAGATGGTCGGTACGGGCGTTCGCGTTCAAATCCCGGAAGGGTACGTGGGGTTGCTATTTGGCCGTTCATCTTTGGCTACTAAAACCCCATTCCAGCTTGCCAACTGTGTTGGTGTGATTGATTGCGGCTACGCTGGTGAAGTTAAGCTTGTGGTCCGTAATACTTCCAGTAAGGAAGATATGTGGTTGAGTGCTGATGACCGGATTGCTCAACTTGTGGTTGTCCCGATCTTCTCTGGTGGTGCTACCCGAGTTAGTGAGCTTTCTTCTAGTGAGCATGAGCGCGGTGAAGGTGGTTTTGGTTCCACTGGTTATACTGTGTTGAAAAATCAGGTTGACCTGGTGGTTTGACATAAACGCTATAGGGTGGTAACTTTAAAAACAACAAGGAAGAAGTTACCACCCACTGCGGGTGGTAGTGTAGAGAAAGAAGGCCACCTGTGTACGCACGAAATTATTACACCGCCGGAAACCGCAAGTTCCAATTCACTGAAGCTGACAAGCCGGTATTGCGGACAACATGCGAATTGTACGAAAGCGGGATTGATTTCAGTCTTCTTGCAGAGAACATGTTCAAGGTGATTGGGATTGATAACCTTTTCATCAAACGCGGGGATGATTTGCGTGTGTACACAAAGGAAACGGTATCAATTGATGAAGTGCGTTTCGTACTAAGAGGAATTAAATATCAGTAAGGGTAATGAAAATGATTGAAGAGCTTTTTCCTAGTGGGAAACCTAAGACTTATGAGAACACTATCTTTGGGTTAGGTCATAAGGTTTTTGGTGGCGATGGATGGGAGATTATCGTAAACAACGATAATGGCTATGTTTTGTCGCAGACTAATGTTGAGGATGGGGTGAAGATTACTATCTTCAAGAGTATTAGTAAGGCTTTGTCGGGTGAAAAGCTTGATGAGAAGGTTGTTTCCCACCTTAAGGCCGGGGCTGTTTTGGCTACGTTCCTGTGATGTTGTCTCCGTTTCTTTTGAAATGGAGGATAGATCGGGACATACCGGGTGGTTTTGTTTCTAAAGCGAGTTTGCCGGAAGAATCGGGGGCTTCCGGTATTACTATGATCAAAACTTTTGATGATGTAAAAGTTAGTTTAACTTTTGATGATAGTAGCTTTGGGTTCCTAGAGTATTCTTCTAGGACTAGGGAAGTGTTCGGCAATATTTTTAGTCTTAAAGAACTTGATGGTTTTATTAGTTTTCATAAAGGTTTGATGATGTAATGAGAGCTTTTATCATTGAGTTTTTAGTTTCTCTGTGTGTAATTATTTCCGGGGTATCACTGCTGTTCGCTTTTGTTCTTAATGACCCGGTTTTTGTTGTAATTATCCTCATTATGATTTTTATTGAGTGTATTCTTCTTGTTGGTGAGTTAATTGATTAAGTTTAGTTGGTATAGTTTTGCTATTACATTATGTTGCTTTGCTTGTTTTATTTCTTTTCTTGTTGGACTTGTTGTGAATGATTTTGTTTTAGCATCAGCTTCATTGCTGTCATTCACGGTTAGCATCATTAGTTTGATGTGGTGTGTGACAAATGCTCCAAGGAAATAACCAGTTCAAAGATTTTTGGGATAAAAACAGGATTTTTGTGCCGTTCTTCCTTATGGTTTTATTCTGTTTGTCGATTATATGTTGCGGGCTTTATGAATCACCATTTGCGTTCGTGACGGCGATTATTTCCATAGACCTTGTTTTTCTTTGTCTTTACTTGGAGTCATGCAATAATGAGAACGATTAAACTTTTGCCTTTGATGTTGATTGCGGCCACAAGTGTAGCTAGCTTTTTCATGGCATTTCATTTTAGTTTTAATGGTGATGGAACTAAAGCTTTCTGGTTGTATAATTTAGGTGTGGTTTTCTTTTCGATTTATGTAATTGTTTTTGACTATTTTTATCAGAGAAAATGAAAGAAAATAATAAAGTAACAGAACTTGATATATTCAAAGAAATTTAAGGGAAAGATTGAGATTTAGCCGTGTTCGAAGAAGACAAGTTTGAGAAACAATTTGGGGTTCGGGTTAAAGATATGGCCCCGAAACAGATTCTTTCGTGGTTTGAATTGCGCCATGCTGAGGCTTATGGTTTGCCGAATGTTCTTGTGACAACTGGTGGGAAAGAGAAAGCAATTGTTGCTGAGATAACGAAAATGCTATCCCGAATGGGTGGTGAGTCTGTTGAGACTTTGCTTAAGTATATCTTAGGTTGGGAAGTGTCTCATTCGGAGTATATTTACAACGTTGACTTTTTCCACAGCACCCGAACGTGGTTGCAGGATAAGCTGCTTGTTGAGGCTTTTAAAATGAAGAAAGAGCGTGATATAATTAGTGATAATTATCAAATGTACAACGCGCTTTTGGATGGGTAATGACTTTCGATGTAAGAGACAGCTATCTTTCTGATAAGGATTCAGCAAGAGTTTACTCAATGTATCCTGCGTTGGAAAGAGGCTGGAAAAAGTATTGCCCCACCTGCAAAAAACAAGGGTACTATTTCTTCCGGGGCGAACGTGTAGAATGTGATTGCCAAATGCAGGTGGCCTTGTGCAAGCATTATCTTAATGCCGGGATTGGACTGAAATACCAGCGCCTTGACTGGGATGACTACGAAAACAAAGAAGCTGAGGCGTACGTAACGTCTAGGCGTTATATTTTTGGAGAAGAAAAATTCTATGACTACGGCATAGGAATTTTCTATTTCGGTTCATTCGGTGCCGGTAAAACCATGTGTGCAAATCTAATCATCAAAGAACTTGTGAAGATGGGGCGGCGCTGCTTTGCTACTACTTTCGCAAACACTGTTGAGCAATTTACTTCAGGATGGAACTCTAATGACCAAAAGAAGTATTTTGAGAATAAGTTCGTGAATTCTGATTTTCTTTTGCTTGATGATTTGGGCAAGGAGATGAGGACTAAGAATAATCTCCCTGAGACTCTGTTTGATAATTTGCTTAGGCAGCGTGAACAAGCTGGCAAGGTTACCATCATTACTACCAACATCAAGTATGAAGAACTTGCGCATGGATACGGTCATGGTGTACTATCTATGATGAATGAGACTAAAGTGCTGGTCAAAGCGGATAATCCCGATTACCGGCCAGCTGCTATGCGTAGGAACATTGATGAGATTAAGAAAAACGTAACTCGTCCTATCGTGTAGTGCCTTTTAAGAAAGAGAAAGAAAGATTCATGGACGTAGAACGTCTAATTATTTCAAAGCTTACCGACAAAAATGAGATTAGTCGGTGCTGGGATTTAGGTGTTCGGCCAAAGATTTTTACCGACCTTACACATGGCCGTATTTATGACTTCATTGTTAAATACTGGCAGCGTGAGGCAATGGATAACGCCCCCACCAAGCAAGTTATTGAGCGGGAGTTTCCTACTTTCTCTGTTCTTGACCACGTTGAAGAGTCAACACCTTGGTTGGTTGACCAGCTTAAGAAGCGCCACATCTCAAATAATGTTCAAGGGCTTATGCGTGGGGTTGCCCGTGAAAGCGTTGATGACCCTGAGAACGCCTTGTCGTTGCTTTTTGATGGGGCGTGGGATTTAAAGAATGCCGTTGCTGAGCGTTCCAGTCGGGTTAACTTGGCTGAGAATATGGAGCAACGAAAGAAGCGATACACTGATGCTCTTTTAACGCCTCAAGATGGTGCTCCTATTGGGTTCAATGACATTGACAAGCATACGCAGGGTATTAGGCCGGGTGAGTTGGCTTGTGTAGCTGCTTACACTAAGGTGGGTAAGTCATGGACGCTGATTCATTCAGCGCTTGCTGCCAGAAAAAAGGGGTTCACCCCTTATGTTGCTACTCTTGAAATGAGCGTTCCTGAATTTGAATATCGTTTTGATGCACTAAATTCCGGGGTTTCTTATTCACGATTGCAAAATAGAACTCTGGATTCGGATGAGTTGAAACGCTTGGATGCTTCACGCGATGAGTTGGCGCAATATGGAGATATTTTTGTTGAGCAACCAGACCGTGGTGACCGTACTGTTAATGATTTGGTTGGCCGTGCCCGTCAATTAGGCTGCGATTTTATTCTTATTGACCAGTTGTCTTTCATGAATTCTGTCAAGGAATATGACTCACTGACTAAGCAATATACTGAAATTATTTTTGATCTTAAGTCAGAGATTTCTTCACCTGATCGTGGACAAATCCCCTGCTTTCTGGCTGTTCAGTTGAACCGTGCGGCTGTTGCTGAGGAAGGCAAGAGGGCTTCAGTAAGTAATATTGCTTATTCGGCGGCTATTGAGCAGACGGCAGACTGTGTTTATGGCCTTTATTCCAACAAAGACTTAAAGAATAACGACAGTATGATTATTGATATTCTAGCTTCTCGCAGGTCTACTCAAAAGTCTTGGCTTTTGGAATGGTCGCTTAATGATTATTCTAAGTTGGATGTTCGTAGGGAATTGAATGACGATGAGTAATTATTTCGACAAGCAAATTCAGAGAAAAGAGTATGATGATCTTATGCGGAGGATTAACCCCCGCAAAGTTTTGGAATACTATGGTGTTAAAAATGATTATGAAGTCGTTGAAGATAATGGGGAGATAGAGGTTCAGCATTCTTGCTTGATTGACACGGTTGACAAGCATCATTCTAATGGTGATCAAAATCCATCGGCGCGGATGAATCTTGATAAGAAGCTTTATATTTGTTTTTCTTATGGCGGCGGGGATATTATTTGGTTCATTAAAATAATGGAGAAAACAGATGACCTTAACTCCATAAAACATGTCATTGAAAAGTTTCTTGACGATGCTGTAACAGACGTTGACGCTTTTACGAAAGAACTAGACAAATTGATGTCTGGTGATTCCGAGGAAAAACACGCGCATATTCCCGTGTACAATGAGCGTATTTTGAGGAATTGGAGGGTTGCGCACCCGTACATGGTGAATGACCGTGGCATATCCTTAGAGGCACACAAGAAGCTTCAAATAGGTTATGACAGTCAAGCAGTGAGGATTGTTTTCCCGCATTTCTGGGAAGGCAAACTAGTTGGTTGGCAAAAGCGAGCGGTTCCACCGTCGGATGATTGGCCAGATACACCACCAGATGTACAACCAAACGGTAAAATGTACTTGCCTAAGTACAAGAACTCACCGGATTTCCCCAAGTCACAGACTATTTACAACTATGATTTGATTAAACAACGCGGTTGTGATACAGTAGTTGTTGTTGAATCTCCCATGTCTGTGGCTAAGGCTGAAACACTCACTGATGGAACAGACCTTTTAAGTAATGTTGTTTCGACTTTCGGGGCGAAAGTTAACCAGGCACAAATCGATGCATTGAAGGAATTCAAGCACGTTTTTGTGTACATGGATTCCGACAAGCCGGGGTTTATCGCGACAACAAAACTTGTTCGTGGTCTACACAGGTTCTGTAATGTGATGGTCGTTCAGCCGGAACCGAATAAGGACATGGGTGATTATTGGGCAAGGGAAGAAGTGCTCAATGTTATTGATAAAGCAGAACCGGCGTTCATGAAGTTAGCGGAGTGGGATGATGGATTTTCAAGAAATGGCAGACATTTTAAACAAAAAGGGACCAGACTTTAAGAAAGACAACGAAACTTTGATTGAGGAAAAGATTAAGTCTTTAGAGGAGGGTGGAGTGCCGGATGACAAGAGGCCGCTATGACGGCATAGGTTTCCCCCACACTTCTAAGGCGATTGTTGTTTATCCTAAAGGTGTTCGTGACCCGAATCTGTTCTATGCTTATTTAGGTGTGATTCCTCAGTCTAGTTTTGAGGAAATACATAAGGCATACAAACGTAAAGCCAAGCAGGTTCACCCCGATATTTCAGGTGATGTAGATGAGTTTTACAAGCTAGAATTTATTTACAAGACACTCACTGATAACCGGTATTATTATGATCATATACCTCCGGGCGAGAAGATGTTAGTGCCGTGGGAGAGGAACGAAAATGATCAACAATTTGTTGAGAAAAGTATACGGGTTGACAAAAAGAACAGCTACTCGTATTATTATTCATGTGAGCACGTTGATTATTTTGTACAAGAGTGGTACAGTAAGATAATCAAGTTGTTCTCTGAATGCAACATTGAAACCAAAATAGTAATCCATGTGAACCAAAAACTGACAAAAACTGATAGATTCTTTGAAGTACCAAATATGAAACCAAAAGATATTGAAGTTTTGATTTTGGCTTTGATTACTACACTGAAAAATATTGAAAGGGCTATGAAATGAAAACTGGTTTCGCTGCAATGACGGAAATGATCAAGAAGCAGCAAGAAAAACAAAGTGGGGGTGGCTTTCTTCCGTATTTGACTTGGAAGGATGACCGAAGTGAGGGCGGATTTGAATACCGAAAGACTCTACGATTTCTAAGCGATGATATCGTTTCATGCGAGATGTATGACTTTATTCCTTGTTTGGATACGAAACTGCGTAGTTTCATTGTTCCAGCTTCCATTGATCTTCCGGGTGAAGACTGGGTGAAGAAGTCAGGGGTGAAGGTCAAGGGCTTTGGAAACACTGGTTTTGTTGATCCTAAGCCGCGTGCTATGGGCATTGCAGTGGCTTGTCTGCGTGAAGAATACCAGTGCCCGCGTGAGGGTATCCTGAAGATTCGTGACGTTGAAGAAGACTACGAGTATGAGCAGGACGGTGTAACAAAGACTGGCCGTCGAAAGAAGTACGTTCTTGTCAAGCAGTCTTTGACTAATTTCTGGAATGGAATTATCCCGTTCTATCAGCGTTACGGTTCAATTATTGATCGTGATTTTGTTATTGAGCGTGTCAATAATGATGTGAATACCCGCTATACTTATGTGCCGTTGGACCCGATTGAGGGTTTTCGCACTAAGGAAGAGATTGATGCACATTATGATCTAGATTTTGATCTTCTTGAATTTGCGAAAAACCTTGCAGAACCTGAGAATGCTAAGAAGCTTCTTGTTACTGGTGAGGGTTTGGACGCTCCAACTGCGAACAATCATGGAACAGGTTGGACACAGGGTAATCAGAGCGTTGGTGGGTTCCAGGGCAACGGCAACACCGGTGGGTTCCAAAATAATGGTAATGTTGGTGGATTCCAAGGACAGTCACAGAACACGCCGCAAGATAATGGTCAGGATGAAGCAAAGCTTAAGTTCGATGAACTTAGGGGCAAGCTGATGGGTTATTAATAGTAGGAATCTGGTTCGGGCACTGAGTTTTGTTTAGACTTAGTGCCCGTTTTACTTTTATTGGGGAATTAATGTCTGATTTCGTTGGGCTTCATGTCCACTCACAGAATTCTTTCTTGGACGGTTATTCATCAATTGAATCAATTGCATCTAGGGCTAAAAAACTTAATCAAAAAGCAGCGGCGCTGACAGACCATCAAGAGGTGGGCGGGCATCTTCGTCTTCAAAAAGAATGCCGGAAGAATGATATTAAACCTATCTTTGGCTGTGAAGGATACTTAGTTGATAGTGTGAGTCGGGTTCGGGAAGAAAAAGACCGAAACAATTCTCATATCACGCTTTTAGCAAAGAACAAAAAAGGTCTTAGCAATCTTTGGGCATGGACTACTGAAGCTTATAACGATAATTTTTATTACCGTGCGTTGCAGGACTGGGATGGTGCGCGGAAGTACGCTGATGGGTTGTTCGCGTCTGATGGGTGCCTTTTGTCTTACATGGCTGACTCCATTATCAAGGACGATGAAGGTAGGCAGCATGAGTTAATGGCGCAATACTTGGATGTTTTTGGTGATAACTTCTATATGGAGCTTCACACATTCCAGTTCATTGAGCCGCAAACAGCCAGGGACATTGAGCTTAATCAGCAAATGACTAAGGTCAATCAGGCTAAAGTTGAGTTGGCAAAACAATATGGCGTGCCGCTGGTTGTGGTTAATGACTCCCATTACACTCAGCGTGAAGATTGGGTTGAGCACGCTCTATTGTGGAAGTTCAATACCAAAAACAATCAGGATGCTTTAGAGGGTAGCCAAACTGCAACTTGGATGATGGATGATTCGGACATAATTTACTTTATGTCTAAGCATGGTATCTCTGAGGATATTACCCGGGAGGCTATTAAGAACACTTCTTGGATTTCGGAACAGTGTAACGTTGAGATTGAGTCTGGTCTTCATATGCCGTCACTTTCTGATTCTGAACGTGACGAAATGAAAACATTCCTGGATACTGTTTCTGAGGGCTTTGAGCGTAAAATTGTTCAGCGTGGCTTAGATGCCGAGCTTTATTTTGAACGTCTAGAATCAGAGATTAAAACAATCACTGATAAAAAGTTCCACAGTTATTTTAATGTGGTTGCTGATTATTCACGCTGGTGCAAGCATGGTTCGGATATTCTTATGGGGCCGTCCCGTGGTTCAGCCGGTGGTTCTCTTGTTGCTTACGTGATGGATATTACCGAGGTTGACCCCATCAAATATGACCTTATCTTTAGCCGTTTTATTTCTGAGGATAGGCAAGGGTTCCCGGATATTGATTTGGATTTCCCTAAATCACGCCGGGGTGAAGTTGTTGAGTATCTAGGGAACAAATATGGTCATGACCACATTTGTGGTATTGGTTCGCTGGGTACAGGTAAGCCTAAAGGTTTGCTGAAGGATTTGAGTAGGGCTTACGGCATTCCGCTTGAAGAGGCTAACCAGATGTCTAAGATTCTTGGCAAGGTCAAGGATATTGACACGGCTAGGGTTGATGTGAGCTGGGAGGAAGTTCTTGATCAAGCCGGTGATGATCTGAAGCCGTTTATCCGACGGTACCCGGAATTGTTTGAGAAGATGAATAAAATGGCCGGGGTTATTAGGCAGCCAGGAACACATGCGGCTGGTGTTGTTGTGTCCAACAAACCGCTTTTGGGTATTCTTCCAACAAGGAAGGGCAACAGTGGTATTTCTTCCGCTTTTACTAAGGATGAAGTCGAAGAGCTAGGTTTTGTTAAGCTTGACGTTCTTGGATTGAGGCACCTGGATACTTTACAGGTCGCGCATGATCTTATTTTGGAGCGTCACGGTGTCGATTTGGATTATTTGTCTTTTGATGATAAATATTTCGATGACCCGGATATTTGGAAATGCTTTGAAACTGGTGACGTGAATGGTATTTTTCAGGCTGAAACTACATCAATGACTAAAGTTGGTCGTAGGATTAAGCCTAAGAATGTGGAAGAGCTTGCGATTCTGTTTTCCGTTAACAGGCCGGGTGTTGTTCGTGCTGGTCTTCTTGATGTGTTCTTGGATCGCTGGGAAGGGATTGAGCCGGTTCATTCCGATCACCCCATGATGGATGAAGTCGTTGGGGACACTATGGGCATTGTCGTGTATCAGGAGCAAGTAATGAAGGCTGTTCAGGTTATTTCTGGGTTCAGTCCTACTGAAGCTGATAAGGTGCGCAAAATCATTTCTAAGCAAAAGATGGAGGAAATGAAGAAGCTCAAGATTGAGTTTATTGAGCGTGCTTGTTCTAACCCTAAGTTTGTTGAGTTGTCGGAGACTGGTAATCCTCAGATGGATGCGGAGAACATCTGGCGTGGCATCGAAACAACAGCCATCTATGCGTTCAACAAATCTCATGCGGTTGGGTATGCTATCTTGGCTGCGTGGGAGCTGTGGGTTAAAAAATACTACCTTATTGAGTTTTTGACTGCACTTGCAACTACGGACAAGGACAAGTATAATAACTATGTGTCCGAGGCTAGGCGCAAGGGGATTAAGATTGCTCCACCGGATGTAAATGCTTCACAAACTGGCTTTTCCATTGACGGGAACACTATTCACTATGGGTTCTTGTCACTCAAGGGAGTTGGTGGTAAGGCAACGGACGCTATTGTTAAGAATCAGCCGTATCTTTCGCTTGATGACTTCTTGGATAAAACCAAAAAGCAAGGTGTTAACAAGACGGTTGTTACGACACTGATTAGGGTTGGGGCGTTTGATTCGTTGCACCCTGATCGGAGTAGTCTTCTTAGAACCTATTATGACATGAAGAAGGTCAAGGATACGGATGTTCCTGATTTTACGGATGAGGAAGTTGTTTATCAAACAGAGTTAGAGCTTACCGGTAATTTTATTACTCGTGATCCATTGGCTAAGTTCGAGCCAATGATCCGTGAGTCGTGTATTACCACAATGGACGAGTTTGAGGAAGTTGAGTCGGGTAATAATGTTATTATCGGCGGTAAAACTTCACTGGTGAAGAAGCATATTGACCGTAATGGTAATGAAATGGCTTTCATTGATATTACTTTCGATGATGAAGTTTTTAGTATGCTTTGTTTTGCTAAGGATTGGGCAAGAATCTCAGCTCTTGTTGAGGAGTCTAAGCCAATGATTGTTTTGGCCACTAAGCTTGATGGTGGTTCCGCTTGTATCAAAAGAGTAGAAAGACTGGATTATAAAAATGAGCAGTTTTGAGCATGTTCTGCTGAACAAAAATGAAGTTGTTTACGTTGATCGAAATGATAAGAAAAGTAAAATCACTGTTGGTGAGCTAAGTCCAGGAGATAAAATTCTGGGTGCTGAAGGCATGTACGATGTTGTTGTTTCTGACGCTCATGAGGTGAAAGAAGGAACACTTAATAATTTTAAGGTTCTTCCTAATCTTGCTGAGTTTCAGGCAGCGCGTGTTTCTAATGAAACAAAAGGTTACGCTAAGACGGCTGAACTTCCCCGAGAAGGTGTGGGATACAAGGATTCATATGCTTTCGGGTACATGTTAGGGCAGTTGTCTGTTTTTGCTAATGGTGTGTTCTCATATCCTATGGTAGACAAGCGTTTTATTGAAGCGTTGATTGACAAGCGACGCTATGAATTCAGTGTGCGGGCTAACAGCGATCACCTTGTGCGAGCAAAGTGTAACAGTGACGATTTTGATAAGCTAACTCTACTTGCAACAGGTGATGAGTCTGAGTGGGATAAAGTAATCAATTGTGGGGTTATCCTGCGGGAAGAGTTCTGCAAGGGATTCTTTGATGCGTGTGGCACACCGAACAAGAAGATTGTTATCTCGCACCCAATGGGAATTTACGCGGACAAAATTAAAGAACTGTTTTTGCGCACTTACCGTTTCTGTGGTGAGCCAACAAAGGTGAATGATAAGGCTATTTCTGCCATTGTTTGTACCCCTAGTGACCCATTCCAGCGGAGCGACAAGCGTTCTAAATTCATTAAGAGCGAGAAGAAGAATTGCCGGATTGTGAATAAGGGTAGTGTTGTAGCAAGCAACCTTATTGCGGTGTATACTGAAGGGAATAAGCCTTTTGCTTTCTCTGATCATTTCTTCACTATTTAAGGAAAATTACTTTGGATGAGCTTTCTAAACTGAAGCGTTCTGTTCAAAAGAAGTACGGAGATACCGCTATTTCTACGGCTACGGAAATGGAGCCGTCGATTTATGTTCCATCTGGTTCCTTAGCGCTTGATTTTGCCATTGGTACGGGTGGTATCCCTCATAACCGAGTGGTTGAAATTGCTGGTACTGAGGGTGCTGGTAAGACTACTCTGGGTATTCTGGCCATGTCTAACTTTCTTGATAAGTTCCCTGAAAGAGGCGCGGCGATTATTGATTTGGAGCACAAGCTTTCTTCCGATTGGATTAGGATGCTCATTGGCGAAGAAAAAGCCAACAGAGTTATTATTGTTTGGCCGGATGATATTGAGCAGGCTACCGCTATGTACCGGGAGATTTGTTCTTCTGGGGCTATTTCCTATGTTTTGTTAGATAGTATTGGTGGCGCGCCTACTTCACGTGAGCAGGAAAAAGTAGCTATGGGTGGTAACACACTGGGTGTTGGTCACTTTGCCACTACAGCATCTGTATTCTCCCATAAGTACGAGGTGTGCACGGTTGGTATTAACCAGGCGCGTGAGGATATGGGTGGGTACAACCGGTTCATCACACCCGGTGGTAAGAAGTGGAAACATGCTTGTGTTCTGCGTATCCAGCTGAAACCGGGTAAGGATAAGTATGTAGAGAAAATCAATGGTGAAGATGTTCAAATTGGCTATTCAATCATTGCTAAGGTGATTAAGAACCAGCTTGCGGCACCGTTCCGAGTAGCGTGGTGGCCGTTCTACAATGTTTTTACTGAAAAATATGGTTTTGGTATTGACCGTCTTTCGGAGATTGTGCGGTTGTCTGTGATGACTGGTGTGATTGAGCGAAAAGGCGCGTGGTATTACCATGATCTTTTCCCTGATGGGAAGATTCAATCTGTCGATGGAGTAAGTAATTTCTTGCGGGAAAATACGGAGATTGCTGAAAAGATTTCCGATCAAGTTCTTGACGCAGTTAAAGAAAAAGGCACGTCAAGTGTAACTAGTTTTGGCACTAACGAGGCTGAACTTAGTGAAGAAGATAACAAGATTACAACAAGCTTCAATGAGGCTTTTATTAACGGAGGATTTAAGTAATTGGGTAATAAAGAAGAAACACAGATGAGTGATGCCGTAAAGGAAATTCTTGATGAATCGGCGGCTAAAGAGCAGGCATTGCGCGAGGAACTTCACCAGTCCTTTAGCGAGAAGATTCACTTAGAGGCTGAACAGATTGAGGCGATTGACCTTTTTGCTTCTACCACCCCCGTGGTTAATCTGAGTGAACAGGGTGAATACCCGGATTTTCTAGAGGCAATGTATGCAGTTAACGAGTATGTCGAGCTTTTGGAGAATACTGTTAAAAGTCTTTCGGGATTGGCTGCATTGAAGTAATGCCCCTTAAGCCGTGGGAAAAATGGGAGTCAGATGTTCAGGATGCTCTGGGTTTGCGAGGCACTGTTTCATCTGGCTCCAAGTTTTATGATATTTCTGATGGTGTCGGAACAGATTATGATTCTGATTTTCGGTTAATGGCTGATGCTAAGTGTACTGAGAAGGGGTCTTATTCAATCAAGTGGGATTTTATGTCTCAATGGATTGAGAAGGCGGCGCAACATGGAACACGGTTTATTCTCCCTATTCGTTTTAATAACGGAAAGGGTTTGAATACTGATTATGTGGCGTTGTCTTTTGATGATTTTTGCGAGATTGAAAAGGCCGCGAAGTCCGAGTTTACCAGTGATGAAATTGATTTGATCGAGAAGATTATTTCTGTGGCACCGGAAGAAACAAAGAAAACATTAACCAGTATTGTTAAGAAAATGAAGTGAAGTTTTGGTTAAGTTTAATATTGGTAATTTTCTAGCTAAAATTGAGAACAGGCAGAAAATTCTCCCGCATCTTGAAGCAGCTATTGTTTCCAATAAGTGGCCTGAGTCTTATCAGGTTGAGATTGATTCATCGCCTTATTATGGTTTGACTAAACCTGATGGAACTAAGGGTGTTGGTGGTTCTGGTGATGGTTATTTTCACCCGTCTACTCACCCTTTGATGGGGCATCGAAGGTTGTGGCTAGAGTTTCACCCTGAGCTTTCTAAGAAAAAACTTCCGCAACGCCGTACATTGTCTGGTGAAATGACCTTGGCTATGGGCACGGCGATTCATGCTATTGTGCAAGAGCAAATGGTTATGGCGGGTATTCTTAAGCGTGAGAATATTGAGTTTGAGTATGTGAATGAAGAGCATATGTGCCGTGGCCGTATTGATGCTATTGCTACAATCCCCGGTGAAGGTGATATCCCGGTAGAGTTCAAGACGCAGAACTCTTTTAGCTTCAAGAAACAAGACCATATTAAGGAAAGTTGGGATATTCAACTTTCTATGGGTATGGATAATTCAGGCCATGACCACGGCGTTTTGATGGTTCTGGAATCAGGTTGGCCTTATAGCATGAAGGAATTCCAGGTTCCACGAAACGATGCGAAACTATCGGAAGTGTATGAAAAGTTTGATAGTGTGCGCGATGACTTGGCGCTAGATATCATGCCGAAACCATGTTGTGAGCCGGGTAGTGGTATAATGCAGGAATGCCCATTCAGGTATGTTTGTTGGGGAGAAGATTCTAAGTGAAAGTTTTAGGGTTTGACCCCGGTGTAAGTAAGTCTGGTTGGGCTATTATTTGTTCAGAGAATGGTCTTGTTGATTATGGGTTTCAGTCATTCAAGTCTTCCAAGGATGGTTTTAATGACAAAATCAATGAGGAAATGAAGTCAGCAATACCATTCTTCGAGGATAAAATCTCTGGTGTTGATGCTGTTGCGTGGGAGATTGTTCCGTCTTTTGGGAGGATGAATCAGCGTGAACGGGTGTTATCTATCGCGTCTGTTGTCAAGGTTGTTACATTCCAGAACGGAAAGAAGTGGTTTGGCAGGACACCCACTACAGTCAAGAAGCTGGTTTGCGGAAATGGTCGCGCTGAAAAGGCTGAAGTTCGCGCGGCGGTTGAAAGTATTTATCCGCAACTACTTGAGCTGAAAAAGAAAATGAAGCCGGATGTTTACGACGCTATAGCGATTGGTCATGTGGCTCTGGTTCACAATGAATGGGAGGTGTGAAAATGGATAGGTGGGGTGATGTTGCAGATGGTGTAGCGCAAGACTTGATGCAAGAGCAAATGGATGAGCTAGACCAGTCGGAAGAAACGGTAGAGGAACACCGGGTTATTGGCTGGGAGAAAACTAATCTTCTTTCTAAAATTGAGTTCAAATGGAAGAAAGAGGATGAGGTTGTATTAGCGAGAATACGAGCAGCTTCCGACACTATCACTAAAAACCACTTCATTACCATCTTCAAGGCGCTTGATGCTGTTTATGGTAATATCCGGGTGCCAAAGGTTAATCAGAATGGTATGACTGTTTTTGATGAGAATGGTCGTATTGTTTGGGAAAGAAACCCGGATGGTTCTTATAAAGAAGACTGGTCTCTGCTTGATGGTTTTGATATTGAGGCGGCTATCTTTGAGTTGCAAAAGGCGCGAACAGAGTTAGCTGTACAAAATAATTCCTTGTTCCAAGAAGCTGTTTTTGCGAAATATATTTACCGTGATGAGTACCAGGATTCGTATAGGTCTTTGTTAGATGGTACCCAGGGTGACCGCAATTCTTTCGCTCACAAAGCTACGCGGGAATCCAGATACTTTGCGTTCTATAAGTTTTGCTTGTGGAACAGTTCTGATATACTGTTGAAGGAAATTAATAATCTTCAACGTATTATGGAGCGTATTAGAGAATGGCGCATAAGGTCTTACAGGTCGGAAGAATCCCTGAAGTTTCAGTAGAGCGGCGTAAGTTTTTCCTCAATATTTATCGTAACCTTGAATTGTTTGCTGATATTATTGAGGAGAACGGCCCATCACTGGAGTTCATTAAGATAGGTAGGGAGACTATTTATTTTGGTGAGCTTATGAATGGGTTTGGCGAGCTTACTTTTCTGGAGAAAGTGGTTTTTCGGGCTGTTTGTTTTGAAGAGCGTAGTTACGCCGAAATCCGAGATGCTTTGTTCCCTAGTGCTTCTAATACTAATGTTGTTGCGTTGAAGTTCACTTCCGCAATGAATAAGCTTATTCTGTTTTATGACAATGCTGTTCTTATGAAGTATTGCTTGAAAGAGAACAAGAAAGTAAAGGAAATTAAACGAAAGAAAATTGTTGATGGCAGAATGGAACAATTTAATAAAGAACAAGAAGAAAAAAGTATTGAGTTGCGTGGGGCTTTAGTGTGATTAAAAAAGATGAGGGAAAATCAGCTAAATCCGGCATTGACTGGAATTTAGAAAATGAGGCTAACGATTGGCTGAAAGAACGTTCTCGCGGGTTAAAGCGTGGCGAGAAGGGCTTTTTGACTGAGGAGCAGATGCTTAGGCGTAGGTCTAAAGAGGTATATACTCAGGTTGGTGTGCCGGATAAGGCTTATTATTCTGGTATTTTCAATCGTGCGCATAACCCTAAGGCTGGTTGCCGCAAGAATGATAAGGATGATCTTGTGTGAGCTATGAGCCGGTAAAGATAAATAAGGCCGCGTTGAGAAAGCGTGTTGAAAAGGAAGTTGAGCAGCTTAAGTTAGCTGGCCGGTTGTATCAGTTTAAGGAAGAGCGGCGTTGTAAGGTTTGTAGGCAACCTGAGTTGTTGCCGATTATTCACCGTGCTCTTTCTATGGGTGCTACTATTACTCAAATCCATAAGGATATTGAGCTTTATAATAATAAGCTGTCTAAAGAAGACCGGATTAGTATTAATTCTCTTTATAATCATGCTAAAAAGCATTTTACTGAGGATGATACGGCGCGTGTTGTTTACCGTCGTATTCTTGAAGAGAATGCCCGTAAGCAGGAAATTGATTATATTGACGGTGTAACTAATATTATTACGCCGGAGGCTTTCTTTGAAACTGCTATGGTGCGGGGTTACCAGACTCTTGTTAGTGAGTCGTCTTTTGTTGATTTGAAAACTGGTATGGAGGCCGCTACTAAGGTTCACCAGATTAGACAAGAGACCAGGGATTCTCAAGAAATCGAGGATATTATTTATAAGACTAACAAGATTATGGAGATTATTCGTGAGGTAGTCCCGGCTGAATATTGGCGGGAAATTACCCGTCGTATTTCTGAAGAAGAGAATGGTTCAATTGATTCGGAAGAAGTTTTTGGTGATGTTGATGAAATTGGGCCTGATGAAGATGTTGAAAGTGAGTAGTTTTGTCTCGTATTCGTGTTAATGATTTTTCTAAATGGGTTGATCATTTTGGTCTTAGTGAAGCCCTTAAGAACGATGGTGAGGGCGTTCATGGTTTAGGTTATGGTCAAACATTCATGGAGGGGCATGTTTTTGATGTTCTTCCTGGTCAAGAGTTTTCTTACGTGTTCTGCAATACGTCCACTGATGCGGGAAATAAGACTCTGAGGAACACGGTTGCTGGATTGAATATGTCCACAATGGGTTCTAGTATTCGTTTTGACCATGAAGATGATGAGAAATGGCACGGGTTCTGTGCTAACCGTTTTGGTTTCTTAATCCACACTAAGAAGGATGACAATAAGTTCTATGTCCGGGTTTACCGGCCAGATGAAACTGGTATCTTGCAGGTTATTAACGATGTGCCCATTGCAAATATTGACTTGGATAACGACGTTGTGCTAGGATGCTATGCTGACCGTCAGTTCTTGCATATTTTGTCCCGGAAGAATTTTGGGGAAGTTGCGGAACAGGTCAATGACACTAGCCTACTGATTGACAATCTTCACCATGTGGCGGCAACCAGTGTGATTCCTGGTGTGTCTTCCGAGGGTATCCGGGAGATTAAGGTTCACGATTCGTTTACGGAGACGGTTTTTTATTTCGTTTACGAAGACAAAATAAAGTCTCGAGGTGCGATTGAGTCTAGGCCAGTGAAGACTGTTTTTGAAGGCTCAACTAAGAATATGGTCCTGATGCCTCATGTGTATGCACGTCTTGGTTTTAACGATCGTACTAAGAAGATAGTGTACGCTCTGACTTCACCAGAGGGTAAATTTGAGTTAAAGACACTGATTGTGACCTAAAGTCGCAGGTCAAGGCAGTAGTTGACACATTATTGACTAACATGCTATAGTGTCAATCTGTAAGGAAATCTTCCCGCTAGGTTTTGTTGTTAAGTTCACCTAGCGGGATTAAACATCTATACGCGAGGAAAGAAAAGAATGGTAGAGAAGCAGCTTATTGATGATGGTTGGATGGAATACCGTTTGGTGGTGGCCAATGGTGAGAAGTGGGAAACGGGGGAGTGGGATTCAAACTATCCGGCAATCATGGGGCAAGTTCGATTGCTAGATGGGGAAGAGTTCTTTGTAGAGTATCGCAAGGTTTCCAAAGTGAAGCGTCTCCCGGGGGTTGGGATTGAGCCTTACTACAATGGGGAAGACTATGATGATATCCAAGACGCAGAGGAATTCTAATGTACCCAAAGAGCTATACAGAGTTCGCTGAGGAACGTGATCGAATCTCTAAAAAACATGAGATTCTGTTGACCAATGTTTCTGTTGATGATGAAATGACGGCAACAGTACATGGTAAGGGCGCATTTAGCTTTGCGGAAGATGGGTTGAAGCAGTTCGGCGCGTCCATTGGGGTTAGCGGTTCTTATCTAGTTAAGTGCCCGCCACCATTGCAAGCAGATAATATCCGGTTTTGGCTTGATGAAAGTAATCCCGAGGGTGATAAAACCATTGTCCTTGAAACAAAGAACAGCTCTATTGTTGGGGCATCTACCCGGTCATTGGATAGTGTGACTCCATCTAGCATGGTTCGGGATATTGCCGATACATTTGGCGATGACCTGGAAGTTATCGCATTTGGAGAGGGTAAAAATTACTCACTCATTGACATGCAGAGTGGTGATTTAGGGCAATTCCGTTTGGCTATCCCATCAAGTTCTACCAAAGAGTTTTATGTAGCTAAGCTTTATGAGTTTGAACATGATGGCAAAAAGTATAACGCGGCGTTGACCAATGAGTTTTCTAGGGTGGAAACAGCGCGGGTTAATGCTGAGGGTTTTCTTGCGAATGTTACGTTTGCTGTCTCATCTACGATGGATAATGTTTTTGTTGATAACGCTGATGTTGATGAAGATATTGATTCAGATAATGTTTTGAGTATTGTGAAGGCGTTGGGGGAGATGTTTGGTCTTTCTAACCGTCTTCTTGGCAAGGTATCTGGTCATGCTTTTGCCTACATCAATGGCGGTAACACGTGGCGGGAGCTTGCGGAGTTTATTGCCCGTAGTGCTCACATGTATCCAGGTAATGAACAAGTAGTTGAACGGTTTGCAGGTTACATTTTGCAGGGTAACCGACCGTCGTTGTGCGCATCTTGTAATCAGGTTATTCCTGTTTAAATAATTTGTGGTTGTGTATAGTATCAAAGTTTTATGCACAACCATTTTTAGTATAATTTTCCACAAAACAAACGGTATTTTCCGAGATGGTAAGCACAAAAACAAAGTAATTTAACCTGTTTTGTGCTTGACTTTTATTGTTGGAACTTTTAAAATGGTTTCATGAGCAAATTTGACGGTTTTGATGATGAAAAACCATTCGGGAACGATATTATTTTTCCCGGGAAGCATAAGAAGGGTTACTCTGTAGAGTCAACTTATTCCCGAAAGACTAGCCAAGCCATAAGAGCGAACAGGACTACTGTTGTAGATTCTAAGTTTGATTCTGGTTGGTGGGAACAGTCTAAGAAATTGCGGGAGAAATAGGGTTGTCAATAATGGACTTGATTGTTTGGTTCTGTTTCTTCATGGTTCTTTACTTGCTGTTTGGGGATCACAACAGAAGGTATTAGTTCGGTGAAAATGATATTCACGATTCTTGCAGTGTTGACAATTGTGTATCTATTGTGTGTTTTAGCATTGCTTTTTGTGGAGATATTTGTTTGCGTAAAAGATTTTATTGATTGATGGATAAGTCATTAATGTTTGATTTTGCATTGGCTCTAGGTTGTGTAGTATTATTTTTCCTTGGTTGTTACCTAGCGGCAAGGTTTTCTATTTTTGCTGCCGAATTGATTTGTGAATTAATTGAAGAGACCGCTAGTAGGTCTTATGAGAGAGACAAGAAAAAGTGGGCAGAGAAGAAATAAATGCTGCTTCAAATAGCTATCACTCTTGTTGTTATGGCAGTAGGTGGCCTTATAGGATTGGCCGTAACTCATAATGATAAGCTCATGGGCTTGTGATAAAATACATAATTATATTAATAACCAAAACAACAGGAAAAATGGTTATTAAAAATATAAGTGTATAAACACTATAGTACAACCCATAAAACAAGCAATGAAAAATTTGAAGGGAATGTCTGAATGAACCTTGATGGTGCATATGATTTGTCAAAATTAGCCAACAAAAACAAAATTAAAGAAGAAAAAATCCCGGAAGAAAACTATGTAGAACCTACCCCATACGAAATGAACCAGTTGCGTTCAATCATGGCAGACGTTCAACGCAAGTACACTTCCGACAATATCAAGCAGTCTGATATCAATGCGTTTGATGATGAGATTGTTACCCGGTGCGACAAGATTGGTATTGCCGTACAAGTGCGATGGGGATTCGATCTGGCACCTGATGGTAGTGAAGTCTACTTCCCGGAAGTGAATGTGCTTGGCCGCAAGGCAGCCGAACAAGACCATGACCTAATCAAGGCACAGGTCATTGCGGGTGAAGCAGATGGTAAAGCCGGTGTTATCAACCCTGCAACAGGTGAAAAACGCAATACCGAGAAGCGAACCAACATCTACTAACATGAGTGAAGAGGAAAAGGTTCACGTTGGTGACTGTGGTGGTCACCAGCACAATGTTGTGAAGCCGATACATGCTCTGACTAGGCAGTTAGAGGAAGAACTAGCGGAGCAACAAGCCAATGGTTTAGTGCCGGAAACAGCATTAGCTGACATAGATACAGACTTGATTCCATTTGATGTTACTGAGACAAAGAAGATGCTTCTATTGTCTACGCAGATTGCCGTGTTCTCACAAGCATTATCAGACTTGTATCATGACGGGTTATTGATCGTGCCGGAAGTTTTCAATGAGAAATATGGCCCTGAGATGGGGTTTTATGAATGGTGCCGGGAATTCGTGCACACTACTTTCGGTCTAAATAGCTTCAAACTACAACAGGAACAGACTAAGCTACAGCAGTTCCTAGAGGAATTGGGAGGGTAGAAATGAACATGGATATACTATGGCAAATAGTGCTTAACGTAAGCGTTCCGGTACTGTTTCTTATCTTCCTTATGGTGTGCGTGTTTGTTCTAGGTTCTACATTTATGCTGCTAACTAAGGCGGCGTTGTGGTTGGAAGAGAAACTGGGAGTGTAGGTATGTGTAGTCCAGTTTCGATTATTGCCGGACTGATGTTTGTTTGGCTGGTAATGCTGCTTACTGGGTGGTTTTATGACAATAGGTAGGCAGTAGTGTTCATTCTGGCACTGGTAGGTATTGTGGTTGCCGGGATGATCATGATTATCTCTACTGATAAATGAGGGTAAAAATGCATGTAATTGATGGTTTAGCGATGTTGAGTTGCCTTGTTGTTGCAACGTGGATACTGATCAAATCAACAAGTGAGTAATGGGATAGAGTAATGGACCCGGTGCTAGTTATAACAGTAGCAATAGTATTCTGTGTAATAGTAATTTCGTCAGCAATGAACAACAAGTAAAGGAAAAGGTAATGAGTAAACTGGTAGTTAAGTGGCCTAAGCGTGGACAAGCTGAAGGTGTTTGGGATATCGAATACAACCATTACTTGAACGGGTATGCTGTATTTGAGAATATCGGCCCCTATAAGGTGCTGCGCGTGTATAAGGGTAAGCAGAGGGCGCTTGATAACAAGGCTGTGTTTGTGAAGCAGTGGGACCGGTACGAGGTTGTGCCGGGTAGCGTAGTCAAAGACTATATCCTCAAGGCGTTTGAGCTTGTGGTGTTGAAGTGGGAACACTGGTACAACATGGACCGGAATGGGAATAGCTTTGATTTTCATACTACGTTGCATCCGCCGAAGAGTCAGGTTTGACAACAACACTAGCTTAGTGCTATAATAAGACTTGTACGGTTCTCCAGCACCGTGCAAAAGGGAGAACAGTAGCCGTCTGCTACGCGGTTACTTTTCTTGGAACTTAGAGTATTTAACCCCTGGTTGATTCATTAATTTGAATTGGCCGGGGGTTAAGTGCTTTCTGTATTTGACATGTTCCGGGTGAGTGTGTTATAGTAGTGTTTGTAACCGATTGGAACCGGTTACGGGAGTACCGAGAATGATTGAGCGTCTTCTTGGAACTTAGAGAGTATGGATGGTGTGTAGCCCCCGGTCTTTTTACTTATTTTTGGCCGGGGGCTTACGCATATATACACCACGATTTGACAGCACTACTCCATATGGTGTATGATTATTTACTGTTGGGTTTAAGGCAGGGGCTTTCCTTAAGTTCTTGCCGGGGCACTAAACAACCCCACCCAACAAAGGGTATCAGTCATATCCCCTATAGGAACTTTAACTAATACTTTGCTGGTGAAAAAGTCTGGCCGGGTAAACATCATTCCTATAGGGGATAAAATAATGCCAGGGGAAATCATAGATACTCAAACCAAAATTTTAATGCCGGGCCGGGGGACAACCCATACCAAACCCTATAGGACATAGACATAGAGAATACCGTAGAGACTATAGGATCATACAGGAATCTAGAGAAACAATGTGGTGACTAGAGCACGGAATAACCCACTAGAAAACACTAGAAGGCTCTAGACAACCCTATAGGGAATACAGAAAATCTATCAAGAAAGAACAGAAAACCATAGGAATCGGAGGGAGGGGATACTAGAAAAACAATGAAAAGGGAGTGGTTTAGTCTTTTCGTTTCTTCTCCAAAGCTAATCAGTTTTATTTTTTTATTCGACCGTCATTTTTTTTGGTCTTGGGGTTGACATGATTGTGTTGTTTGTGTATAATAGTGTTTGTCAGCAAGGGTTTGGTCGCCTTTGTTGATGGACTCCTTTCTTTGGGTCTGGTGATATGGTGGGAATCCTCGCCGGGTATGATTGTCCTCCTGCTTGATCATATCTGGTGGGGATTTTTTTTATTTGACTTTGTTCCGGGGGTGTGTTATAATATTGTGTGAGGGCAATCAGATATTGTCCTTGTGCATGTTACGATTTAATCCTTTTTTTTCTAGAGGGTTGTCTTTATGTTCCTCACTATTGTTCGGTGTGACTTTGCAACGGTATAGCGTCGGGTGGTAGTGGGGAATATTTTTTTTGTCGCGCCGGGTTGACACAGGTTTGTCTCTTGTGTTATACTATGGGTGCAAGCGAAGAACACTTCATGCTGGGTTCTTTTAGGGTTTTTCTCCCGGTAGTCATGACTCCTTGTGGCGTAAGGTTGGGTGAAGTTTGTGGGTCATTGCATTGGCTCTATGTAGATTGGCCCCCTGATTGTCTGCACATGGTCAGGGGGCTTTAATATTTTTTACGGGAAACCTAAAAAGGGTAATTTTTCCTATTTTGAGTATTGGTTTTTGGGGGATGAAAATCGGGTTTTTGTGAGTGGGTCACTTTTTGGGTGGGGTGTTTTGGGTGGTTCCCGGCGCTTTTTATTTTGTGTTTGATAACCAATATTTTTGTAGTGGTTTTGTCTGATTATTTTCTGTTTACCACGAGTTATTTTGTGCGCCTTATTTTGGTGTTATTTTGTTGTGTGGTATATGGTGTTTTGTGTATGTGTTGTGTACGTTTTGTGTACCCTTTAAGTCGTACGTGGTTAGTCCCTGTGCAGCGCTGCATGTATGATACCTGCTACATGAGTGTATTGAGTCACAAAACCATGCAAAAATGTGAAAAATTGCATAACAAAACACTCCAAACTACCACTGGTGTACACGTCAACTAAACAATTGTTGGAACAAACTTAGGTTTAGCAAACTGCTTCATAGCCCAAACATCACTACTAATCGCCATAGTAGAATCTTCAACATATTCCGGTAGCTCAACTTCATTAAACCTACCATCACAAGAAACATAGTGAACAAAAAGTTTCGGCGTAAAACTATTACTCACATGGTCATACTCCCCTTTGGGGTACAATACCATTTTGAACTGCTTAGTTAAATGTTGTGCCGTTATATTGTTGTCATACTCCGTTATTTCGCACCCGGGAGTATTGGCCTCAAAAACTTTTTGCAGATTAGCCATTATGTTTCCTTTTGTTATGTGAAGCTTATAATTCTCTCTTTCTCTTTGTTATTAATGGCAAGTGTAACGTTACCAGTTCGGAACCTGGTTGTCAATTCCTGGTTTTATTGTCATGTGATGTTATTGGTGTGGGTTAGTGTTCGGCGTTATTTTGTCACTGTTTTGTTTGTGACGGTTTAGTGTGACGTTTAGTGATGGTGTGGTTGTGCGTTGATTTATTGTCATTGTGACGGTTTGCGCAGATGTTTGGGAGATTGGTTCTGTACGCGCCGGGTTGCGTTGCCTTGACTTGATTTATATGTGTTGACCTGCATGTTTGATGAATTTACCCCCACACGGGTGTAGCATGGATTTTTAATGTTGACAACCATTTATCCATGACGTATATTTAAATTATCAGCAAGGGAGAGAGAAACCCACAAGGGAATCACTCAAAACAAACTGATAAGCGTTGTATAACAACTACGTAGTGAAGCAAGTCGGTATCGTCCGATAGCAAGAGCGGAACAAGATTCTGCCAAGACAGCTAGAAAAACATCGATACAAAAAGACTGAAGACCATGTACTAGGTCAAATCTAGTACGGATTCACAAAAGGGGTGTGAACAAAGGGGAGTGAGGATAATATCTCGCGGGGCAAGGGGTGAAACAAAATCGGGACAAAAGGGGCAAGAGGAAGAAGACTTAACGTGAATCCGGTTCAGGTGCAAATCCTGATTGACCACTAAGCTACAAAAGTAGCACACCAAAACAACCACCACTCTAGTAAGGGAGAAGCCAAAATGACCACCACCTACACAACCAAAAGCGACTACATCAATCAGCAAGTGCTACCGGCACTACCGCCAGAAATGCACTATCTCGCGGGTGAAATTGCAAGCAACATGCTAATCTGGCATGAAGAAATTAACGAAGACGGCAATGTCCGGGTTGACAAATCCGGGTTCGTTGTTGACCCAGATGCTGACTTTTGGGCTTCAGTAGAAATTGCCGAAGATGCTTTCAATTCCGAAGAAGCAATGTTTTAAGTAATGATCACTTACCCCGAAACAATTTGGGGTGGGGAATGGTTACTTAAACCAAATCACCAAGACCATATAAGACCATAAGGGAGAAAGAAAATGTTCGCACACAAGATTATGGACGCACTGAAAAACCTTGACTTCATCACTGACATGTACAGCCTAAATGACAACACAGTTTGTGTTGATTCAAACAGCGTCAACTTTGCTGTAGTCAACAAGTTCAATGGGGAAATGGTATTGAACTTCTTCCTTGGAACAAAGCACCTGTTCGACAAGTTCTATGATGTAAGCGATGTTGATACCATGATTGATGAAATTCAGAAGCACTACCTTGTTCTTGCTTAGTGCGCTAATCTTCCCGACAAAATTGTTTTGCCGGGTTGATAGTGTTCTAAACACTATTTCACCATTCACTAATAGTATTTATGAGGATACAAAAATGCTTAAGACCATCACGCCACGACGCTCTTTCAACATGGACGACCTACCAAAGAATGACGGTATGACCCAAATCAAAAACAATGAAACCCGGTATGTTGCTACCAATACATTCTTCACGCTACAGGGTTCAATGTTGATCAAAACGGTGGCAACGTACAGTAGTAATGAGCACTCTGTTTTGCCACTAGATGTTCGGTGCGCTGGCGTTCAGTTCAATTCCGCTTATGAGATTCTAGCGCTTGATGGTTGGAAGTCACTTGATGAAGTGGGATTGTCCGCAAAGGGCATTACGGTCCAGGGAATCGAAGCTACCATTGATGAAATTCTAGGGGTTTAATCCGCTACACTTCCCAACAGTAATTTGTTGGGCTGTGAGTGTGTTGAACACTAATCACCACGACCAATTGTTTTGTAAGGAGTATCATTATGAATGCTAATGTTTTTGAGAAAAAGGTTGTCGATACGATCATGGCGGCACCTGTTCGTGAGGAAAACAAACCACTGCTCATTGACATGCTACTGTTTGCAGGGACCAAACAGGAAATGGTTCGGCAACTTGAGCAGTTCTTGCATCATGATGGGTATCCGGCTTTGTTGGAGCAGATTAAGGCTTTGCCGGATTATACTTCTTACGACGAAAGCAAGAAGCCTTATGTTTTCTTTGATAGGAAAATGATTTAGGGGGATAACATTGTCCGGGTGAATAGCCACCCGGGTTTTGCAATGCTTTAAAATGTGATGCACACCATACGCACAGATTTTGGTTTATGCCAACACGTGTGTTACACTATAGATGTAAGGCAAAAGGGAACAAACCCAAACACCTAAGACCAAAGGGAGAACACCATGAACATCAGCGCAAACAACGCAAACAAAATCGAAGATAAATTCTTTGAAACATTCTGCGAGGGCATGGACAACAGCGAACCCACGCAAAGCCCTGAGAACATGTTTGACGATTTTGTTTACTTTGCTGAAGAGTACTTCCCCTTTGAAAACAAGTGGGAACACGACGAACAAACCGAACTGTTGATGTTCATGGCGAACATTCTTCTGAAGCCCCGTGATCATATGGAGCAGTTCCTAGACCAGCTCACCATTGATTGCAATGTTGATGCACTGATTGACTTCTGCGAGTCATTCATAATCGACTAACCACCCGGAACCAATTCACTTCACTACCCAAAAGGAGATACCCAAATGTTCAACTGCACCGAACTAGAGAAGATTTTCAACAAGAGTGTACCTTTCATTGATGAATACACTTATCAAAGTACGCGCCGAACCATGTTGAAACATGCTAAAACTGCTTGGGTAACCCGACTTGACGTGATGAATGTCAAGTACAATGAAGATTTTGCCGAATATGAGGCAGATAAGGTTTTCATCTCGCGCCTGGAATCATTTGAGTTCCCTGAAACAACTGATGGTGATGAACGAATTTTCATCAAGGTTCTTCAGGATCGTTGGGAGTCTTTCGTTGAGGAAGTTAAGAAAGAGATTGGTTGGGTGTAATGAACTACTTGGATAGACTAAATAACCCGTATGCTTTTGAGGGGCTGGAGGATAAGGCCCCAAAGGCTGATGAAGTTTTCTTTATGAGTCAGTTTGGTTTCTAGTTCGGTGTTGAGGTTCCCCATCGTGTGGATGGGTGGGGTTCCTAGTACTTGACTGGTACTGAAGTATAAGAAGAGAAACTGTTTTTTTTGTTGGGAGGACAACATGTCTGATTTTGATTACGCTTATGCCGCTGCTTATGGGGACCAGGATATGCATTTTGACCAGTGGTCGTATTGGGAGTCTGCTGAGTGGTAGTTTTGTCGGTGTGATGTAATTGATTAGTGTGGTTGCTTGGATTGGTTCCGGGTGGCCACACTATTTTTTTTTGTGCCTCATGTCACACAGAAAAAGTTGCCGAAAATTTGAATCCTCCCACAAGGTGGTGTACAATAAAAGTATAAGCAAAAAGGGAAAGAAAACCCCGAAGCTACAACACCGAGACCACCAATAGGGAGGATTCCTAAAATGTCCGCACAAATCGTTAAGAAAAACAAAATGTCGGTACGTGGGAACGTGTCCTACATTTTCGATGGGCTGGTTTTGTTCCGTCTAGAAAACAAAGGTGATGGGGATATTCATTTTGAAAGAGCAGTTGTGTTGCCTGAAGAACAGGGAACAATCAACTCTGAAGAAGTAACCATCACAAAAGAACTGGTTGATTCCTTGGTTTGGGATGAAACGGATATTGGTAGCATAATGCCGAAGACGTTCATGAAGATTGAAAACAAATTCTTCAAGTTCTGCAACAAGTAATTGGCTAAGGTTCCCCACAAGGCGGGTTGTTGGGTTACTAGTCCATTACTTTCTATAGAGAAAGAAAAGAATTTTCCACGTAACACCATGTGGCGCGCATCATAATCAAATAATTTGCATTGTTCCAGTGAGTGTTTTATACTAAAACCATAAGGAACAAAGGAAACCGCCAAGACCAAAGGGAGAAAGAAAATGCCGAAATACATTCACGTCGAAGACCTACAGCACAAATTGGAAGAAGACCATTGGGCAAACGTAATCCTCAGTGTTGGTGAAGCTAATATTGTTGACGGTCTGGTGTACTACTTCACGGGCGATAAGCTTTTCAAGATCGAACAGGTAACTTCCGGTCTTAAAGTCAAGTCGTTGGGAGTCATTGGGGAAACCCGAATAGTGTCATTCAATGGGGTATGGTTGGAAGACCAAATCAGTTGGGACGATGGTTCACTGTTCATGCTGAAGCCGGAAGAGCATGTTTACCTAGAAGAGTTTTTAATGCGGGAACTTTTGGGGTAAGAAATGATCACTCACTCTAACAAAAAATGTTGGGGTGGGGAATAGTTTCTTAAATCTAACAAGTAAAGGAAAGAGAGAAGTTGTGGGAAAGAAAATAGTTCCGGGTGAAAACATTTTCTCTGAGGGTACGGTTTTGAGCTTGCCGGGTTCTGTCACGGTACGAAAAGACGGCAATGATTCACCTAGTGATGGTTTTGTTGTGTATCATTTTGATGGTGAGTTTTTGTATAAGTTTGGTATGGGTGTTGAGCTTGGTTTTGTTCGGCGTTGGTTGGTTCCGGGTGGTTTGCAGCGGGTTAGTTTCAATGAGTCTGATTTAGACGGGTTGGGGCATGAATTGTTTTCGCTGGAAAAGGTTTCTGTGGGGGTTAAGTCAAGTGTTGTTGATTATGTGATGTGGGCTGTTTTGGGGTGGTTGTAGTGCTTAAGGCTTGCGGGGTAGTTCACACAAACTATTTTGATGGTGACCATAAGCTATGTGTCGGTGAATCTAAGCGGGTCGGCAAGCGTGTTTATTTTTATGATGGAACTAATCTTTATTGGCTAACTATTGGTCTGCATGGTTGTTTTGTAAAGGTTAAATATGCCAAGGCTATTGGTGCCGATGGTCAAGACTTCTTTTTTTGTTGGAAGAAAGAAACTGATAGAGATACGGTATGGTTTGATGGTTCTTTAACTGAGTTTGATAGTGAGGTTCGTAGTCGCTTGTGTGAGCTTTTGTGACACACCCCACATGCTAGAATTTTGATTATTGCCAACTAGTGTGTTATACTTAAAGTGTAAGGAAGAGAGTAGGAGAAAGAAATGAAGAACCTAGCTATACGCCGAGTGCCGGAAAACATGACAAAAGAACAGGCACAGAAAATCGCAGACAAAATTGAACACGATAATTTCATTGATGTTCAAGTAAAGCACGTGCCGGACTTGGGTTCACTAGCTTTTGTGATGAAAAGCGACCGGTTCACTGGTGAACACATGCGGACAATTGTTAATCACCTTATCAAAACCAATTGGGGAGAAAAATAAAAAATGACCAGTGTACTTAATGGTGAATGGTTCAAAGAGTATGAGTATAATCCGTTCGGGCGGCCAATGACACTTAAAAAGGGACAGACTGTAGAAGCAAGCGGCATTCTTTATCACCTTACAGATAGTAAGTTGTTCCGCATTCCGGCTGGATACCCGGAGGTGGTTAAGTCAATTGGGATTGTTAATTGCCCTGAAGAAATTAATTTCAATCTGGTAGATATTGAGAAAGTTGTTTCGTGGCAAGAAACTAGTTTGCATAGTATCCCTGAACAAAACAAGGTGATGCTACTATCATTCTTTGTTGAAAGGTTTTAATTGGCTAACATTATCCGGAGAAAAATTGTGCCGGGTTTTGTAGTGGATTAAAACACACAGAAAGAGAGGAAGAAAATGAAAGATATTACGTTGTCCGTAGGTAGCGGAAAACTAATTGAACATGATGGGGCGAAAGTATTCTTTTACTTGACGAAATATTATTTGGTTCGTATTAGTTTTGATCAAGATAATGGTATCGTTCGGGAATATGTTGATCTAGAGGGTACTGATTACCGAGGGACAATTGAGGATGATTTGCATGAGATTAATGGACTTAACTGGAAAGAGTTTGATGGGGTGATTCTTATGCACGTGGATGAATCCGACATGTTTTATGAGTTGTTCGCAGAGATTAGTTTATGCGGTTTTTAAAATGGTTGAGATTCTTCATGGTCACGGTAAATTCATTGAAACTGAGACACAAGGTAAGGCTTTGTTTATCTAAGTAATCGGGCGTTAATTAAGGTGTTTAGTTCGGTTGATTGGGTTGACTTCTATGCTAAGCCGTTGGATGGGTTTAAAACCCGGGTGAATGTTACATCTGAAGAGGTTGAGTCAAGTGATGGTTGGGAGTTGGTTCGGGAGGATTATATTTCTAGTTCGGATAAGTATAATATGTTTGTTTCGGCCATGTTGGAGGTTTTGTGAGTTTGATTAACATCCCGGGTGTTGTTTCAATAAAGTGCAAGAGCGGGGTTCTTGCTGATTCCAAACGATTCGGGAAGTGTTTTGTTTACTTTGATGGGTATACTCTGATTCTCGCGGTCATTGAGGATGGGTACCTTAACTTCTATTACCATGATGCTTGCTATGGTGGTGATTACAGGTGTAGGGAAGAGTTTGTTTTGTCATTTGACGAAATGGATTATCTTGAATGGGCAATAGGTGATGAAGGTTGTTTTGGTTATGAAGATTTTCAACCCGCATTAATGGACTCATTGTATTTATTGTTGATGAATCATTAGGAGTGTGCTGGTGATTAAGGTCACCGGTGCACTTTTTGGTTTTTCCATAGTGTTGTGTTATACTAGGGTTAGCAAGAGAGGAAGAGACTGGGAGATACTTTAATGATTATCGTTAAAGTTCCGCGTGGTGTTGACGCGGACACTATCGTAGAAGATATTAACCTGAATGAAAAGTATATCCACGCGGAAGTTAAATATATTGGTTGGGTTAATTCCGATTGTTTTGTTCTAAAATCTTTCGTTGAGAATAATAAGACTCTTTCTAATGTTCTGGATTCTTGCCTGAATTACAAGTGTTATGAATGTGGTGAAGATGAACCGGAATTTGAGCTTGAATATGCCTACGGAGGGCGCGATAAGTGAGTGATGAGGTAACACTGAGCTTGGATGAACAAGTTTTCGCCACGATATCTGAGTGGGGAAACATTATGCTGATGCTAAAAGGCGAGGCGCTGTTTATGCTGAAGTGTGATGATGAAATAAAAATTGGTTGGTATGCTCACTTCTTTGAGGAGCTTTTAGAAGAGTACACTTGCACGATAAATACAATCAAGTCACTTGACTGGGAGTTTACGGGTTGTTGCATGGATACCCCTAATCCATTCAATAAGAATTATTTTTCTTTCTTTTATAGATTTTTTAAAAATGGGAATTAAAATGAAAAATGGTATTAAACTTAAGTCTGGCCGAATTAGGGCGCTGTTTGAGTATGACAATGAGCAGATAGATATTGAATATGTCCTAAAAGGGCTTATGGAGGATTATAGCCTTGATGCTTTTTATCATTATGATGCTGGTCTTATTTGCATTGAAACTATTGATGATAAGTACAAGAGCGTTGATGAATTAGTTTCTTTTGTGGACGGTATTGTTCTGAAAATGAAAGAGGGTAATAATGCCTAAAGTAAATGAAATTTTAGTAGCGTACTCTACTCATGGATTGGGTGCTGATGAGCGGGATGTTATCGCGCACCTAAATAATCACGGTAACGTTAAATGCAGCCCTGATTTGTCCAATGAACGGTTTATTGTTTCCGCCAAGGGTGCGGGTATTGAATATATCCACAAGGTGGTTGAAGAAGCTGTAGAGGCTGCGAATAAGATGAAAGAAAAGAATGAGGCTGAACCATTGGATACTTTAGTTAGTTTCCGGGTTAACGCCCCGATTGAAAAGATTGAATCTTTTGTTAAAGAAATTGAATTTGATGTAGAGGGTATTTACGCTTTGAATTTGGGGAACGTCTTGACGGTATCTAGTGATATATTTGACGAACAACACTTAATTGATTGTGTTGGTAAATACTTTGATATTGTTTAGAGAGAGAGTCATGAGTAATCTTGAAGTTAAATTCTCTACATCTACATTTGATGTTGATAACGATCTTGTCGCTGATGAAATGAATAAGGTTGACGGCATAACTGCTTATGCAAGTTATGGTGGTGTGAGTGTAGACACAGATGATCATAGTGCGGCATTTGTTGAGGATTTGTTTAACAATGCTGTGAGTACTGTTATGGGTATTTGTGATGGTGGCACGGCACGGATGACGCGAATTTACGTTGACTTTGATGTGCGCGCTAGTGTTAGTGATGTAAAGAAGGTTGTTGCTTTTCTTGACGAAAATGATTGCCGCGCTGATTATGAGTATGGTTTGCTGCGGGTTCGTAGTGAAAAGTTGACTCAACAGGATATTGTTAGTCTTGTTGGTGAAAAACTTGATGTTATTTAGGGGGGGGTAAAAGTGCCGAAAGTTTCTGTTAGTTTTGACGCGCACGATGTTGATTTTCCTATTCATAAGCTTGTTAAACAGGTGAATAGGGTTGAAGGTGTTAAATGTAGATTCTCTGATTTTAGCGGCGAAATTATTCTTTCGTCCAAAGAGTACGACAGCTATGACCTTGAGTCTATTTACAATAAGTATGTTTCGGAGTTAGAGGAAGAGAAGCCAGAGAAGAGGGAATTGCCGTATCTGTATGTAGACAAAATTAGTGTTGTTTATGGTATTTATGATATGGGTTCGGAAAATTCTGGCTATATTGTGCGGGCTTGTGAGGATATTTCTGAGAAGGATGGTTTTTCAGCAAAACCTTTGATTGGTGATAAAATTGTTGTTGAAGTGAATGATACGCGTGGTATCGAGGATATTATGAAAGAAGTTGAAGAGCACTTTCAGTTGTACGGATAAACATGAACATTATCTATGATAGGGTGGAAGTAGTATTTAGGGTTAGTGGTAGTGTGTTTGATTGCCGTCAAATATGCAAAACCATCATGGCTCACAAAGAGTTTTATGCACGGCATGATGAGGCTTTCAAGGAGATTGTTGTAGGGACACATTCAGGTACCGCCGAAGACGCTAAACGGGTTTTCTACAACACCGTAGATGATCTAGCCAAAGAAGGAAAGAAGGTAGTTTATTATGGCTAAAGAGTTTCTTAAGCTTGATGGCCCGAGGCTATTTGCTATTACACTTATGATTCTAACCGTGAAACAATCAATTCATTTATTAATCAATTAAATAACAGTGACGAAAATGTTTTTGTTGAGCACTTGAGTAGTCCTTTTGATAATTGGACTATTGTTGCGTCGTCAACTACTCACGACGCGGCTGGGATCGACTTCATCGTTCGCCAACAGCTATTGATGTTCAATCAGGACGTTTGACCTGGTAGTTTTGATTTTTGCCTAGTGTTGTGCTATGATGTGGTCATGACAAACGTAGAAACCACTAGGCATTTTAATGTTTGCGGGTTCGGCGATAGCTTCATTGATGAGATTTGCATGAAGCTCAATGAAGTTGATTTTGTTTCCGCAAAGATTTATGGGGATGAAATAGAAGTTAAATCTGATGTTTTGAGTTCCGAGGCTATTGGGGATATATTTTCACTTACAGTTAGGAGTGTTTTCTGATGAAAGCAAAAATTTTAGAAACGTCGGTTACTTTTGAGTTCAAAGGTGATGACGCAGATAGCATTGTTTTAGGATTGAGTAACGAACTTTCCGAAAAAGAACACTTTGATGCTTATTCTTTTGAGAACACCATCACGGTTTCATCTGATTTGTTCAGTGAGGATGGTATAGCCGCCGAGGTTTATTCACTTTGTGGCGGGAAAATTGATTTTCTTTTCAACGTTAATCCGGGTAACCATGTGGTTAATGTTTTGCGGAGTTCCGTAAAGTTCGGGTTCTTTGGGTATCGTGATAATGATTTTGCGGATGAAGTAAAATCACTTATGGGTAATGTTCTGTTCATTGACACAACTGCTGACGGTAATGAGCTTACAGTGTGGTCTAAGAATCATAGTTGTTCGGAGTTGCGTGTTATGGTTGAGCATGATTCGCGAAAGGTGTCTGATAAAATTGATTGGATTAAGTGATGAAAATTAAAAGTAATGAAAATTAAAAGTAATGATCGACGGTTTGTTTACAGGTTTGTTGGGAAAGACGCGGAGAAATTCGCAAGAGTAACTGTTGAGAATCTAAGGAAAACATCGCATAAGTTTGGGGAGGATGTTAAACAAAGTGGAGAATTTGTTGAGATAGCGTCAAATGATTATCTTCTCTATCAGGTGCAGGAGCGTGTTCGTGAAAATGTACCTGTTGGGGCTAACGGGTTTTATGTGTTGCATCTTCTTTCATGTAATTATGTTTTTGAAGGGTATCATTCCGAACAGTGCGCGAAAGAAGTTGCGGAGTTAACTAACAAGCACCAGGGCGTTTTTGCGGATGCTAACAATAGTACTCTTAGAGTGAGCGTGAATAATGGTGATGAAAAGTTGCTTCATGAGTCTAATTATGAAAGTATTCGTGTAGTTTTGGGTGATGAATATGAGTGGTACTATTAGTACCATAGGCATTACTACAAATTACTTTGTAGTACAAAATTTCTGGGAGGTATTGTGCTGATGATGCTGATGTTTTGGTTGAAAAATTAAACGATCAAGCTTGTATTGAATCTGATTACTATGGCGGGGCTTTTGATTGTTTGCTCTAGGTATAGGAACGCCAGCGGTATTGATGGTATCGTGCGGAAAATTGCCGAGGAATGTGTGAAGAATATAGCGTATAGTTAGGAGAAAGAAATGAAATTCGGAATTTATGACGTTATTGTTTTCTATAAGTTTGTTGATGAAGTAACGCCTGAATACTCTGAGCAAGTCCAAGCCAGGATATCACAGCATCAACATTCTCATGTTTACGTGTGTCCGAATAGTCACCCTGAATTTGGAATCGTGAGTACTGATATTACTTTGTATTCATCAATGCTTAGTGTTGAGGAGATAGGTGCGGTACTATTTGATGCGATGGACGGTAATGTAGTGTTCGGCACCCGGAAAGAACCGGGTAAGCATAATATTATCGTTGATAAGTTGAAGATTCGGTATGATTTTGAGGTAGAAAACTCAGAGGAGTATGTAAAGGCTCTTTATAATTACATGCCGAATAATGAAAACAATTTCATTCATTATGGTGATAGTAGCCTTTATATTTGGACTAAGCTCGATATTGATGGTGCTACAGACCTTGTTCTGAACGCTGTTGAGAAGATGAATGAACCGGCTTATCTGGTGTGATTTGTTATGACTGATAGCTCTGTGACGCTAATTAATACGTCAATGACGTATGTTGTTAATGGTGGTTGGGTTAAGGCCGCCGAGTTATCCGCGCGGATTAATAAGGGCGACAATATTAAATGTTATTTTGACCGTGATTATATCTATGTGGATAGCACTTACGGCAGTGATTACATTGATGAAGTTATTGATGAGGAATTGACTAACATGAATGATGATGTTTACCCTAATGAAGATTTTGTTACGTCTGTTATTGGGAAAATAATTAACGATGACTTAGGTGGGGTAAGTATTGGTTATGTTGATGAATTCCATGATCATGATGAGAATTGGTTTAAGCATTTTGGCGTTAAGTTTCGGGATTCGTTGATTCAGTTCAATTTGTCTAAGGATGGTCTTTTTGAGCTTGAAGTAGATGGGGCTAATGTTCCGGTTTCTCAGAGTATGAGTACTGACGAATGTTTTGGGGAGATAAAGAAACGAATTGTTACATTGATTCCGTTTTAAGGTGAGAAATGGTTGCGGATAATTATTTTGTTTACCCAAAGCATGAGCGGGTTTTTAACCGGGTTATTGGGGAACTTTTGTCTACATACCCGGATAGTTTTAAGCTAGATAAAGTTTCTGAAGATGGCGAGTGTATTGAATATATTTTTAATGTGTTCCGTGAGTTTGGCCGGGTTATTTTTGAAATAAAATATGATTTTGTTGATATCCATGTTGGTGATGAGTGGTTTGATTTGAACGCCGATAGTTATGTGGAAGATATCGTTGATCAGATTAAAAGTGCTATGAATGATTACACTGGGTATGGGGAAGAGGGGATTTGATATGAATGTTTCACATGCTGAGATTCTTGCGCGGGATATTGTTTCTGGATTGTTAATGTATCGTCCGGGAGCGTTTTTCTTGGTTAGCGTTGATACTAATGAGTTGTCTAAGGTAGTGGTCGTCCGTGGTGGTTTTAATCACTGTGACAAAAACATAGTGTTCACTATGCCTTGTGTTGACGTTGGCAATGGTGCTGATACTGTTCATGTCTTTATTGAGGAGAATGGCCGAAATTTTGATTTTGTGAATGATGGTGGTATAATGCCGAAAGACGCTGTTGATATCATTATCGAGGCCGTGAAGCAGGAGGGTTAACCATGGAACAGTTTGATTTGGTTAAGAAAGTTATTTCGGAGTTTGATTTTTCAGGGGAGGTTATCTTTGAGGAAGAAAGTTATGGCGGCCACCCATTCTTGATTGTTTCGTTTGAGAAGGCTTATCTTAATAACTTTGCGGTTGCGCGTGATGTTAATGATGGTGTGGTTAAGGCTATTATTGCGGGTGAGTTTGAGGATGGGCTTGTTGTTTTCTCTGAGGAGTGGTTGAGGGGTTGGGTTGCTAGTGCTTTTGAGTCTGATCGGTTGCCGCGATGAGTGTAGATTATATTGATTCAGCAAAGAAGATTGTTGGTGAGTACACTTTCAAGCATGGCGTGGAATTTGACTATGAGTCGTATCGCAGCGTGAGGGTGATTTATGTTTATTTTGAGAAGGCACCTTATCATGCTTTCGCTGTGAGGGTTGATGATGAAAATGGTGATGTAGAGATTAATACTCCTGGTTCAATGGCTAATGGTGAGGCTTTTGAGTGGTCTGAGGAGTTTTTGAGACACCGGGTTCTCGGTGCGAGTGTTTTGGATTCCATCGCTTTGTGAAGATTTTTGCCCCCCGGTTTCGCGCCGGGGGTTTTCTTGTGTCTAGAGTCACATTTGTTTGGTTTGACATGAATCATGATGGTAGTGTAAAGTTACAAATGTAAGAAAGAAACAAGGAAAGAGCAGGGGTAACAATGTACATGGACCATGAGCTACTTACGTGGACAGTAAAGATGTCATGCGTGGCGGGAGTAACACTAACAACAGGTTTCCTGTTCAATCTGCGGGTAAAAGACCGTGGAACCAAAACACTAGTAAGCACTATCTTGTCGAAGTTTGGAATGGTTATTTTTGCTGTACTAATGGTGTTGGGGTTGATGGTGTACAGCGCAATTGAATTGCCAGAATCAACTAAAGCTACACTCGCATACACCATTCCGGTGGCGTGGTTGGTATGCTGCGGATTGGTAGTGAAAACAAGGAATGACAATGTGTAAAGTCACTGGCCTTGTAAAGATAAATGAGTTCTGTTATGGGTTTGATGATCGATCGAACATTTATGTCAGTGACTATGATTTTCACACTGGAAACTATAGTAAACTATACGTGGTAACACCGAGACACGATGGTGTACGTTTTCAATACTTGCGGTACTCCTATGGTGATCTAGATGAAGCTATCGTGTTTATTAGTGAATTCCGTCAAGATGATGCTTTTGAGATGGATATTTACGAGCATAGCATCAACGAGGTTCTGGAAACTATTTCTAAGCAAACATTTTATTCCGCAAAACTAAAGTATGACAGGGGAGACAATGAAAAACAATAATGTAAAACTTGTTGCTGATAAGCTAAACGATTTCTGGAACTTTGATAATGTAACGCACAATGATGGTGTTTATGAATTAACCGGTCTTGGAAGAAAAATCATTGTGCGCAAGTATGGCTGCGATATCCTGGTCAAAACTTACTTAAATGGAAACATTGATAAAACATATATCCTTAAAGATATTGAGGGTGCGGACACCATTTGTGATATTGTCGTTGACGGTGTTGACGGAATATCCACCACGTGGGAAGATGTTTTCAACTCCGGAATTGATATTGTTTTGGATAACAATATTGATGTGCGCAAGATTCTCATGGAATGGTTTGAGTTTTCCCCATTGGATAATGTTCTGGCAGATAGTTATGCCGGTCTAGAAATTAATGAGGATACTAGCCTTTTCCTTAAGTTCAGGTCCAGTGGTGGTAATGATATCCGCTACGGTATTGATATGAATGGTTTTGTTCCTAAAGGTAAGCAGCCGGTAATTCATGTTAACCCGTATAGTCTTGATGCTAACCGGCTTGTGTCTAAGAACACTGCCGTGTGTTTATTGTCTATCATTCAGTACTTGTTCTTTAGTGACCATGGCCTTGATATCATGTTTTCTGGTGAAAATTAATTAAAATTCAAGAAAAAGAGAAAAAGAGGGAAATAAAATGGCTAAATACACTATTCGTTACAATGAACTTGTTGAATACGAGGCAACTTTTGAAACTGATGTAGAAATTACCAATAATGATGAGTTGATGGATTTCTTCCGGGAAAATAATCTTTCTGATATTGATTTGGACGCGGAGGAAGATTCTTCTTGGGGACCGGAAATTGATTCGATGCAGTTGGTTAAGATTGATGATGATTGTGCTTAGGGTTTTTACTAAGGTGGTTTGAAACATGTCTCTAAAGTCTGATTTGATCAATGAACATGGTTGGTTAGAGGTTAACGAGCATAATTTCCCGCCAGAACGTAGTGTGATGGCAAAGGGTGATCGGCGCATCGTGTTTAAATACAATGATGACGGCACTATTCAGGCAAGCGGGTACGCTATCTCAGATGGTCTTAACTCTATGGGGCTAGGAGTTTATTTAGGCACTGCTTTAGTTGACCAACATAGTGACATGTCGGAGCAAATTCAGCGTTTTGTTTGTCAAGGCAAAATAAACTATATCGATATTTTGTTGAAGAAAATCGATTTTGTTGTGGACAACAATGATGCTCTTGATCGATACTTGCGGGGCATTAAGGGTTCTGAGGGATTCCCGAGTTGCTATCACTATGTAGATACTTCAGGCACTTTCAGGAAGTACACTGACCGTGTTGTTATCCACCCTGATAATGAGGAAGATTTTGGTTATCGGTTCCGGGTAAACCCGGATGGTTCAATGTATGTTGCTAGGTTTGATGTTGAGGAGGGGTTGATCATGGACAAAAAGGACATGGTAAATATCCACTCTAATTTACTTAGTGATTTGCTTCATCATGTGTTCTCGCGCAAGAAGATTTATGTGTAAGACAGTGAAGTTTGAGGAGGTGCCGGTTTATGATGGTGATTATGTCACTGTGACGGCACCTATGATATTTAAGACTACTTCTAAGTTTGTTGCGCGTGACCCGCTAGAGAACGAGTTCGTCACCAAAATGGTTGGGTTCCCACGACTTTGGTCTAGAACCAATTTACTATGGTCTTACGCTAATCGCTTCTCACTACCCATAAATTACGATGGGGTAGACGTTCTTCCCGATTACCTTTGCCCATTTGAGTTTTCTAAGATTTTGTTACGTGAGTTTTATGGCAGGACAAAGTTTATCAATGGTTATCACAGGGGTGTAGTTCATTTTGTTGGTAGCACTTTTCATGCCGATGTTGGAGGGATTTCTTTTCTAAAAGGAAAATGGAGTATCTGCGTGGTTATTCATGGTGACATGTATAAGGGTATCGATCTTGTGATAGATTATTTTCCACCTAACGCGGAGGGCGCAAGTATGGCGGCTGAGGTGATAAAAGCAGAGGTAGAGTACCGTTTTGACAATTCTTCTTATCTTGTGTAAGATTAAAAACATCAGCAAGAGATAGGAAGAGAAAAATGTCTAACACTTATGAAGTAGAGTACACCGTCCACACAACCTACACGGCACGAGTTGAAGCAAAATCAGAGAAAGAAGCAATCCAAAAGGTCCGTGAGTATGAAACATTCGATGTTACGGAAACAGATTGTGACGGCCCTTACTCAATTTCAGTTGCACTAGAGTGGTAAAAATGTTTACTATAGAAAATTTCCCGGGAGAATATTTCGGATACAAAATCATTGACCGGAACGAGAATATTTTATTCCTTGAATATAGTTACTCAAATATTTATTGGATTAAAAACAAATCTGTTGCGGTGAAGTTCAGTGGATTGGACGGCCAGAGGCTGTTTATCCACACAGTAGAAAAAGATAATGCAGGAAATTATCAATCTACTGGTTGTTACGCGGTAGAGAACAGCAGGAGTGTTCTTTCTCAGTTCTTTGACGCACTGAGTGTTGGTGAAATTGATTACTCCAACTGCAATGAGTTTACTGGTGTTGAGTATGTTGCGTTAACGCCCGAAGGCATGGTTGCGGTTATCGCTGAAGAAGAGCGCTATCACACCGATGTTGACGGTGACACGGTAACTGTTAGGAAACACAAGGGCGGTATTCGGTTTGTCGAAATTGAATTTGACTCTATGTATTGTGTGGTAAAAGGTGTGAGCGAGTCTGGTAATGTTTTGGATATGTTCAATACTTGCCGAACTGGTTTTATTGTAGAATATATTAAAGAGTTTTTAGGGGATTATTCTAATGTCCGAATTGGAATGGTTGAAGCAAGATTGGATGAAAGCATCAACGGATAGACAAAATTTTATTGATAGCGTTGTTAATTCTTACAATAAGCAATGGTCCAATAAGATTACTGAGACAAAAGTTCTTGACAACGGGCGGGTAGTTCAGTTCTCTAATGATATTTGTTCTGTTCAAGTGTTTCTCAACCAGTCGGTTGAAAATGTGATTATTTCACATAAGTACCATTCAGGCGAACGTATCCGCCAATTCGTTGTTGAAAACGATTTGAGGGGAATGTTCCGTGAAGATGCAGTAAGAGCTACAGTGTGGGTTATGTCAAGTGATTTTGATGCTTATTGGGATTTTGAGGGGCTTGTAAACACTAAGAAAATTGTTTGCAACGATGATGACATAGTAAGTGTCATGAAAGAGTTCAACTGGATTCCAGACAAGGAAGTTAAGGAGCTTCGCTTCATAAACAACCACAGGGCTTTCTGGGAAGACGGTAGGAACACGTGCCATGTTTACATGGTTGTGACTCTCACTGATGTTTTGCGTGTTGATTTGCGTAGTTACGCCTATGGCAATGAGCTTAAGGAATCTGTGTGGTCTAACGGGTTTACCTATGATGATTTGCGCGCGCTAGTGGGGTCAATTCTGGGTAAGCATTCGATGGTTAAACCGGTTGAATGGGTGGAAGAATAGCCTCATGTAGACCATAATTTGACTTTTACCTGTTTGTGTGGTATGCTTAACCCCATGAGGAAAGAAAGCTTCCTGCACAAGCAGGTAAAATCATATATGCGTAAAATGGGCTTCCAAGAGGTAAGCTCAAATGTTTTTGAGACAGATAAGCTTCCGGGGTACTATGTTGAGTGTCTGCAAGTTTTAGATGATGAAACTAAAGTTTCGGTCCTTAGTGGGAATTTATATCGGGGGAAATACCAGGTTTTCTTTGAGCACACTGTTAATGAATTGCCTTGTTTTATTTCGGAGACGGTGTCTGAGTATGGTGGGGGATTTATCGACTGGTCTGACGTTTAAAAGAGGTTTTGTAATGGATATTAATGATTTTCATGGATTAAAAGAAGTTATTGTTAGTGGAATTGCCGATAAAGTTCATGATGAGCAGGATAATTACATTTTGTTTTCCACCAAAGATAGTGGGGAGAACAATAAGTTTCTTGCTACTGATTTGAGTAACGGTTTGTTTTCGTTGTCTTTAGTGAATGGTTTTAAAGTAAAAACTAACAAAACGTTTAACATGTATGACAGGGGCGGTCATGTTTTTGGTGGTATCCAGTCGTTCATTAGGGATTCCCTGAAAGTTAATGGTAGCGTGGCTAGCAGGCAGAGCGTAATTGATCGTTCTGTAAAGGAACAAATTAAGGTAATTTTTGCTGACCTGTTTCAAAAACTAGCTGGCAAGTATGATGTTGGCTATAACGGTGACTTTATCCGGGTTTTGAACCAGGGTTTTGCTGAGACCGAGATTCACTGCTGGGATGGAAAAATTGTTGTTAACTGTAAATTCAATGGCGATTGTGAGGGGTATAATAAGTCGTTTGATGTTTCTCAAAAGAATGAAGTCATTGATGTTGTTTTAGGGTTCTTTACAAATAATAAAACCCGAGAACAGTTTAACGGTGCGGTCATTCAAAATGTAAAAAATAATTCCCACAGCGATGTTTATTATACCAACGAGGAAACACGCAGGACTGTTTGCGCATGTCTGGAATATGAGGGATTTTTGTCAATCTCCATTACTTCTAACGGAAAATGTGATGGCCATTTTGTGGTTGAAGATTTGTCTGGTGAAAATATATCTGCTTTTTGTGACGCGGCTTGCAAAATAGTAGAGAGGTTCAAAAAAGTTGTGTAAAAGAAAAATTCCACCAGAGATTATTTATGCTAACAGTGTTTTGACAGACGCTTTTTCTGGAGAAATAAGAGTATTTGTTAATAACAAAACTGTTTTCATTGATGCCAGTGATGGTTTTCTCATTGAAGTCTACAAGCATGACAACGAAACTTTCCGGGTAGAAACACACTCAAGTAGTGTTCACGATGGCAATCAGTTCTGTTTCTTTAAAGATATTGTACCAACGGTAAAACACGCTATTTCGAGCGCAGAACCAGAAGATGGGAAAATCAATTCCCATGTGGGTGGACCAGATTCTGTTTATGTATATTCCGATCTGAAAGACCATTACAAGAAAAACGTTCAGTTGTTTCACGGCATTGTGAAGTTTAGTTTGAACGGAACAAGTTTTATTATTTCCCCGTCGGATGATAAGCGAATGGACAAGGGCGTTTTCACGCTAGAAGTGTTTCATTACCTAGGTCTGGTTTCTTCTAATTGTGTTGCTAAAGAAGATGTACTTACTCGAATTATTGATATTGTTGGACCATACCAGAGTGGCGCACCAGTGGAAGGTTTGACTGGGGTTCGTATACAGCATCTTGTAAAAGGTGAGACTGTAGATGAGATTTTTGTAGGTTCCAAGGACAAACAAGTTCAGTTCAAACAGCTATCTGACCAGCTCATTAAGAAATTCTTCTAAAAACTTGATTCTTGCCAGATGTTGTGTTATGATACAGGCAGGAAAGAGAGGGGCCTAGATGGGCAAAACACTTGATTCTATCCAAAAGCAAATTGAGGAGGCAGGCGGCAAGTATCACTTGCTTGACCGCAAGTATGGTTCTCCCTTGCTCAAAGACCATTTTGCTTTCTGGCATGAAGATGACACTTGGCTTTTGTTCCTTGTGACGGAATTCAAGCGGAAGAAGATTGCCGTCAATGTGTTCTTTGTTTCGCCTCACACGCGGTTGAAGGAACAAGCGTATTGTTTTGTTATGCCAGCTAACTTCTACACTCTTGATAATCTTGTTCAGTTGCTTACTGCTAGTGACTTGGATGCTGTTGAGGGTGATAGTAGGTTCGGCATGGTTGTAAATGATGTTGAGCTTATGGGGCGCATCATTTCGGATGCTTTCTTTCTGGCTTCCACCTACTATTGCGGTGACACTGTTCGCTTCACCTATGAGGGTGTTAACATGAAGGCGTTCTTCTCGCGAGATAAGATTGTTGTTCAGGTTCTTGATGATTACCGGAATGTTCTGGAATCTTATTCGACGTATAATTGTACGCGCGCGGGTTTGATTGACCTTGTTAATTTTTCTTGTGATGCTATGGAGAATGTTAGTATGAAGGCGGTGGATTCGGCGCTTCTAGCGTAAAATGTATGTAGATAATATAGTCAGGTTTGTTGAGGAATGCTCTAACAGACCTGATTTTTATTTGGGATTCCCGCACATTTATCATTATGGTTATGGACTGTTCTTGCAGTTTAGTAAGGCCCGTGATGATTTGTGTTTGGTTTAATATATTGGTAAGAATTACCATCTTGATTTTATGGTTAAGTCTTATTTGTATTGTAGTGATAATAAAGAAGATATAGAGTCGGCTATTAAGGCTTTTTATAAGACGTTGATGGTTGATGTGGATAGAAAGAATTTTTGGCATTATGAAAAACGTGATTTGCACGAATGATTTGGCTGATTTTGTAAAGAAAAGCAGTGAGCTAAGCGCGGTTGGGTTTAAGATTCGTTATGATGGTGTTGGCAAGCCGGGTTGCTACTTGCAGACTGAGCTGAAAAGTGGTACCACTGGTATTGTTGAATATCACTCTGAGTGTGGCTGTGGGGAGGATAAAGTGAAGTCTTTCCTGTATTTCGGGAAGAATTCTGAGGAAATTGTTCGTTGTGTTCAGCAGATGAATAAGACGGCACTTATTGATTCTGGTGTTAAAGATGGGGCATAAAAAGAAGAACAAAACAATTGAAGATTTCATTAATTCTTGCCTGAGCGGTAGTTATTATGAAAAGCTGGATATCTATGATAATAAAGATATCTATATGGAGTTCACCAACTACAATGGCAATGTAGAAGTCGAGTTCATTGACAATTCACGAGAAGAGCCATATGAAATAAGGTCTTACTTTGTGTGCAGTTTTGGTGATGAGAAGATGGTTCCGGGCATTATGTTGATGCACGAAACTATCCTTGATTTTGTTAAGGGTGAATAACTTGCTTCCTGAAGACTTCCCTGAAGAAATAATCAATCTTATCAAAGGTTTGCAGGATGTAACCTTTAAGCCTCATTGGATTCTGCCAGAGCCTTGAACACCTTGCACATACTATAACCCCACTTAAATGTGGGGTTCTATCCATTATTTGACATGTTACACACCCGTGTGGTAAGGTGGTGGGTACAAGGAAGAGGAGGAGAGATGGATACTAAACCTTATATTGATGAGTTAAAACGTCAAATCTCTGAGGCGAACGATTTTCCATTTGAGATGGTGACGTATGCACAAGCTGATAAAACTTTTCATGATTATGTTGCCCTGAAATACTATGATGGCGAGGGTAATTTTTGGGATGACCTTTACATCATTACCATGCATAGTGCGAACACCTACACGGTAACTGTGTGGGGAGAATTCGACTATGATGAGTCGGAATACAACCCGAAATACATTTACTTGTGTGATCGGCAATTCTGGGCATTGGATGATTTGCTTACAATGATGGCTGTTGAAAATGCCTATTATCCAGTTAACAATAATTTTTGGCTGGTTATACATAATAATGATGTTCTGGAATTTGTTTTATGGAACGAGCCGGATTTTTTCAGCATTCGCCGGGAAGATAATGGGGTTAGTTTTCAGGTTGACTGGATTGATGTGACTGCGAATGTTGATGATCACTCTATCTCCATAGAAGCTTCAGTTGGTGAAAACAATATGAGTGTAAAGAGTTTTAACTGCAAACATGATGAGATAGTTGAGTTACTTAAGTCTTTGGTTATGACTTTCGCCCCAATTAGCTTCCATACTGAAACAATGAATCTTTTTAAGTTGGTGGACCATGAATAGTAGCCGGAAATTTGTTAAAAATGGCACCCCTCCGCTCATGGTTCACGGGTTTAAACGTCAACGTGACGATTTAGGTGTTGGTCTCACTAAGTATGTTTACGAGGGCGAGCATGAAGAATACTCCCCTGAGTACCGGAAATTTATTCTACGGCACAATGATTTGTGGGATAATGTTTTCTTCTACATGCTAGATTACGACGATAACATCAAGGCTTGTTATGTTGTTGAAAACGTTCGTTGGTCCTGCCAGAATTTTGTTTATCTTATCCGAGTGAACTCTTTGTGTGAAGTTGATTGTGGCTTCCATGCTCTTGCTGATAGGGTTGTGATTGGTTATAAGGATATACAGGACGTTGTTGCTGATAATCTCTCGAATGTTTTTGTGGGCCTAAGCAACGATAATGAGATTGTTTGTTATCGCTATGCTAACACTGGAGAAGTTGTCAAGTTCTACATCACTGATGATGGGATCGAAGTTTCTCATAGTGAAGGGAGCTTCCTTGTGTCTGATTCCACGGCAAAATCGTTAGTTACTGTGGTCAAAAATATTATTGGTGATGGGTTGGAGCCGTCAATTAATCGGAAGACTGCTATGATTTCTTTCTAGTTTAACCCCTCCCTGTTTTGGAGGGGTTTTATTGTGATCACCACCACATTTAATAATTTGATTTTTACCACTAGGCGTGTTATAATAGAATCATGATCAAAGAGGTAATGAAAGAGATGCAGTCTGTAGGACTCCCAACAGAAACACTATCCACAAAAGAGAATGGATGCACTGTTATTGATTGGAGAATCCCCAGTGAAACAGATGTTGAATATGGTCTCACCCTGTCCCCTGTAGATGAAAATGGGTACATAACCGCTGAGATTGGTGTTGATAGCGCGCTCATTGAAAAGCGTTATTTTCACAAAGATAATCTCCATTGGATTCTTAAGCAGTTCAAAAACAATTCATACGATTATGATTTTGATAAAGTCAATGACCTTATCATGCTTAATGTCAGGGATTTTGTTGATGATGGTGAGTTCTGCGGCATTCCAGTTGAGTATGACCATTCAGAAACAACCCATACACACAGAGTTTTTAGTGTAGGTGGTCTGCGATTTGAAGTCACTCACCTACAGTACATGGACCATTTGCAGATAAAAGCGTATGGTGAAGGGACTAATCCGGAATTTGATGTAACCATCACTGATGTGAAGTGGTCTAGTGTTCATGATTTAATTGATGCTTTCTTGCGTTGCAGGGGAGTGAATTAAATAATATAATACATCGTGTGAGTACTAAAGAGATTCTATACGATGTAATGGTTGAACTTTGTGGCCTGCTCCACATGCCAGATGTTGTTTTCGCCAATAAAAGTATCGGTGGTGTTCTATGGAGGTACCATGAAACCCCGTTCTCCCTAACTGTGGAAGATGATGAGATAATTCTGTACACCATAGATAAAACTGGAGACGCTTTTGGTTTTGATAACCCGAAACAGGCCGCAAAATGGATAGCTGAACGGATGTAAAAGTGGGAAGAAAAAGAAAAGAAAGATCTTTAGAAAACAATATTATTCCGGCCATGAAAAAGGTTTATGACGGGCTGGAAATTCACGAGAATGAAGATAATTATCTTCTAGTAACATGGTCTCACTACCATATTCTTTTCATCAGGAAAAGTAACCTTTACCATAATGTTTCGTGCTATGTTTCGCTTTTAGGTAAAGAAGTTTCGCCACATGGCATGGAATATAACGTTTACGATGAACCAGAAATTTGGGGAGAGTTCTTTTCTGGTCTTCTTCATGGGAAACCAGTGCATGGCCTGTGTTATGATGTTTTTAAGTCCGATATTCGTGGCATTTTGCCGTTGATAAAGAGTGCTCATGATGATCTTCATTTTGACTTTAAAGAAGGCCGTGATCATGTTACGGTAACCGGATTTGAAAACGGAAACCAGCTTTGTATTACCTTTGGTAAAGATTGGTACTCTTGTCTTGTTTTGACCCCTAAAAATAATTCTGTTCCTTTAGGTAAAACAAGTAGTTCGTCTGAACTCTGCAATATTATTGAGACTGGTCATATTGATTGGGATGAAGTTATTCAAAGAGAGAAAGAAGAAAAGAATGTCAAGGAAGATAAATAGTTTCCTGTCTAAAATTGCGCAGCAACTACCAAAAACTGGCCGACTGATTTTTGAGCACGGCAGTATTTTTGTTTACCTGGAAAACACTGATGTAGATATTGAAATTCAGTACAAAAACGAAATGTACCAAATTGTTATCTCGAACGAATTCAATGTTGATCATTATATCAATACTGAAAAGTTCTCGCACGCCGTTAATAGCCTAAACGATTATTTTGAGAAAGAAAACAAAGTGAAGTTGAATCTAACCGACGTTAAGAATTACTTTCTTGGAAGTAAATACCGTGATTTTGTTGGTGAAGGGACTTTTGTCAATGGAATAAGATCTTTGTTTATTTGTGACCCGGAAAAGGTTTGTAATCACCGGTTTAATCACACCGCAACTATCATGGAGGGGAAGAAGGGAACATTTGATGTATATGCTGATTCTTCCAACAGGGTTTCAACTGTTTTTGGACTGGATAACTGTCAAGATATTTATGATGCTGTAGAAAAAGCAATTAAGGGATAAAAATGGATAAGTTTTATCATGAAGCAAAAGAATATTCTGATTTGCCGGGTAATACTCAATACTGGGCACTAATTCCAGAGTTGCCGGATTTTGTTTTTGGGTTCCGCTATCTTGATGGTATTTGTTACTTCACTGCTTACGACAAACAGGAACTTGATGCAGGTAATCCTATTGAGAAGTATTCACTTGCTTGCGAGGGAATCAATAATCATGATGAATATGGTATTTACCCAGAAACGATTGAGAATGTTCTTTTTGAGTTTCTGAGGAGCCACCAACGTAACGACAAGTCTATTCATATTGATCATTGTGGGTTTGAGCGGCTAGCTGTGTACCCAGAGGATGTTTTGCAGGCTTTGCGGGTGTTTGATTCCCGCAAGATTGTTGAATACCGTATTTATGAAGATGCGTGTGAAGTTGATTTTGAGGGTGGTCGAATCAAGTACGAGCTGTATAAGAATGGGGTGCCGTGCACTGTTACTGTGCATGATTTGTGGGATGAGGAGGAGTATTCTTTCTCATGCTGGAATATGACTTATTCCCATTTGGGGAATATTTTTCGTCGTATGTATGAGAATAAGATTCTTCATTATAATGTTCCTTTGGGTAGTGTTGATTAGTCATGATTTTGATTGATGATATGGAGGCGCTGTATAAGAAGCGCTTTTACTATGTTTGTGATAATTATGAGTTGTTCACTGATAAAAGTAAGTATGGTAATAAATTTACTATTTGTGATTACCATCGTGGGCAACTTCTTCAATTCACTCAATTGAATACGCCCTACAAAATATTAGTTGAGTACATCAAGGATGATGCTTTATTTGATCCACGTAAGTATCTCATGGATGCTACTGAAGAAGCTTTTGTAGACATTTGCTTATGGGGATTTGACACTGCTAGCTGTCATGATTATGGACATAAGGAATTCAGTCGCGTAGTTACGTCACGTGACGAAATTATTTTTGCTATCAACTCTGCTTATAACCATGTTGGGTGCGGAGACAGTGAAAACGAAAAAGTATTCCCGCTTCACATCAAGTCCCGGGTTTATGCTAAGGTGGATTTTTACTTTTACTTGGATAGCAAAAATGTTTTGTGGTTCAAGGCTTCTAAGAAGCACACGCGGGAACCAATTAAGGAAAAGAAGTTGGGTGTAGTTGGTGGGTCATACGATGATGCGTTCACTTACAACGATATCCATGATTGCGCTAGGGAGTTCCTTGGATACATGGTGAGAGTAGCCCTTGACCAGTAGTTTTGACAATTCTTGCGCCACAGTGTAACATTCAAAATGTCAGATAATAAGAGAGAAAAGAAAGAAATGATCACAAATGAACATCTTCAAAAATGTAAACTGGGTATGGACTGTTAAGAAGCGCACAATTGCCGTATTGATGTTCTTGAACCTGTATGTCAATCTTCTAGGTAGCTGGTGGCAGTCACAAGACTTCTATGACTACTCCAAGGGCGGTGTAGATGCGCTAGAGCGCGCGCAGGCTATCCTTATCAACATTCACCGTCTAGACAACTACACATACGATTACGATACTGTTGTGAGTGATATTACTAGCTACTCATGGGCCATTGTAATTTCCGGGGTTGTAGCTTTCCTGTTTTGTTCCGCTATTCTTTTCCTTGTGTGGCAAATTTCCACGGCTGTTGAAGCAAAGGCAGAAAAGAACGGCAAGCAAATCAAGAAGGGTAAATTCATCTTCAATAAGGTGGAACTCTAATGGAAAATAATACTTTCTTCAAAGAAGTTTTGAGCAAGGTATCATTGGAGCCGGAACTTTTCACCCGGGTTGATATTTCCTCAAAGAAACGACGCGGAACCACTGAAATTAGTCACGTGACGTTATACCTTAATGACTCTAATGTATCGCTGGTTGTCAATGAGTTGTACGGTTCATTTGAGCCTTATGTAGCTGAGATTGAAGTGTTCCGGCATGATGAGCTAGGTAAGTCAACATCACATACTGTTTACGTCAATATTTTTGATAAATCTGCTAGTGATATTGTGAAAGAAGCAATGGAGGTTCAATATGCGTAAACGCAAGGATGATGAAGCTAAGTTCAACAAGAGTGGTGAGCGAGTTCCCGGCAAGGGTGAAGTTTACCTAAACGCATATCCTGGTAGTAAAATGGTATTGGGTGGCGCTAGTTGCTTCACGTCTGAGAATCATGGCTTTGTTCTATACTCTGCCAAAAATGGTGAGGCTACTGGTTATGACCGGTTTCTTAAAAAAGAAGTAACTATCCCGGAACAAAATATTATCATTAAGGTGCAGTAAATGAATCTGATTGATCGTATTGAGCAGGAAGTGAATAAGCCACAAATGCTCACTGAACCAACGGTTATCCGAGTTGAAGAACATGATGATGAAGTGTTTTTCATTATTTTTGATGGAAAAACCTATGCTGATTCTTTCAACGAAGAATTGGATGAGTCCAGTGTTTTACACTTGCTGAAGGAGTGTAAAAAGTATTCCATTCCGAGCAGTTGGGATACAAAAGAAAATAATTAAATAATTGAGTGACGAAACCACCTAGCAGTTCTATAATTGCCGGGTGGTTTTAGCTATTAAAAGGTGAAGTATACTTTCCTTGTAAATAGCTTTAAAGGTGACCTATGATTAAAAAGCAGCTTACTGTTAAGCTCATGCGGTCTGTTACGGCTGTCTCCCGCAAACCTGAAAACGTCGAAGTGACAATAGTTGTTGTCAATGGTGGTGATGCTGCCTATGATTCGACAATTGCTAAATTCTCTGAGACTCAAAAAGTCCGTTTGATTGAGCCTACAACTAATGTTGTTTTTGATCTTGTGCCGTCGGATTCTGTTTCGCCCCCGATTCTTTACCGTATTGGATGGCGGCGTGGTGTTTCCGGAAAACTGGTTACACATGATTTTTACATGCCAAACCAGGATATCGAATTTGACGATATCAAGACACAAGGGGAGGTTCCGGGTTCCCGGAATGTTACAGAAAATGATATCGGGCGCGCAGGTTGGGTTCCGCGCCTAGATTATTCCGGTAATGTTCTTGATGGTACTGGTTCATCTTTGGCAACTAATGACCGGGTTAATACCGAGTTTTCTTCCTTGCGGAAAGATATTGACTCCAAAGATATCAACATTATTTCTAACGTCACTGGCATTGTCTCTAACCAGACGGCTTCTTTGCGTAATGAACTTTCGTCTAGGATTGATTCTACCAACACTTCTCTGTCTGAGAGTATCGACAATAAAACGTCACAGTTACGCAATGATCTTTCCGAGACGATCAACACCAACAAGCAGCTTGCCGACGATGAAATTTCTTCACTGAAACAAACAACCGGGAGTATACAGACCGCCGTCTCTAATCTGTCTTTGGCATCTTCACGAACCAACACGGCATTGAACAAGAAAGCTGATTTGGTTGAGGGTAAAGTCCCGAACAACCAGCTCCCTGATTCAGCATACACCCGCGTGTTCAATATTACAGACCGTTCTGGTCTTATTGGTCTTACTGGTGGTTCTGTAGGTGACTTGGCTATTACCCCGGGTGCTACGTATGTTTTGGCCGAAATGCCCCCAACTACGGAAGGTAACTGGCAGAAACTTTCTGCGACTTCCGGCATTCAGGCTGTGAATAACAAGACTGGTTCATCTGTCACCATTACTACGGAAGACTTGCCTGATTTCCAGGGTAAAATTGATACACTTTTGAACAAAAAAGTTGACAAGGACGAATCCGGCAAAGTTCCTTACTCTTCTCTTGATAATATTGTTGTCAAATATGAAGAAGGCGCACTGAAGGACGGCAACGGTTCAACTATTCGTCTTTCTAATGTTTGGTCTGTTAATGGCCAAACTGGTGAAGTCATGATCACTGCTGAGGGTATTGGTGCCCGCCGTAGTGGTCCAATTAGTCAGGCTGAAGTTGTTGGATTGGGAACGGCACTTAACTCCAAGGTTAATGCTAATGACCCGCGTCTTACCGATAGCCGTACACCAACTGCTCACGCTGCTACTCACAAGGTTGGTGGGAGTGACCCCCTAACGTTAGCTATAAGCCAGATTGAGGGTCTTGTGGCAGAACTTGAAGGTAAAGTCACTCAGAACGATCTAACAACCTTTAAAAAGGCTATTGAGCAGTCATTGCCTGAAAACCCGGCACAACAGGCCAGTGCTGCTCGTGAGTTCGCTGCCGTTTCCTTGACTGCTGCCAAAGTTTCTACCGACAAAGCAGAACTTGCAGAGAAGTATCTTCAGGATATTATCGCTCGTTTGCGTGCGTTTGAGACTACTTCCGGTGAGAAAATCACCGAGATTAATCAGCTTATCAATAACATTGAGGCCATTAAGGCTGATGTTACTAAAGAGCGTAATGTTGTTGCTGCTGATTTGGCTTCCTCCAAGGAAACGCTTGGATTGATTAATCAGGCAAAATCCAGTGTTGAAACCCTTAAGAGTGATGTTACTTCCCTGAAGGAAAGTGTTGAAGCTTCTCAGACAGATGTGACGGGCAAATTAGGGGAAGTAAAAACCGCTCTTGCATCTGTTCAAGCATCGCAAGCAGATGTGACGGCATCAAAAACCGCAGTGGATGCGGCCAAAAAGGCTATTGACGGCACTAAGATTCTTGTTGATAACCAGAAATTGGCTGTCGATAACTTGAAGAAAGCTTTTGAGGTGGAAAAATCCGCCGCTGAGAGTACCTTGTCTAAGGCCAGGGAAACTCTCTCTGGTGTAACTACAGAACGTCAGGAAATTTCACGGCTGAAAGATGCTGTTGATTCTCAAAAGTCAGCTGTTGATCAAGCTAAGTCTGCAATTGACAATAGTCTGAATACTTTCAACACTACTGTTGGCGATATGACTTCCAAATATAATGAAGTCAAGACCATGCACGGCCAGTCACAAACCTATGATCAGAACGCGCGAGAAAATGCTAACATCGCCCGTCAAATGAACCTGAAAATCCAAACTGTTAAAGAAGATTTGGAGAAGAAAATAACAAAAGTCGATGAAGCCAAGACTGCATTTGACCTTGCCAGTGGTGCTTTCAATGAGAAAATAAACAAAAATATCGCCGATATTGCAGACATAAAAGAGAACGGCAAGGTAGGTAATTTCGAGAAAGAACCTTTGTGGAAGAACCGAAGGACTATCTCACTGGCTACTTACTATGCCCCGGATACTATCAGTCCTAAGAAGAACTGGGATAGGGTTCTACGGCATAACCCACACATTGGCATTAGCATCATAAATGTGAACAGTGGTCCCGGTGACAAGATTAACTCTGACTGGCATATTCAGGCTGAGAAGGCTCACGCTTCCGGCTCTCATGTAGTTGGTTATGTGCGTTCTGGTTGGGGCACTGAGTCGCAAGACAAGCTTCTCGCAGAAATGCAAAAATACATTGACTGGTACAAAGTTGATGGTGTTTTTGTTGATGAGGCCGTCAATGGCTGGGGCGACCAGTTTAACAAGATGGGCTACTACCTGGAACTCTATAAGAAGATTAAAGCCAAGTTCGGGAAGAAATTCACTGTTGTTTTGAATCCGGGTGCCAACACCCGGGAAGAAATGATGGAGGCGGGCGATGTTTTCATGATTTTTGAGAACTTTGCCCATAAGTTCCTTAAGCCTGGTGATAATTACACTATTATGCCGGATTACTGTTACAAGTATCCTGCACATAAGTTCTGGGCTTTGATTCACAATGTTGACCGCACTAACTTTGTGAATATCATTCAGGAAATGGCTAAATATAATTTCGGCCACTTGGGTTTGACTGATGATCGTTTTGTTGATTCTGGTGACCCACGTAACCCGGCACAGAACCCTTATGATGATGCCCCATCTGATTGGGTGCTGGATATTAACGCCGCGTGGGCAGCCGATTCCTTTGGGTATTCGGATTGGAATAGGCAAACAATCAGCCGTGTTAACAATGATCTTGTTAAGCGCATTGAGGACGCTAACCGGGAAATTTCCGGGTTAACCATTAGCCTTGATGATCTTAAGAAAAAGCACGAGACGCTTAAAGAAGAGTATGTAGTTACTAAGGTTCAGGCTGATACCCTTTCAAAAGGGCCTAAAGATGAAGTTTTCCTTGATATGGGAATCAGTGGCGGCGCATTAAAGATGAGTGAAAACCCTAAGCTTTATGTTTCAATTAAGGCTGGGATGATGACCATTAACGCTAACCGATTGTGTTTCACACAAACTGGTGATATGACCATCGCTAAGTTTAATAATAAAGAATGGAATGGACACGTCGCTATCCCGTCGCAGGAAATTGTTGGTGCTGTATATTCGTGGAATAGCTTTAAGCGCTTCATTGTGAGAACAAATGGCGAAGTTGTTGTTCTAGGCGCGGTTGCAAATGAAATTTATTCAGGGACCATTACTTATCCTATGAATATCTTCAAGAAGACTGAGGTAATCTAATGGCTGATAATATTGAATTGACTACAGAACACAAGGAAATGGTCACGCAACTGCTTGACCGTATCCGGGCACTGTATTCTCAAACCTCCGCCCCTGTTGGGGGCTGGCAGGCTTCTACACTGTCTGCACAGGTTAACAGTCTTCTTGAATTAGCATCTACTGCTATTCAACCTAAAGCCTTGAATGACAAACTGTCTGACTATGTTTCTAATGACACTACTTCTTCCGAAGTTATTTCCAATGCTGTTGTGAAGAGGAAGGCTGATGGTAATATCTCTTTGCCTCAGACAGCTTCAGGGGACGATGATGCTGTTAATAAGGCGTATGTGGATGCTGAGTTAGCCAAGAAGTCTAATGCCGGCCACACGCATTCTCAGGGTGAGATTGTTGGTCTTTCTGCAACATTGTCTAATAAGGCTGATGCTGTGCATCAACACAACATAGCCGATATCAATGGGTTGTCGAATGCTTTGGCAAGGAAAGCTGCTTCTTCCCACACGCATGAGATGCGGGATATCAATGGTCTTTCACGTCTTGAAGAGCGCGTGAATAATAAGGTTGATTTAGTTTTTGGTAAAGTAGCCGAATCTAATATCCCTAATTTGCCAATGACTAAAATCAATGGTCTTTCCCGTGCTTTGGATGGGAAAATAAACGCGGATGGGTTTAAGGTTTCCCCTGATCAACTTGACCCTATTACCACTGACAAAATTTCTAATATTGATGATTTTGTTTCGGGTAAAATAAATTCTGTTGTTTCTTCAAAGATAGAATTTGATCAATCCGGCAAGATTTCCCCCGCTTCAATCAATTACAATCAGTACCCATCTTTACATGAGGCCGCTAGTGTTTCTGCACTTCCTAAAACCGGTTTGTACAAGGGTGCTATTGGTGTAATTAAATCCGGCGAGGATGAGGGAACATATTGGTTTAATACCGACAATGCTACATGGGTTAAGTTAGCTTCCGGCGTTTCCAACAAGAAAACCAGTGTAAATAGTGTTAACGGTAAAACCGGTGAAGTTACTCTAAGCATTGAGGAAATTAATGGCTGGAACACTGCCAGGGATGGTCTGGAACAGCTTATTAGTGATGCTGTGGCGGCTTCCGAGGCTAAGCCCGTGTTCATTGGTAGTGTTCGGGTTGCTTCACACGTGGGTGTTACTGGTCTTACTGGCCTGAAGACTATCGACGGTGTTCAAACTCGTGCGGGCGATGTTGTTCTTCTTTCCGCACAAAACGTTTCTAGTGAAAATGGTTTCTGGGTTGTTGCTGCCACTCAGTGGGTGAGGCCAACACAGGGTGAGTTTTCTTCATACCGGCCTAATGCTATTGTGGCTGTTTCTGAGGGTACGTCCAATGGCGGTACTTTGTGGCGTTTTTCCGGCGAGGCTGTTGTCAACAATGTTGCTAATGGCGTTAACAGCTGGTCTAAGATTTTCGCCGGTGGCGGCTCTGGAAAGATCTCTACTGGCAGTGGTTTGTCTAATAACGCCGGGACTATCAGTGTTAAAGCTGGTCAGGGGTTGACTTTCTCCCCTGACGGTTCACTAACCCTGCAAGCGAGTACGTCTGTAAGGAAGTACACTGGTGTTGTTCCAGAGGGTAACCGTCAGGCGCGTATTGTTCACAATCTGAATACTACTGATGTTATTTATCAGGTTTTTGATAGCCAACGTAATGCTGTTCTTGTTGGAGCTACGGCAATGAGCAATACTACTTTGAGCCTTGATTTTGCCAATGCTCCTGCCCGTAACCAGTACACTGTTGTGGTTATTGGGTGATTTTGATGGCTGAATTAAAAATAGTTGGTCCTAACTCTATTTCTGATGAAAAATCGAGGGAATATATTGTTAGCGGGAAGACTGTTGATCAACTGGCGAATAGTTTTACCAGCACAGAAAAACAATTCAGTGATGCTGGTTCTTATATCTCCAATAACACGGTTACATCAGATGAAGTTGATAAGGCTTTACAGGGTAAAATGACGTACTCGCGTCTTAACAGTGAAGTTGAGAAATACTGGCACGCGCAAGATGTGGGAACAAAACTAGCTGTTATGCCCGCTGATGGTGTTTTTACTAACCGTGATTTTGGTTATCAGCCTCCTAAAAACGCTTCATATGCTCTTGTTTCCATGATCAATGAGAAGTGGCCTGAATTTAGGCCCGCAACTGAGGTTGTTGGAATTAAGGATATTGAATTTTCCATTGTTGCGCCCCGTCCCTCCGCTGACAATGGTTATTACATGAATCGGTATAAGCTGCTGATTTGGTCTTTCATGACGTTTGAATCACGACTTGGCTACCAGTTGACTATTTATCTTGAAGCAAAACACGGGGATAATGACTTTAAGACCGTTTGTGTGAATGAGACCCCTGGTGGAAGTGGCTATAAGGTTATGCGTTTCCCGCAAGTTAACCATGAATATATAGTTAATTCTGGCGAGAAAATAACTATTCGTAGGAATGTTGTTGGTGCTCATTTTAATGCCAAAACTACTGGCGGGCGTTTATTGGCCATTCTAGTTCCAGAGGGAGACACTTTCTAATGCTTTACCGTGGACCCGAGCCATCGTCACAAGATGAAGTGATGAGCTTAGAAATGGCGAATAATCTTTTGTCTGCAAAAGGTTCTAACCCAACTCCACTTGATTATGCCAAACAACAGACTGCTGATTTTATTAAAAGGGCTGAAGTTGATTCCGCTTCTGAGGATTTGCGTGGCGAGGAGTGGCTTGTCCCTTTTAGGATAAACTATGCCGCTAAGTCCAAGTCTTTTCTGACAATGGACCGTGGCGCTATTTCTCGCGTTAATTTCCCATCGCAAGATAATTTCTCCGGCATCTATCCAAACACGTGGGAGAGTTCTTACATTGGATTCAAAGACCCTGGAAATCAATCCCATGTTGATGTGACAGAGATTGATTTAACACGGTTTAAGCTTTTCAATAACTTTTCTCTTCATTGTAAATGGGTTGCTAAAGTAGATACTTATAAAGCTATTCAATTTTACGCTGATTTTTACCCCAATGAAAATACACATTGGACTGATTACTCTATTGGTGTCGCTTTCAGAGAAGCGACTAATATGCGTTATATATTCGGCGCGGCTGCATTAAGGGTTTACATTGACCCATCTAACCCTAAGACCCAAAAACTTAAATTGAAAGCACAATTCCTTAATGGTTTTGATGGTGCAGCCGGTATTTCCGGTAATGGGGAAAATTTTGTTAAGTTTGCTATTACACCAATGAGGGCGTGATAAAATGGCTGGATTAAGATATGTTGGAATTCAATCAGCAAGTGATAAGGGTTCACCTGCGACGCTTTCCTATGTTAATGGCCGTGTTGTTCCTAAAATTGACCAAAAAGGAGTTAAGGAGTATGTTGATTCCCGTCTCCTTAATAAGGAGCGCAGGTCTTCTTTCTACAACAAAACCAGGGAACTTGTTGATAAAAGGGGTTTTGATTTAGCTAAAGAAAGAATAGCTAAATTCAATAGCAATGTTAACTGGAAAAAGCAAGGCAGCATTGTTCCACTAAACGCTAATGGCCAGGTTGACTTTAATTCAATTAACATGGTGGACGGTAACTTTCCACGTCTTCACACACTTAGTGGAAGCGCAATGCCAAAAAAGACCTATAGCAAGGGGAATAAATACAAGATTTATGAGTGGGAAATACCTGCAACTCACCGGCCTAACTTGCTTATATTTGAGGGGACTATGCAGCTAACAAAAAGTTCCAGCTCATATGCATCTGTCCATATTCTTCTTAGTGAAAAACAAGGATACAATGATAATGATACGAATGTTGTTGCTTCTTGTTGGTCAAACAATAATGCGCCGCGTGAAGGGTTTTTCCCGATACAACCAGTAAACCCACAAGTTTACACTGGGAAAGTTTACGCAAGTGTTTGGGTAAATGCTGATGATGTTGACCTTGGTCTTGTTTGGTACAACATGATTTGTACCGAATATCCGGCGTTTTAAATAGTTGAACAAAATTATTTTAGAAGGTGGTTTATGGCGACAGTTGTTGATTATTCAGCCGCACCTATTTCGGCTCAATCAGTGAAAAACGCCGGTCATATTGGCGCTGTTCGGTACATTTCGGATGCCCGTTTGTCCACTATGCGCGGCAAGCCTATTCGCAGTGAAGAAGCATTTGACTATTGGGGTAATGGTCTTGAAATTGCTTTTGTGTGGCAATACGGCAAGGACCATAACTCTGATGTTCGTCGTGGATATCAGGGTGGTTTTGCCGATGCTTCCGAGGCCGCAAAACGCATCGAGGCTCTAGGAGCTAAGCCACAGCCGTGCTATTTCGCTGTTGACTTCAACATAACACTTGATGAGTGGAATAGTTTCGGGATTGAATATTTCCGGGGAGCTTGCGATGCTATCGGTAAAGAGCGCGTGGGTATTTACGGCCATTCTCGTGTTTGTTCGTGGGCAATTGAAGATGGTGTTGTTGGTGAGTCTCCGATACGCGGGAAGTATTGGGCGTGGCAAACTAAAGCATGGTCAACACCTAACACCATTACAGACGGTGTTGTTCTTTTCCAACGGGTAGTTGACACACCTAGCAACCCCGGCCCGAAAATTGATGGAATTACTGTAGATGTGAGTGATGTTCTGTCCCCTGAGTGGGGTCAAAATCCCGTTGGTGCTAAACCTGCACCTGTTGCTGAGAAACCGAGGGGTGAATTTGTTTTGACAGGTAATCAGTTCCAAGCTGATATTGATGATCTAGGTGACAATGATTCCGGGTGGCGGGACAAGAGCACGATTGTTCAGGCTTTTGTGCATACTGTTGAAAATCCGTCGGATCGTGACCCGTTGAATGTTTCCCGTTGGCAGGACACTTCTAACACCGGTTCGTATCATATTCTTGTTGGTGGTGACGGTAAAACCGTGCGCTCCAATGATGATGATTACATCACGTGGTCTGCGGGTTGGACTGCTAACCGTATTGGATTGCATGTGTCTTGTTGTGGGTATTCTGCTGATTCCCGTGACCAGTGGCTAGCTCGTGATGCTCAATTGCGTGCAGCTGCTCGCATTTTGGCTGACTGGTGTGTGCGGTATAATATTGAACCGCGCAAGATTAACGCGGATGAAGTTCGTGGCCTTGTTCGTGGTATTGCTGGTCATGGTGATGCCGCTCAAGCGTGGCGTGAAACCGATCATACCGACCCCGGGGCTAACTTCCCGTGGGATGTTGTGATTGAATATGTGAGGCAAATTATTAATGGCAGCGTTGTTGCCGTGTCTAATGATGAGGACGATGATTTAATGTCAGCACTTGATGAAGTTTTTGAGGCAAATGGTAACCCGGAATACCGAGCACCATTGAAGAAGTTCATTCTTAATGCGGATGACCATGCTTACAACGCTCGTGTTAATTCCGAGGCTATTCTTCTTCTCCAGAAGGATGTTCTGAATGAGTTGAAGAACATCAACATCTCTATTCAGGGTCTCACTGAGGCTATCAAGAAGGGACAGTAATAAAATGCCTAATGGTGTAAATTCCAAGGCCATTGTGATGAGCATGGATTTCATTGGACAATTCTTTTGGGATAAATATCAGGCACAGCCCTGGTACCGTAAGATTGCCAACACTGTGACCGCCACTGTCGGTGTGGTTTCTGTTATCATTTCGCAGGCAGCTGTGATGGGTATGGACCTGCCTAAGTGGGCACAGTTCGCAGTACTGGTTTTGTTTGGTTTGGCTACTGTTTTTGGTGTGTATAAGACTAAGAATGGTCTTTCTGCTTCCCAGTTGGAGTCTATTGAGCGTGAGGCAGAGCGTTTCCTTAATGAGCGCACTGAAGCTATGCGTGACCCGGGCCATGAGCACGCGGAGCCTGAGAAGGCCCCTAGCCACCAGCTTACTGTTGATGAGATTGCTACTCGTCTGAGTGATGAGATGCGTGATCGTATCACTAAGGCTGCTCTTGATCGGATTAAGAGCCTGTAGTTTTATCTTCAATAAAAATACTTGTTTGCTTTTAAAAGGTAGACAGGTATTTTTTATTTGTTTACTCACTAACTAACATGTAGGATTAAAACTATTATGGCGAAAAAAGTTGCGGCACCTGCTTCTGGTTTTGACCCTTTTTCTTCAATGAAGAATATTCTCAACACAGGGGCACCGTGGGATTCAATCGTTGATTTTGCTACCCATAAAAGTTTTTGCGGTATTGAATTGTATCCGCGTCAACAGACTATGCTTAAGCTTATTTATTTGGAAACAGAAAATATGACAGCATATGATGTTGAAGTTATTTCCAGGTGGGCTGAATCTTTCGCAGACCCTACACAACCCATTGGTGTACAAAAGGATATTTGGGAACGTGTAGAGTACCTTAAGCAACATGGTTATCGTTGTTTCCCTCATGTTCAAGCTGTTATGGGCCGTCGCGCTGGCAAGGGCATGATTGGTGGCATTTGTGGTGCGGAGCATCTTGCCTACATGTATTCACTTGATGACTGGCAGAAACACTTTGGCTTGCCTGATGGTAAAGATGGCTACGTGAACTGCGTTGCAACCACACAAACACAGGCTAGGCGATTTCAATTTGCTGATATTAGGCAGACTATTGAGCGTTGTGAGTATTTACAACCGGCTATCTCTAGCTCACTGGATTCCATTATTACTTTGCGCACACCTGCTGATGAGCGTCGTATTTTGCGCCTGAAAAAGAGTGGTGTTCCGGTTGATCGTGAGATTGCTTCACTGAAGGTTGTTGCTGCTTCATCAAACAGCGCGTCTGGTCGTGGTTCCACAACTTTTGCTAACTTCTATGATGAGTTCGCGCACATGCTTTCTGGCACAGGTTCTGTTCGTACATCTGAAGAGGTTTATGATGGTTACCAGCCCGCCCTTGACCAGTTCGGGAAACATGGCTTTACTTATATGCCGTCTTCACCGTGGTCTAAAGTTGGTAAGTTCTATGACCTTTATGTTTCTGGTTGCGAAACACTAGATGAGTACAACCGTAAGCATGGTCTTAAGTTGGGTGAATTGTCTGAGGAAGAGGCATTCATTTCCGCTGAAGAGGGTATGAAGAAGATTCTTGCTAACCCGGAAATGCTTATTTTTCAATTGCCGTCGTGGGAACCTTATAAAGATTACCAAAAGTCTTTTGAGCTTACTGGGATTAAGAAGGATAAGCCTATTCAGTATGAGCCTGATAATGTTACGCCCGAGGGTAAACGTATGCTGGTTTTGGAGGCTTCTAACCCGGAAAAGTTTAAGGTTGAGCGACGGGCGCAATTCGCGTCGGTTATTGATGCTTACCTTAATCCTGAAAAAGTTGATCAAATGTTTTTGCCGTTCTGGGGTGGTCGTACACTAGAGGCACAAACAAATGGCGAAATTGGCCGGTCATATCGTATTCATATTGACCCCGCGTCCACTAACGCTGACTTTGCTTTATGTATTGCTCACTTGGAGAATCCACCAGAGCCGGATGATAGTGGTTACTATTGGCCGCATGTTATTGTGGACTATTTGCATGTGTGGCGTGCGGAAGATTTCCCGGATAAAACTATTGATTATGTTTCTGTTTTTGATGATTTGCAGGATATTCTTGATAGGTTCCCGTCTACTGCTAAGTTTACTTCCGACCAGTGGAATTCAGCCGCTTTTATTTCCATGCTGAAGAAGAAATACCCGCATATACAAATTGGTGAAGTCACGTTCTCTGATAGTTCAAACCGTAAGCGCGCAGAGAATTTTAAATCGGCACTTAATCTTGGTTGGGTTCATTCGTATAAGGATGATTTGTGGGAAGGTAATGAGGGTTCACTTCTTGAACTTGAATTGAAGTTTTTGTCCGAAAAGAACGGTAAGGTTGTTAAACCTGAATTTGGTCCTATTACTAAGAAAGACCTTGCCGATACTTTGATGGAAGTAACTGTTGATTTGCTTCAGGATAGTTTGGATAAGTGGGATAAGTCTGTTATGGATATTGTTCCGGCGTTTGGCCAAAGTAATTCTGTTTTGGCTGAGAAGACTGGTATTGGTATTCAGAATTTTTCCCGAAAACTGGATTCTTTTGTTACTCCAACTAATATGTATGCTCAACGTAATTCTTATCGTGGCTCTTCCGGCCGTGGTCGTGGTTTTTAGTTGAAAACTTTTTATTCATATTGTATTGTGTTTTTATCACTTACAATATGGAGGTTTTCTTATGGCATTCTTAGATAGGGCTGGTTGGATGCGCACGGTTGAGGATGTTCAAGAAACGGACCCAGATACTTGCCGTAAGGCTGTGCGCGCGATTTTTTCCTTTGCTCCTACTCTAGAGGATGCAACTTTGGCTATATATGCGCTTGGATTGCAAGAATATGTGAGAGGGTAAAAATTAATTAATCCTTAGAAAGTTTAAAACGTAAGATGTTTGGTGAACGTAGTTGGAAATTCTGTATGACAGCTGCTAGTAACCGGTGTTTTCCTATCGGAAATAGAATTAACTATGCCGCTCTCGCAAGGTCTGTTTCCCAAACCGATGTGGAGCGAATTTTGAGTGACAAAATTATTTCCGATTTAGACAAATATTACACTGAGCACCCTTATGTTGCGGAAGTCTCTAAAGCGTCACGTGACAAAATAAAAAACCACGTGGCATGGGCTGTTCTTTCTGACATGAAAGATTTTCCGGAATCAAAACATCTTGACCCCTCAAAAGAAATAGAACACCGGGCGTTAACACTTTTTGGACCACCGGGGGAGTTCTACGATTTGGACTCTGTAATAAAAGAGACAAAGAAATTTATATACATTCAGTAGTTCACTCCACCTACTAACAAATATGGATTCAAATCACAAAAATGATTGTCCGCTTTGGAGGTGAACTGTGTTGGAAATAGCTCTGATTCTCGCTCAATCGACGGTGCAAGCTCCTACACCACAGGCTAACAGTGTCTGGGATTATGCTCTGTTGGCTTTCTGCACCGGTGGTGGCGCGATTGTTATTCCAAAAACCATTGAGGCTTGGCAAGGTTGGAGGAAAACACGGCACGAGTTCTCGCGGGAATTAAAGCTAGACAACCAGTCAGCTGCCGAAAATGTCATTATCATGCTTAAAAAGCAAATTGATGATCAAGCGGAAGATTATGAGGCACGTCTTGATCGGCAAGAGGCTTTCTATAAGGAAGAGACAGAAAACCGGAAAGCTCTTTATCTCGCAACTCTAAACGATTTCAAGGAACAGCTCAATGAGGCTATGGAAACTATCAAAGAGTTGCGGCAGGCTAATTTAAAATTAATAATTGAGCTTCAAAATTGCGAGACCAATTCTCAAAATTGGAATCATACTTTTGAGTCTTTGTCTATTGATAAAGCAAACTTAAAGGTGACAATAGATGAAGAAGGTGTTTAATATGAAAAGGATTGGGCATTGAGTTTTTCACTGTTTGATTACGGCCTGGTTGAGGCATCTCAAACTCAGGATAAGATTGAAGCCAATGAGGCCGTTTTTAAACAGGCCCTCACGGAGGCAAAAGAATGTTTCGGTAGCTTCCTTGCACTGGCAACCAATGAGTTTGATTTCCACCGGCGCATTGATTTGGTTGGGAAAGAACTTGAGCAGATTTGCATAGCTAACTTTGGTGTTGAAAACACAGCCCCACTTAAGGCCGCTCTTAAGAAAGAATTTGTTGGTCATATTGATAATGACCCGGGCGTTCGTGACGATATTGTTTACGAATTCATCAAATACTGCGAAATGTTCGGGAAAAACACCAACGACCCCGCTTCCTTTGAAGACTTTGTTGAAGAAAGTAACCTCCCTTGGAATGAGCTAACACAGTCCATTTATGATGGTTTGATTGAGATTAATAACTCGTGTGGTGAAATTTTCACTTCTTTTGTGAACACTGAACTCAAAATCGCATCAAGTGGTTGGGTTTTTGACCGCCACCAGAATGCTTTTCTTTCTAAGAAGAAATTGGCTTTCGAGTGCGATTGTGGTAGTGTTCTTAATGTTCCATCGTTTTCTACATGTAAGTGTGGTAAAATCTGGAACGCTTATGAAATTAGTTCGCAAGGCAATAGTGTTTTCGTCGCTAGGGAAGTTCCAGTAAGAAACACTATTGTCGATTAGTGTTTTCTGAGGGAAAATGAAGGCTGAATGCTACAATTGCAGTAGTAGGGAAATAGTTTTTTATGACCCCGACGTTAAGTCGGGTTTTTGCCGTGTCTGTTCCGCAAATGCTGATACATCAACGGACAAGGCAAATAATGCTTTTCTTGTGAGTAAAATGTATCACCCGCTTGGCTCTTTGGTGACTGTTTACCATGAGAATGGTCGAGCTAATTTTGAGGGGATTGTTTCTGGCTTTGAATTAGAAACAAACTCATATAAGATTTTTGTTAATGGTGAGCATGTTTCTGTTAAGTCGGAGTTGATTGATTAATGTCCAAAAGGTCCACAAGTAAACGCCGCCGGTACAACCGCGTTAAGAACACTGTTAACAACAAACAAAAAGTTGCTAACACACAAAATAATAGCACGGTTACCAAATTGTCTTCAACAAATATGCAGATTGCACTCCCAAAGGTAAGGGAACCGCTTTCTTCACTCAAAGACAAGAACATTCCGTTTAATTTTGAAGACCCGGAAGAGCTTAAGAAGATTCGA